TACTGCAAACAGTCTCACTTTGATGAAGAAAAAGTTGAGATAAATGTCTCAACAATAGAAGAAATAGAAAAAGAAATTACTGATGTTAGTAGTAATCTAAAACAAATTTCTGACGAATATGAAGATGTTTGTATTGTACTGGACTCAATGACCAATGACACCACAAACTGGAGTCAGGTAATTTCTGCGTTTGGAAATCTTGATTATAAGCGAACTTTACAGAAAGACACTTATGATAAAACGATGGCTGACTATGAGAAACGTCTTTCGTATTTATGTGGTGATGATGACCAAGATAAAGTTGTTGATTCACTGATTGAAGACATTGAGTATTTAAACTCAGAAAGAGAGAAAATGTCAAAAGAAATCAATGAGAAGAGAGCAAAACATGGTGCACTTAGCTCAGAAATTCAGCAAAGAAAACTTGGACTAAAATTCAAATCTGTTGCAGAACTAGATTTGTATATGACTCAGAAAGAGAAGATGCAAACTCAGTTGGAGACATTGCAGAAAGAAACCAATCCAAATATGGATAAGATTTCTGTTCTCGAAGAGACTTTGGTTGATGAATCAGAAATCAAGAATGAATGCGAAGAGTTGGTTAACCTAGAGAAACACACAGGATACTTGATTAAGTTGTTGACTGATCCGAAAAGCTTCATTCGTAAAAATATTCTTGAGCAGTACATTCCGGCTGTAAACAAGAAGATTTTGGAGAATACTCAGGAGCTTGGTTTGGGTCATGTTTGCAAAATCAACTCAGACTTATCTGTTGATGTGACGTACATGAATCGTCCAGTGAGTTATTACAACCTCTCACAAGGAGAACGGTTGCGGTTGAATCTGGCCGTATCATCAGCATTCAGGCATCTGATGGGACTGTTAGGTAAGTCGTGTAATATTGCTCTAGTTGATGAATACTTGGACTCTGCTCTGGACTCTGAAGGTATGAGAAAGGCATTCTCATTCATCAAGAAACAAGCAAAGTCAGTATGGATTGTATCACACAAGGATGAGTTAAAAGGTCAGACAGACCGAACCATGACAGTGGTTAAACAGAACGGATTTTCTTCAATAGAGTGGGCTTAATGCCCACTTTTTCATTGGTAAATATAACCAATGAGAGAGGAAATTTAAAATGACAAAGATTGCATCTATTGGCATCGACCAAGCCTTTGGTAAAACCGCAGTAGTAATAAACATTTCTAAAGGTGGGTTTAGAGATATTCGACACAAGCTTATCTCAAGCGTCCCTCTCAATTCTCCTTATGAAAAGTTCTTCCGAGCAAAATACATCGCTGCCGAGATCATGGCCTATATTGAGACCATCCGTGAAGAGTTTAAGAATGAAGATTTGAAATGGTTTGTGGTTATTGAAGGTTTATCTCACGGATCTGCTGGAAAGATGGCATCTGCTAACCGAGACTTAGCAGGATTACAATTCATCATTATGGATCGTATTCTTGAGGTCATTAGTGCAAACAACTGTCTAATGGTTGCCCCAAAGCAGTTGAAGAAATTTGCAACGGATAACGGCAATGCAACCAAAGATGACATGGTTTTGGCTATTGAAAAAGACTACAAAAAGTTCTATGATCTGTTGATGTCATTGCCTAAGACTACAGGTAGATATGACCTAGCAGACGCATTCTGGCTATCAGAATTCGCACACGAGACTATTAAAATTTAATGGGGGAGTTATGCAATACAACAAAGGTATGCTCTCTGATGCCAGAGAAACCTACGAAGCTAGATTGGAAAATAAGAACTCAGTTGAGATTTGTACTAAACTTATCAATCTGTTTCACTCAGTACCATTGAGAAAGAATCTCAGTGCTGGTGAAAAATCAGAACTGATAGGTCAGATAAAAAAAGAAATCACCAACTTAAAGCCTAGACTACCCAAACACTTTTGTGCTAACATTCCGCAATGGTTGAACAACCGAGACAAGTGGTTATCACGTTAAGTGTGACGGGGAGATAATGGATTTATTAGAAGTAGCCTTGCGATATGCCAGAAACGGCATAAAGGTTTTTCCTTGCAATTCTAGCAAAATTCCCGCCGAAAGAGGCGGTAATGGGTATAAAGATGCCACAACATCCGAGAAAATAATCACGGATTGGTGGACTCGTATGCCAAATTCACTCATTGGTGCACCAAATGATCAGTTTCTGGTTATAGACTCAGATGACTATGACTTGTGCTATCTTGGTAAGATGCTACACCAACAAGCACTAACCAGACTAACAGAAGAACAAATTATCACAGAAGATGCCATGAGAGTGAAAACTGTCTCTGGTGGTACGCACTACTATTTTAAAAAAGACAACATATCCACTCGCTCCATTAAATGTCTTCCATATTTTGATCTGCTGTCCACTGGTGGTTATACCATTCTTCCAGACCAGTTAAACTATGTAGCAATCAACACGGATGTGCCATGGGATAAGATTTTAGACCTCCCAAAGTTTAAGGTAAAGGAATTTACCTACTTGGTTGACGAGTTTGAAGAAGCAACATTAGCAGCAAAACGTCTAAAAGTTGACTCCGGTACTAAGTTAAGAGAGAAAAAGAATCCATCAAAGACAATTACCTTTAAAAAGAAAGAACCAGAAGAACTGCCAGAAAAAACTGATCATGAACTATACACACCTGCTGAGAAAAGAGACAACCCCTTCGTCAATGAAAGTCTACTGACTAATGGGAAACTTTATCTGAAAAAAGGTGAACTAAACTCAGAACTGGTCAATCGACTTTTTTATAATCGAGAGATACAACAGAAATTAGGAAAGTTTCTTGGTCTGAAACAAACTGACGATAGGATAACTCAGAGATCTGTTTTCACTCACCATCAAGATAAAAAACCATCAATGGGTGTAAGGTGGTCAAAGGAAAAGACATATCTGATTGTAAGAGATTTTTCTCTATTTTTCAGTAAACAGAAAGAATCAGACTATGATTTGGTGCGTTTATACACATCAAATATGTACGGTAGATCTTACAAACCAACAAAGACTGAGTTTGTTTTATGGTTCACTAGGTTACTCCATGAAGCGGGTATTTTACAGGTAGATATAAAACCGCTACCAGAAATAAAGTTGACTAAGAATGAATCAAAAGTTCTCGGTGCGTTGTATACGTTAGATGCGTATAAATCACTGTATGATGGTTATTCTGGTATGACCACATTCTCGGTTAGTTTTGCAAAGGCATGGTTGGGTGTAAATATAGGAAACGCCCTCAGTAAAATTAAAAAGTCACTGGTAGAGAAGAAGCTGATAGAAATTGTGGGAGACTACGATTGCGCTGCAACATATCGGACTGATGGGTTTTATAAAACAGAATTGATTAAATTATCTGAAGGTGAACCAATGAATAACAACTCAAAATTAGCAACACAACAATCTCAAGAAAATGAGGTTGAGAAAAAATATCCAGATCTTGGTACTGTATACTCGTTGAAAGTATCAGAAAAGTCATATAAAATTTTAAAGAATTTCTGTGATGACTTTGACATCCCAAACACACCAGATCGTGACTATATGCACGCTCCACTTCTTGTATCAGACTCATTCATTGCTGATGTATTAGAGAAGCCGGAAACACAATACCTGATGAATGATTTAACTTTGTTTATTGTGGATGCTGATGACAGAAACATGCTCATGTGTGAGGGTAAGAGTACAGCGTTTGAAGAACTTTGGCGAATGATAAATGATAAACATGGAAAACGTAGAGATGATTTCATTGAAGACCCCATCCCAGCGTTTGTTCTGAGTTATGATATTGGTGACGTTGAATTAGACTTAAATGCGTTGGAATTGAAACTGAACGAGTACACTAACCCAGCAATCATGTTAAACGATTTTAAAACACACTATATTAATAATGACCAGATGGATGATGTTTTAGACGGAATCGCACCGGAGATTTAATCTCCGGTTTTATCTCACACCAAGTTTATATAAATTCTCATACGGGGATTTTACCTTTAAAACATCCGGCCACTCATTCAGTTGGTAGGTTTTTTCTACACGAATACCAATAATTTTATACCGCCGAACAATTCCCTGAACCTGTGGGACCAAACGTTTCAAACTGTCATAGTTTATAATTATTGGAGTGTTTCCTTTTATTCTAGCTGCGTTTGCATCCAACACGTATTTTAAAATCTTTCTCCTATAAAGTGGCGGTATATAACGCAAATTTAACCCGATGACAGTATTGTACTGTGGCTCAAACCCCATTATTAATACTAATGGTGTCCTGTCATGATCATAGCCTGCATATGAAATGTCTGAGATCCCTCCCAAAACCATATTCTGAATTTTTTTCTTCTGGTACTGTCTGGTTGCATAGATATTCGGGTCTTGCATACCAAGACCAACTTTAGTCATATCATACCCATCGTACATGTCCAACAGGTCTTTTGTTATTGCTTGGCTTATGACTGCCATTTCTCCTCCATTGGATTCTAGTGTAAATAAGTGATGTAATTATTTATTGTCGAGGAAAACGATGACTGAAATATTAAAAGAGAGTGCGTGGAAGCCTGTGAGTTTGGGTAGGGCTAAAAATGGCTACGACATCACTGCAACCGCCGTAAGTTCATCTTGGTACAACACACAACTAGATAACTCTGGTACACGTCTGACTCGTCTGAGACGTTTTCATGATGCAGATTGCTGCTCGGTAGAAATCAGTCGTGCTTTAGATATTCTTGCCCAAGATATCAGTTCATCAAATGCTGACGATGAACCTATTTTTTATTTAGACTATGACGAGAATATAGATTTCAAAAAATCAACAATTTCTCTTTTGAATGAAATGAAGAATCTTTGGGAAAAGAGAACTGAGTTTGAAGATAAACTTTTTGACCGTGTAAGAAAAGTTCTGAAGTACGGCTCGCAGTTCTGGAGACGCAATGCTGATGGCTCGTTAAAGTACTATCCGACTGAACGAATGATTGGATATATTTTAAATGAAGATAATGAAGAAGAAGTCACACACTACGTATATGATCCTAAAGCACAGTTGGTAGAACAAGATCACAACTTCATTAGAAACCTTAGCCAACAACAGAAGAAAAAAGAAGTAGAAGTTATCCCAGTATCAGAGTTAGTCATTTTAAAAATTGGTGATAAGCCATTTGGTGAGTCTGTACTGGAAAAAGTTTATTCAACATGGCGTCAACTTCACATGTTAGAGACTGCAATGGTCATCTATCGTGTTGTACGGGCACCAGAGCGCAGAATTTATTATATTGATACCGGAAACTTACAAGGACACAAGCGTGAAGCTGCTATTGAGAAACAGCGTTTACGCCTGATGCAGAAGCAAGTAACCAAGGGCAATACTGGCGACGTCTCAACTGAATATGATCCACATTCAACGAGTGAAGACATCTTCATTCCAACCAACTCACAGGGTAAAGGCTCTAGAGTGGAAACGTTACAAGGTGGATGTTTGGCAATGGACACCAAAGTTGCGCTTTTAGATGGCCGCCATCTTTCAATAAAAGATATTGAAGATGAAATGAAGTCTGGAAAAACACTTTGGACATATTCCGCTTGCCCAGAAACGGGAAAACTAGCAGCAGGTCTAATCACTTGGGCTGGGGTAACTCAAAAATCAGCGAAAGTTATGAGAATCACCCTTGATAATGGTGAAACTGTCGTATGTACACTTGACCACAAGTTCCCTGTACAGCAAAAAGGTTTCCTGCGAGCTGATGAGTTGAAAATTGGCGAAAGTATGATGCCGTTTACTAAGAAATTTGAAAAAATTTCTGAAAAGACTGGCGATTATGAATTAGTTTATGACATCTCTACAAGAGAATGGATTTATACACATAGACTGGTTGCTGATTCTTTGCGCGGTGATGTTGTTGAAGTTAATGACTATCTAAATGAAGGTGAAGATGCAAACTTTTATGTAAGACACCACAAGGATTTTGACAGATATAACAATGATCCATCAAATCTGTGTTTTATGACATGGCTCGGTCATATGAAACTGCATTCTGATTTTGGATTTAGTGAAGAAATGCAAGAAAAAGGCACCATTGCAGCCAAAGAGCGCTTGGTCAAAATGAAAGCGGAAGATCCAGATGCTTATGCTGAGCATGTAGAAAAAGTCAGACGCAATACCAAAGCATGGTGGGATAGTCTGACACAGACAGAACGTGATGATATGTCTAAGATTTTTTCTAAAAACATCAAAAATTATATAGAAAGTCTTTCTGAAGAAGAAAAAGAAGCTCGTGCTGAAATATCAAGAATAAACTTTAAAAAAGGTTCAGATGTTTTTCATGAGAAATTTGCGACAGATCCAGAGTTTGCTGAATTTATTATGAAAAAACGTATGGAGTACTGGACAGAAGAAAATAGAAAAGCTCACGGTGCGAAATCATCAAAGAATATGAAAAAACTTTGGGATAACAACAGAGAGACTTTACTTAAAAATCATAAAGAACGGCAGAAGTTAGTATTCTCTCAGTCGATGATGGATTGCGCGATCTCTTTATGTTCAGGAAAAACAACGCACGAATACACAATTGAATCTTTAGTTAGTGACATGAATAACAACAGTGAAATTGTTGGTGAATTTTTAGAATTAAACTCTAAAAAATCAACACCAAACTTCAGTGTTGAAAACGGATTCACTAAGGGAAGTATCATTAAAATGTGTAAGCAGTATGGTTATAAGACTTACCATCAATTCAGAAAAAATCTTAAATTGCACAACCACAAAATTGTGAATATTGAGATTCTTGATGATGAAATAGAAGTCGGTACTTTAACCATTGATGGTCAAGAAAAATATCACGACTATCACACATTTGCTCTTTCTTGTGGAATTTTTACTAAAAACTCTGCATTGGGTGAAGTGAGAGATGTAAAATACTTCCTTGATAAATTAGCAGCCGGTTTGAGAATCCCAAGCTCAATGATCGACTCTGGTGGAGAAGAAAGTAGAGATCAGTACTCAGACATGCGTGTAGGTCAAGTCTATCAAATAGAAATTCGTTACATTGGACACATCAAACGTATTCAAAGATACTTTGAAAAGGTTCTACATTGTGAGTTTGAAATGTTCTGTAAAAATCGTGAAGTCATGATTCCAGAAGGGATTAAGCTCATGATTAACGAACCAACATCATTTGCACTCTATAAAGAAATCGAAGTGAACCAAGCATTGTTAAACGTTTATAACAGCACAATGAGTATTCAGCAGCTGTCTAAAAAATATGCAATGAAGAAGTATCTTGGTTTTGATGATGAAGATTTGAGACAAAACGAACGAGACAAGCTGATACAAATTGGTCTGGACGATAAGACCATCAAAGCATTAGATCAGCGATTGATTGAAAATATTGTATATGGTGATGGACGTGCTGCTGCTAATAACTTAGGTCTGCCACCAGAAACATTCCAACCGACAGGATATTAAACTATGAATGAAGAAAAATTAAAACTAAAAATTAAGAGAAAAATCCAAGACAGAATAATTCAAGAATCTCGGTTAGCTAATGTAGGCAGGGTAGTTGGTGCTAGTTTATTAGGAGCTGCGTCTGGTGCTGCTGTTTCTGCTGGAGCAGCTGCTCTACTTGGAAGCAATAAAGTATCAGTCGGTATGAGTGCTGCGCGTGGTGCATTGGCCGGTGCTGCTCTTTCTGCCAAGAACCAATATGATAAAAATAAAACTCATGCAGAACACTATCGGGTTAAGGATTTAAAGAAGATGATCGAGCGAGGCATAAAAGAACTACAAAAGATCAGGAATTCTAATGACTCCGATAAAGATGAGCGTATGAAAAATAAAACAGAACAGATAAGAAAATGGACTGCTGAAATGCAAGAAATCATTTCTCGCAACAATAAATGACAAAGTAGTAAATAAAGTTAGAATTTGAATTTAAGGAGCAATAAATGAGTAACACAATCAAAGCACACGTATCTGACATGATTTCCAAGTATCTAGCAGAAAGCTTCGCTCAGCAACCTATTGAGTATGAAGTAGACTTGAATGAATCTTTTATTGGTTCTGTAAAAGGTGCAGCTGCTGGCACCGGTGCAGCAATCATCCAAATGGCTGGTGGTGCATTAACTTTTATTAATGGAGCACCAATTACAGGTACTGTTATTTTCGCATCAAGTATTCTGACAGGTACATTAGTCGGACGTTTAGTTAAAGTTGGCTATGAAATGGGCACAGTACGCAAATTAGATGCCGAGCTTGCTCAGAACGTAGCAAAACGAGATGAATTGCTTTCAGCATATACGTCTGCAACTGCATTAGGTTTTGCTGATCCAAAGCAGTATCAATCCAAGGTTGCTCAATTGACAAAAGAACAGCAAAAAATCGGTGACAAGTTAATGAAACATTTAATGAGTTCTAAGATGACTCTTGAACAACATATCCCGAATGAAGTAATGGACAAGCTGTTCACGATTGCTGATTTAGCAAAGAAAGGTTCAATCACGAGTGTACAAGAAGCGGCCAAATACCGTGTGTCTTTATAAGGAAAAATTATGAAAAATGATATTTTAGATACAATTATTTTAGAAGCAGTCAAAACAACAATAGGTCAGAAAGTCGGTGCTGCTGCAATGGGTGCTCTTGGTCTTGGTCTTGGGACAGTTGGCAGTGGAAGTTATAAAGTTGGTGCTGCGACTGGTGCAGCTATGGGTGCTGCTCAGCTTGCAGCATCTAGGAGTAAAAATAAGAAAAGAGCAACAGAACTTCAGGGAATGATTGATCGTGGCAGTGATTTATTGATGAAATGGAAAAAAGAACGCAATCCTAGTGATGAAACTAAAAAAGACATTGCTAGAAAAGAAGAACAGATGCGCAAATGGAAAGCTGAACTATCAAAAATCCAGAGCTAATAATTTATAATAATTTGCATATTCATTAAGAGGAAAACAAAATGAGTGAAGATTTAAAAGAAATTATTGCAAAAAAAGTACAATTGGCGCTGTTAGAAGGGTGCAAATACACCAAGAAAACGAATGAAGCTGAAGAAGATGATGAACTGGATGATGATGCAGTAGAAGAAATGTCAGTTAGACGTGCAGCAGTCATTGGGGGCTTAGTTGGTGGACCAGTTGGTGCCATGGTAGGTGGTATGTATGCAAAAGGCAAACAACACACACTAGACGATCAAATTCGAGCTGCTGAGAAAAAAAGTTCAAGATTGGTCTAAAGATCCAAAGAATAAATAGAAGGTTGAGAAGAAGCGCAAACAAATCAACCAATGGAAGCGTCAATTAGCAGATCTTAAGACTAAAGGTAAGGGCGAGGCCGGTGCTGCTCGTACAAAAATGGCTACCACAGATCGTGGTCGCGATCAGGATAATGCATCAAAGAAATAAGGAACCATCATGATCATAATTGAAGAGAATTTCACTGACATTCGAGGTCAGATTATAACAGAAGGCGAAACACAAGAAAAGAAATTTTTCTTGGAAGGTGTTTTTGCTGAGGCTGAAACCCGAAATCGGAATGGTCGCCGTTATTCTCTGAAAGAGATGGTCAGAGAAACTGAAAAAGTAAATGCTGCGGCTAAGGAAGGTCGTCATGTTCTAGGTGAACTAGATCATCCTAACGTTCTTGAGGTACGTCTTAAAAACGTATCTCACCGCATTACAAAAATGTGGATGAATGGAAATAAAGCTTATGGTAAAGCAGAAATATTACAACATCATCCTAATGGTCAGATTGCCATTGGTCTGATGAAAGACGGTGTGCAATTGGGAGTATCAACTCGTGGCTCTGGTAAAGTTAAAGCAGATGGTTTAGTTGAAAACTTTAACATGGTTACTGTTGATATTGTAGCAACCCCATCAGCTCGTTCTGCATATCCACAAACAATTCAAGAACAACTTGAGATGTATGGTCGAGGTGAAATTGTGACAGATTTAGCTGAGGCAGTTATCCATGACCCTGTTGCACAAAAGTATTTCCAGAAAGAATTGAAAGCATTTATTTCTACATTTTATAAATAAGTAAATAGAACAGTAATCATTTGGGAGAATTATGATGAAAGACGATTTAAAGGCCATTTTCGAAAGCGCCGTATTGACTGATGAAACTAAAGCAGTGTTACAGGAAGCTTTTGATGCGGCTGTATCTGCTAAAGAAGTAGAACTGCGCGAACAGTTCGAACAGACCGTTGCTGATGAAGTTAAACAACTTTCAGAAAGCGCACAAGAAATGATTGAAGAAGCTATTGCTGATCATTTAGAACAGTTTGCTGATGAAATTGCTCATGCTCGTACTTTAGAAGTCCAGTATGCAGACAAGTTAGAAATGTTCAAAGAATCATTTGCTGAGCGCAATAATGAGTTAATTTCTACTCTGGTAGCTGAATCAGTTGCTGAAGAAATTACAGAGCTAAAAGAATCAATTGAAGAAGCTAAACAAATTAAATTTGCCCTGCATCTGTTTGAGTCATTCCGTGATACCTATGCAAAATTATTTGGTGGCGAAGAGTCTGTAGCTGCATTAGAAGAACTGAAAGAAGCTAAGGCTGAATTAGATTCTCTGAAACGCGCACAGAAGATTGCTGAATTAACCGAGTCATTAGTTGGTTCTAAGAAGAAAGTTGCTGAGACTGTATTAGAGTCAGTTGCTTTTGATAAATTAGAAGAACGTTTTGAATCAATCAAACATTTACTTGTTGCTGAGTCTAAGGAAGAAAAAGACGAAGATGCAGTAGAAGAAATGGAAGATCAAGATGAGATGTCTGATGAAGATAAAGCCAAAATGAAAGAAGGCAAAGGTAAAGGCAAAGCCAAGATGGTTAAAGAAGGCGTAGTCGTTATTGAAGAATCTGAATCAGATGAACCAGTTCTAACTGAGAAACAACGTCTGGCTGCTGAGCGTATCCGTAAATCTTTACGTGCTATTCGCTAATTAAAACAGTTTTTTGACAATTTGTATAAATAAATAAAAATACTTTCAGGAGTTTAAAATGGAAAATCAAGTAAAGAACTGGGGCGAATATAAAGCTCAGTTGTTAGAAGGCTTAAACGAGAAACAAGCCGCAATGTTAGGTACTGTTTTAGAAAGTACTCACAAAGAGAACTTAGCTGACAAGGACTCAACTAACTATATGGTTGTTGAATCTACAGCTCCTGGTTCTACAGTAACTTCTAATATTAGCCGTTACGATACAATCTTCATGCCACTGATTCGCCGTACCATGCCTGCTCTGTTGGCAATGGATCTGGTAGGTGTACAACCAATCACCACTCCTCGCGGTATCGTGCGTACTCTGCGTTTCCGGTTCTCTGAAGATACTGAAACCACTACCGGTTCAGGTGTAAATGCAGTTGATGCAGGTACTGAAGCATCAGGTGTTAACGTATTCGAGAAGTACTCTAAACTGGCTTTAGGTGGTGCTTATGATGAAGTTGACGCTCTGAACCCATTTGAGCAAACTGTTTATCTGGAAGGTAATCGTGGTAAGCCAATGGATCTGGAAGTTGTTACTCAGACTTCTGAGCCTATGTCTCGTAAACTGAGTGCTGCTTACTCTCTGGAAGCTGCCGATGATTTACAAGCATTAGATGGTCTGGATATTGAGACTGAAATTACTCAAACTCTGGGCGACCAAATTCTGCGTGATTTAGACCGTGAGCTGATTGGTGAATTGAATAGCTTGGCAGGTACTGTAGAAGCCTTCGATTTTGCAAATGTAGATGGTAGATATGCAGGCGAAAAACTAGCTGCACTTACGATTTCCATAGACAATCTTTCTGCACAGATCGCAATGAAAACTCGTAAAGCTGGTGCTACTTGGATGGTTGTTTCTCAACGTGTATTCACTGCACTGAAGAACGCATCTAACACCACTTTCGTGCCAGTAAATGCAATGTCTGCTGCTAACGGTGGTGACTTACGTATCGGCTCAAGCCTGTTTGTTGGTACTTTTGGTGCTAACGTTAAAGTGTATGTTGACCCATATGCTGAAGGTGATGTGCTGTTAATGGGTTACAAAGGCTCTGAATTAGACGCTGGTCTGGTATATTCTCCATATATCCCTCTGTCAAGTTCAGGCGTGGTCCGAAATCCAGAGTCGGGGGACTTCCGTGTTATGCTGCGTACTCGTTATGCACTGACTAGCTTCACCAACACTTCAACAAGCTTAGGTGACAGCCCCGATTATTTTGCTCGTGCTACTGTTGCAAACCTGCAATTAGGCTTCACTAACTAATTGATTTAGTTAATAATTTTAAAGCCCTCCCTGTGAGGGCTTTTTATTTTGTACTAATTTCTATCAAGTATAATTAATATAATAATTTCTACATTTTATTTACATAAACAATCCCAAACCAAAAAACTACTAAGTTTATACATGCATAAACTATTTTCTATCTAATATTGCACATGCATAACCCCTGTGTTATACTAAATATAGTCAACCTAAACTAAGGAATAACAATGGGAAAGCATGTATCAAAAAATCTACCAGAGCATGAGTTCTGGACAACATCTCAACTTCAGGATTATCTACGTCCACTGAAAAATGTCGCTTATGTGTCAAACTACTTTTCGTATATGACAAAAAACATAAATGACAGAACATCATTCTTGGATGTAATATATCCAGAAAAATATGTAAGTTTTGCAATGAGATGTAGATTTATTTTATTAGGTATAGAATCACTAGATCAGATACCAAAGTGTACTGTTTGTGGAACTCATGCAAAATTTGATACACGAGAGAACTCATTTGGTGATACTTGCTTTAGTAAGTCATGCATCAATGCTGTTAAAAATAGTAGAATAAAAGAAGCTCACTTAACTATGTTCTCTGATGAAGAGAAGAAGAAGGAAGTAGTATCAAAGCGCAAGAACACGAAAGTTGAGCGATATGGCAAAGAGAGCCCGACTGTTGCTGATTTATTAAAATATCAGGGAGAGAGTGATAATAAACCAGAGCATAGGACTTGGACGGTACAACAAATCCAAGAATTTTTATTGGGACTGAAAAAGTATGACACACGAGTTTTCACCTATTACACTAACCTTTTGGAAAACATAAAAGAGAAAACTACATGGTTGGATGAAATTTACACATCAGAAAATGTAACTCAACAAATGCGTGTTGCATCTATAAAGCATGGACTATTCACAAAAGATCACATACCTTTATGTACTGTTTGTAATACTCGTCATGCTTCTTTATTGAGAAGAAACGGATATACACCTAGTCCATATTGCCTAGATGAAGAATGTATTGCTAAGTACCAGAGACAAATAACCGACCAGACATGGGAAGAAATTTATCCAGAAGGACATCCGACTCGAAACAAAGAAGTTGTAAAGAAATTTAAGACAACCAACCAGAACATATATGGTGTTCCTTATCCTGCGATGAATCCTGATATCCATGAAAAAGCCAGAAAAACATGCATGGAAAGATTTGGTGCCCCTTCACCAATATTAGATCAACATATTCGAGAAAAAATTGAAAAAACAAATATACAAAGATACGGACACGCTACTTCTTTAAAAAATAAAACTATACGTAGTAAAATATTAATGACAAATAGAGAAAAATACGGTGTTGATAATCCTATGAGTAATGTTGGTGTACAAAAGAAGGTTGAGAGCACCAACATGCAAAGATATGGAGTATCTAGTGCCAAGCAGAAAAATCTCGGCGTTGGTGTTTTGGATAAATTGAACTCCAGTCAATTTATGCAGTTTGAATATGAGAAAAAAGGTGGAGTGCGATTGGCCAAGGAATTAGGAGTAGATAACTCAACCATATACAACTACTTAAAAAAACACTCAATCCCAATCAACCCTCTAGTCGGCTCCTCTTTTGCTGAACGAGAGATTGCTGAGTATGTTGAATCACTAGGTGTTGAGATCATCAGAAATGATCGTACCATCCTTAATGGTAAGGAGTTGGACATCTACATTCCATCTCATAATCTCGCCATTGAATATAACGGGATCTTCTGGCACTCAACTAAGTTCATCCCACAGAGAACTCACCTAGATAAAACTCTGGCTTGTGAAGCGCAAGGCATCAGACTTATCCAGATTTTTGAGGACGAATGGAATGATCGCCCAGAGGTAATTAAGCGTAAGATTGCCATGCTTCTGAATAAATCAGATCTTCCTCGTGTGTACGCCAGACAGTGTACAGTTAAAGAGATTGATAATGACACAGCCAAGCCATTCTACAAGACCTATCATGTCCAAGGTCATGCAGCAGGAGGTACAGTACTTTCACTGGTAAAAGATAATGAGATTGTTGCTTGTATGTCGTTTAAGGTACATTTTGGATACATGGAGCTGATTAGGTACGCATCTAGTGCTCATGTGGTTGGTGGATTCACCAAGCTACTAAACCATTTTATGAAGTGTAATCCAGATGTTGAGTATATCATCTCTTTTGCTGACAGACGTTGGTCAGATGGTAATGTTTACACCAAGAACAACTTTTACTTGGTAGATACAACATATCCAAACTATTACTATGTGATAGATGACAGACGAGTGAAGAAACAAAAGTTCAGACACAAATATCTTGCTGAGATTTTAGAGGGATACGACCCAAATCTGTCCGAGAGAGAAAACACAGAAGCACATGATATTTGGCGCATCTACGACTGTGGTATGTTCAAGTTCCGCATTGACAATCCATATCACAATGTCTAAACTTACACTGTAAATAAATTTGAGAGATTCCTAAAGGGGGAAATATGTTTGGGTACACTACTGTAAAAACGAGCGAACTTAAGCAGTTGGATGAATTAATTGAAAAATGTCAAAATTCACATAGAGAAACTGCTGTTCAACTACTTAAAGAGAGAGAAGAGCACCAGACAGCTATACAAGATAAAGATGCTGAGATTCTGGCTCTTAAATTAGAGTTAGGGAAGAAGACCAAGGAAGCTGAGCACCTATCAGAAATTATCCAGAAAGAGAGAAGCCAGAACAGTGTCACATTGACCATTGGAGATGATTTGACGACTGTGACACCAGTAGTAAGGTCAAAACCTAATGCATTTGAAACACTGTTTCAGAATGGGTACTTGAATGATGCTCAGAACAGCCAACATGCAATTGAACTTTCACTTATGTTAATTGCTAATGAAGCACTGACACAGTTATTGGAACAGTTTGAATCACCTGTGCGGGGTGACTGATGAAGTTGTTTAAGAATCTACTGGTGGATTTGAATAACCTCGCATTCACCACTCGTCACTCAATTGGTTTAAAACCAGTAGTGAGTGTAAGACGAAAAGAACAATTTGTTAGAGAGAAGATCTTTAAAGATTGTCTCTCTTCAATCCTATTCCACTCAAATAAATTTGGTGTAAATGGATTGGTTGTCGTATCTGACTCTAAGAATGTCTGGAGAAAAGACATTTATCCAGAGTATAAGTCAAATAAAGATCCGAGTGAAGATGCATACTTTGAAGATGTCATTGGTGCTATTGACATGCTCATTGAATTTATCACACACTACACTGCTGGATACCATTTAAACGTCCCTAGATGTGAGGGAGATGACCTAATTGGGTACTGGTGCATCAACTCACAGAATGTTGAGAATATCATCATGTCGTCTGATACAGACTACATCCAGTTGATAAATGAGCAAACCTCATTATACTCACCTACTCAGAATAAGTTTAGAGAATCAAATGATCCTCAGTACGATTTATTTTTAAAGTGCATTCGTGGGGATAAGAATGATGCAATTGAATCTGCATTTCCAAGAGTGAGAGAGACTAGATTGATTTCTGCTTGGAATGATGAAGTTGAGATGTTGAATCTATTAAATGAGAGGCGTCCAGACGGCAGAACTGTTGGAGATGTTCTTGATTTGAATGTACAGTTGATTGATCTCTCAGAACAACCATTGTTGATTAAACAAAAAATCCAAACTCAGATTGACAACTATACCCCAGCTGTATTTGATGAAATCAAATGTATGAAGTATTTTAATGACAACAATCTTAAAGCCTTCAATGAAATGCTACGAAATGCTGTGGTTTTAAAGAAATCCCCAGTTTTCAGAAGTTATAAATAATGTGTATATAATTTAACAAGGAGAACTCACCATGAGTCATAAAGAACTTTTAGAGGTTCTGATTAAAGAATCTGTAAAAACAAAGTTTGAATCAAAGATTGATACAATCATTGAAGAAAAGTACAAAAAACACGTCAAGGAAGAAGACGAAGAAGATGAAGACATGGATGATGAGGACGAAGACGATTCTGATGATGACGAAGATGACGATGAAGATTCTGATGAGGATGACTCGGACGAAGAAGACCTTAAAGAATCAATGTCAGTTGAGTACGTAGAGAAGGGCAAGAAAGGCACAAAAACCACCACCATTAAAAACCACTCGGAGTTAGTTAAAATGGCAAAAACTGGTAACTATGAATGGTTCATGGTAACTAAGAAAAATGGTGAAGAAGTAGAATACACAATCGACTGGGATGGAAAAACACCTAGTTTGGTTGAGATGTAAATAAATTTGTTTGACATTACAGGATAAAAGGAGAATATTATGTTAAAACGCTTTAAAATTGACGGTCGGATGCAAGAAGTTTTTGTTTTACGTCAGACCGAAAACCGTATCGTTTATGTACCAGTAAAATCTATGCACCGTGTAGACTATGAACGTTTCAAAGAGATGTCTGCACAGAAACCTCCACGGGTGGATTTGTTAGACTACATGGCTAAGTACAAACTGAAGAATGGTGTTAATGCACTGGTGCAGTATGACAAAATTATTCATGTAGCAAACGTACATAACGAAATCGGTACTCGTGTTAAGAAGACTGAGGAAATCATTGATAAGTTTGAACACATGTCAAATACCAATCAAGAACCGCAGCCTAAACGTGCAGTAGAACCACAACAAGTGAATGAACCAGTTGCACAACAAGTAGCTGTTCAGCACTTGCAAGATGTGACTACTGGTGATGATGAAAAACCAGTCTATCAGTTCACCAATAAACATGGTAAATTGCAGCAATGGTTTGGTCAAGGTCGTGTACCAGACTTCTTAAAAGACCACATTGAAGCTGGTGGTGATATTGAAGATTACCGACTTAAGTAAATCCTCTTAAATAAAAACAAAGCCCTCTCTTGAGGGCTTTTTCATTTCATGCTATCATCTTTAAAACTTAAATGAGGGGGAGTTTAATGGATAAAAGTTACATAGATGTACACCACAATCCATACGAAGGGCAGATCCATGTCTGGACACGAGATAAGTCTGGAAAATTAGAATACGAGGTTGTCTCGGATGCTGATTACCTGTATCTTTTTGTCCCAGACAATACTGGCAAAACTGAATTCGTAAACATGAAGCGCAAGCCAATGAAGAAGTTGTATTTTGACAATTTACGGGAACTTCATGACTACGGCAAACACTATCCAAACGTACACGAGTCAGATGTACCAATTGAGTACAAATACATTCTGGACAACTTCATCAATGCACCATTTGATTGTCCAATTAATATCGGTTTCTATGACATTGAGGTTGACTTTGACCTGAATGAAGGTAGAGGCTATCCAAGCATCAGAGATCCATTTGGTGCCGTAAATGCTATCTCTCTTTTTGATCTACATAAGAAAAAGTATGTAATGTTGACTCTTTCTGCTTTGGATGATCTGGATTTAAAAGATGCAGATTTCCCAGTAGAGACCAGACAATTTTTGTCCGAAAAAGAACTTCTTAGATTTTTCTGTGATAAAGTAGTAAAAGATATTGACATACTTGTTGCTTGGAACGGGGATGCGTTTGACTTGAACTATATCATGGAAAGACTAATAGTGCTGTTTGGGGAGAAAGATGCAGTAAGAATGCTTTGTAGGGATGGGCAGAAAGCAATAAAAAAAGAATTCACTAACGAATTTGGCGAAGAAATTTGGAAATGGCGTCTTGTTGGAAGAAACCATGCCGATATGATGCTGTTGTTTAAAAAATTCCACCCATCATCACAGGAATCTTTTTCTCTAAATTCTATCTGTGAAAAGTATTTGGGGATGGAGAAAATAGATTATGATGGCGACCTTGGTGAGTTGTATAGAGAAAATCCGCACAAATTTTTTGAGTACAGTTTACACGATACTAGGTTATTGGTTGAGTTGGATAAATCACAGCAGATAATGAAGTTAGCCATCGGTATGACAAGAAACGCTTGTGTTTTTCTACATGATGCACTTGGTGCCATAAAACTAATAGAGACAGACTTTATAAAATTCTGTCGAAAGAAAGGAAACATAGTATTACCGGATAAAATCACTCATAAAAAACAAAGTTATGATGGTGCTATTGTGTACGACACTATTGCAGGATTGCATAATTGGATATTTGGTGTAGACTTACGATCACTGTACCCATTCACTATGATAATGTTGGGGCTTTCTCCAGAAACTATGGTTATGCAGTGTTCTGGGGGGTATGAAGATTACATCCATATCATGACAAAAAATGACAGTTATGGCGAAATCGAAATAGAAATAATAGACACAGGTGAATTCGCAAAAATAAAACCAAGCGAACTGTATGAGATAATCATTGAGAGTGGTATGACTATCTCTGCGAACGGGACTATCTTTGATGGCAGTCTTGGGCTTTTGGCAGAATACGCGCAAGAAGGATTCAATCTGAGGGCACATTATAAAAAGCTGAAAAAAGAAGCAGAGAAGATTGGCGATGATCTTATGGCGGCAGTATATGATCTCTATCAGTTAATTGCCAAGATTAAGATAAACTCAATCTATGGTGCTACCGGTAATGAGTTTTTTAGATTGTTTGATATTAGGTTGGCGCAGAGTATTACTTTGTCTGCACAGATAGTAAGCAAACAACAGGCATACTCAGCCAACTACTTTTTAGATGAGTTGGCTGCATAAGCAACACTTTATGTGGTAGTCTATTTATAAAAGTTGAGGTTTTATGGAACACGGAAAATATACGGATTTATCAGAAAAAACACCAAACACGATATGGTGCTTTCAAAAAGATGGGTCTTTTGGTAAATTTGTACTAAATCACGCAATCAGTGGGGACAGCGATAGTATATACTGTAAGATCCCAGAATCAATAACAACTGGACTCTCACAAGATGAGATAGTGCAAGTTGCTGATGAGGTCGCTGGTTACGTAAATGAGTCTTATCCAGATTTTTTGGCAAGAGCATTTAACTGCCCAAAAAGCAGACAAGATTCTATGCTGTCTAACCGAGAAATAGTTGCCAATGCTGGGTTACTTCTCACTAAGAAAAGATATATAATGAGGGTGGTGGATGATGAGGGGAAGAAAGTAGACAAACTTAAGATAATGGGCGTAGAAATCATCAAGTCTGATACATCACAGTTTACCAAGAAAATTCTGATGGCTATGGTAAACTTGATTTTAGATGGCTGCCCAAGATCAGAAGTTCTATCTCGGATCGCTGAACACAAATCATCCATTTATGAGACACCTGTTAGTGAGTTAGCTACACCTGCTGGCTGTCGTACACTTTTAAAGGCGTACAAACAGCTTGAAGAGGTCGGAGATCTTAAGGGCATCCACCACACTGCAAGATCTGCAATATTCTATAACTCGCTCTGTGGAATAAAAGATCAAAAAATTCGTGCTGGTGATAAGATTGGTATTGTTTACATAAAACATCCAAAGTCCAAGTATCTTGGGTTTCCAAAAGACGCAGCATACTTGCCAGAGTGGATGGATGATATTATAATTGACTATGCAACACACTGGGATAAGACCCTAGTCAAAATCACAAACTATCTTGAAAGTATGGGATGGGATGATCGCTCTATGACTCAGAATTTACGCAGAGATTTGTTTGGAATACCAGAGAAGAAAGTAACCAAAAAGGGAAAGAAAAAATGATTGAAGTTGTTATTTTAAACATGATTGCTGAGCTTAGTAGTACTACTAAGAAAAAGGAAAAAGAAGCAATCATCACAGAATATTACAATAAACACGCAGATGATGGTTTAGGGAAGTTTTTTGATTTAACTCTTAATCCACGTAGATTATTTTACGTAAAATCATTAGAGCGCCTAAAGCCATCAGCAGCACCAGCATTTGTTCGACCAGAAGTGACTGCTGAATACATCATAGAAAAACTTTACTCAAATAAAAATAGAAGTGACATCATGAATACTTTGTTTGAGTGTATTCACTACGCAACGTCTACAACTAAGAATATAGTCAACATCATTCTAGCCAAAGATCTAAACTGTGGCGTTGGCATCTCCACTGTAAACTCAGCAGTTGGATTTAAGATGATCAAAGATTTTGAAGTAGCCAAGGCAGAAGAACAAAAGAAAATTGAAGCATTCCATGCCTATGAAAAATTCTATTGGAATTTAAAAGTAGACGGCCAGCGTCTTATTGTTCTGGGAAACATCCATAATGATTTTCTGTTTTTATCTTCGTCTGGTAAAGAGATCACACAGCTTTACATCACAGAACTAGGTAAGCAACTACGATTATTAGTGCAGTGTTATTTAAAAGACACAGGTAAGAAATCAGTGTGCTTTGATGCTGAGTTACTTGGGGTAGATGAAAATTTAAAAGAATTAGATCGGAAGAAATCAAACGGAATTTGTACTAAGATGCAAAACATGAACGCCACTCCAGAGGAAGTATACTGCATGAGGGCGTGGATTTTCGATGTCATTGGATACGACACTGAAGAACTGGTTTATGAAGGAACCTCCAAACCACTTTATGAACGAGTTGGTGAACTGGATCGAATGAAGTTTATTCATGAAATGACAAAGAATGATAAGCTGATTTTCTTACCATACACGATAGTGAACTCAGTTGATGAATTGATGGAACAATTTAAGATTCTCGTTCAGAATGGATATGAAGGAGTTATCGCTAAAAAATATGACAGCCCTTATGAAATCAAGCGTCAGAACCACTGGGTAAAGTTAAAAAAAGAAGTTGAGATTGATGTTGTTGTCACTGGATGGACACCGCACAAGAAACGTGATGATATGATAGGCGCATTGCTCATTGAGTCGTCCTGTGGTAGCATTAAAGGTGCAATTGGTACTGGCACATGGTTGACTGAACAAAAGCGCAGAGAATTGCATACAAGAGCTTTAATGGGTGAACTGGATGGCACTATCTTGGAAATTGGTGTAATGGAGATCACCAGTAACAAGAAGAATGATGAGCTATCGTTCTATCTACCTCGGATAACCAGAGAACGAACAGACAAGACAGAAGCAGATAGCTATGAGAAAATAATGTCTATGTTTTAAATAGAAGCCCCAATACGGGGCTTTCTTCTTTCTAGTAAATACTATAAGATCAAAACCTATGGAGTTTAATACAATGAGTGATTTTTTAAAATTACTGGAAGAGACATTAGAGGCAACCGACAATTTACTTTTTGAAGAGACGGTGTATAATGTCATTGAAGAGTACGGATTTACTGATGAAGAGATATTGGAGATCTTAGAGTCTGCTGAGCTGGATGATGAAGAGTACGATGCTGTGGTAGAGGCACTACAGAAAAGTGTCAAGTATACTGGAGATACGAGACGCAGAGCATCTAGGAAAGTTAGACAGCGTAGAGCTTCATTGACTACCGGTATGAGCAAATTGGCAAGGAAGTTAAGAGCACGTAAAGCTGCTAAGACTAAACGCAAGAATCCAGCTATCAAGCGCAAAGCAAACCGTAGACGCAGGAAAGCAATGAGAATTAGAAAGCAACGTGGAATCAAGTAATTTGTCCCAGTCTCATTGACGTTTTCTGTCCCGTTTTTGTCGTTTTTGTGTCCCGTCCCATGTCCCAAAAATATGTTAAAATACCGTTAAAATACGGTAAAATTGGGACATTTTTCCCATTTTTGGGACAAATGTAAAAAATTTGGGACATTTGTTATATTTTTGTAAATTCTACAACATAACGCGAACGATCATGCACGAGCATTATATACGCGAGGGCAACTGGTCTGACCAGTTAGACAAAATGATCGAATTGGTTTAAGATGGTAGTCAGTTGGCAAGGACGGCCAGCCAGTCGGTAGAAAATACCGATTGACAAACCTAGAAAACGGGTTTATTATGGAAATCATGCCGCAAGGCGTTGCTCTTTAAAAACTTGGTTGCCAGTAGTATCTTTACTATCTGACCACAGATCCGCATATGTAAGACCGGCAGGCATTATACGGGTTTGGTTTGGCGGGATAAGGGCTTAAGCGCATTATCTGAAAGTTGTTAACGGTGAACCCGTCCAACTGGAAACGAAAAACAGGTTGACAATATCGGTAAAGAATGTCACACTGGCAACCATGAATTGAGCAAGCTACGCTGCTAAATTCTCGCTCTTTAACAATCTGGTTTGAGTTTTCTGAAATAAGTCCGTTATTATTATAGGGGTTATTTTATGAAAAATGATAGAAAAGTAATTGTCGCTGTAGATGAACGCTATAATGACAATAACGGTGCATATCAAGTTGCCTATGTTTGGGACGGCGAAAGTGTATCTACTTTGGGCGGAATGTATGATAATACTCATTATTCCGTAAATTGTACTGAAGAAGAGTTTTTAGCTGCCAAAGCATGGCAACGGGAAAATACGCCAGAAACAATACCGTTTAACAAGTATTGTTACAATCGTTTGGGTGCTAATACCTTTATTGGTTGTATTGTAAAACTTGCCCGTAGTAGAAAAGCGCCTAATAAGGTTGAATTGCTAGTCGCTGACTTTCATGAATCTTATTATGATACCCGTTATAATCAGTACGTTACTGAAAAAGTGACTGTAACAGACGGCGTTACTAGCTGGATTGTTGCTAGTAGCTGTATAAATGAGATCGTGAAAGGCGTAAAAGAATACGTATTCTGGGCAAGTTAGTGTTTTAAGGCTTAGCGGCCTTATTTCAGAAAAACTCAAACCGATATAGGTTGACAAGGGCGAAATAGTCAGGTAAACTGGCTACATATTCCTCCGAAGCGTCCAGTAGAAACTTACTGGACACTAAGGCAAAGTACCATGGCCTTGCCGGTACTTTCCTGAAACAACCGTTCTTTAACATTGCTGGAAATGGGGTATTATTGCGTTTTGATAATACTCAAGTCTAAACAGGTCTAAGACCATCTAGGCGGGAATTTTATGAGATCTGGCCCAAGATCTGCATTTATTGGGATGGTCAGAGATTGCAAAATTTAACGGTTGACAATATCTGAGACGTGGATTTTTAAAGCCTATTTGATTTTTGAGTAGGCTTTGTAAACACCATGTAACCAAAAACAGGTACTTTTTATGCCTAAATTGACTAAAAAAGAAGTTATTTCACAATGCCGTGAAGTTTTCCGTAGCCCTTCTTGGGGCTTTGATAAAACAGATCGGGATGCCAAAGCTCAGTATTGGAACGATTATACCGATATGTTGTGCAAAGATCGCCAGATCACGAATCATCAGTATGATACTTGGTCTAATCCTTTCTAGTTGACTTTTCAGTACCATTCCAGTAGAATGGTACTCATAAAGTTTACTTCTAACCTGAAATGGTGAATAAAATGGCTATAAAAACAATTCTTACGCTCGATGTTATTGCGGATCTTCTGGAACGTCATGGTGAATTTGTCCGATTCACTTCCAAAGTATATGGTGAAGATTCTTCAGAGGTCGAGGCGTATATTTTCGCCAACTGGAATAATGTCCCATCGTATTTACAGTCATGGTTAGAAAAAAGGGGATTCGTCTTACTGTGGGATGATGAATATGTATTTGATTACAGTCAAGACACTGCATACAGATGCATCCCGACTCATTATGGTTGGACGCCTGACTATATCTGCAACGACTGGACGAATGGCGAAGTGATCGGACGGGATGATCTGATCGATATTGCTGACGAATATATTGATGAATGTTTGCTGAATGATCCAACGCAAGCAAACCAATTACTTGGCGATGATGTTTTAGAAAAACATGGATTCGTTCGCCTCGAAACTGGTGAAAATGGATTTCATGCACACCAGACGGATGATCCGTCTATGATGTTGAAAGAAGCTCAAACAACGCATCCTAATGCTGACTTTGTATTCAGCATTGATAGGACTGGTCAATTTGATGTACATTTTTCGCTGTGGATGCGAGAAAATAATAGTTGACTTTTCAGTACCATTCCAGTAGAATGGTACTTATAAAGTTTACTTCTAACCTGTTTACTTCTAACCTGAATGGTGAATGAAATGAAAAAATCAGTACAATCTAAAATTATTCCGACTGTAACCATTAACTTGGATTTCAACGGCTGGTGGTTAACTAATGAAAACGGAACAACCAATTCTCCAATGGAGTTAATCAGCGATGAATACCAGCGCAAGCTGGTTATGGCAGAAGCGAACGATCTTTGCTGGCCTCTGCCATCCGGTTTAAACGTTGCTACAGTACGGTATAAAAAGAAAAACGGCAACATTGATAGTTACCGTACTGATATAAACGGATCTCGGTTGGAAGTAACAAAATATTTTCTGAATCGGGCGATCAATATCGGTTCTGTGGATGATGATTTGGTTTTTGTGGTTGACGTACAAGTTCAGCCAAGTAATTTGAAAAAGTGAGGTGAACAATCATGCAAGTTTTTTACTTTGAAATGACTGATACATATGGCGGTGAATTGAATTATTGTTGGTTAAAACGCTTCAAAATCACTGCAAAAAACTTGAAAGGTGCGCTAATCAAGCTTAGTCGGGAAACTGGTTTTAATTTCCGCAATAATGGTCTGTATTACAAAGCAAAAACCGCCTGCATTGGTGCATATGAGCTTGAATTTTTTGAGCCTGAGCACAACCAATACTGGCTAGAAAAAGCGAAAGAAATTTAGTTGACTTTTCAGTACCATTCCAGTAGAATGGTACTCATAAAGTGAATTAACCCAAAACAAAGCAAGGTGAAACAAGATGATTGGAAACTTTACAGGCAAAACTGGCGTATACCGCTTAAACTACGCCAAAGAATTAATTACTGTCCGCATCATGGAATCACCAGAGATGATGCAAGATCCGCACAGAGATCCAGCTGTTTATGTTGCTCTGGTGACTTTCATGAAAGATGGCGTAAACCATCGGAATGATGTTGACGTTTTAACTCAGTCACAAAAAGAACACTGTGTTAAATGGGCAATGTCACAAGATCCAAAAATGGGTGATGAATTTCTGAGCTTTGTTGCTCAAGCATATTGGAGGATCATCGCATGATCACTTATAATGAATACATGAAAGATAGTGAAAATTTACATCATGATTTTTTTGCTCAGTTTATTACTGAGCAAACAAAACAGTTTGTTAAAACTCGAATTGGTATTGATAAACTTAAATCAAGTAAGTGCCTATACTTCAACGATATTATTAAGCACAATTCTGGTGGTGGTTGGTTGTGGGATGCTTCGCCATTTAATACCACACTGGCGAAAGAAGCGGGTATGATTCATATCAATACGCCATCGGTTCATACTTGTGTCGGAAAGGCGTGTGCTAGAATTTTACTAAAGATGGAAATCGAAAATGAACAGACCGCCTAATTACAAAGAGATTGACGGGTATCGGTATCAGTTGGATCGCTGGTGGTACAATGATGATTATACTGTCTTTATCTGCGAGTATGTACCGGAAGATGATATTCCTTATATTGACCAAAGAAAATTTATCAATATTCCCGTAGAGTAGTTGACTTTTCAGTACCATTCCAGTAGAATGGTACTTATAAAGTGAATTAACCAACAAAGCAAGGTGATTAAGATGAAACAAGAATTTTATGCTGGCGCAATCAAGGCGCACAACACTGCCGGTGAGATCATGTTACAGCTACAACCAAAGATAGTAAAGATCATGAAATCTGCAAAAAGAACCGCAACCGGAAAATTGTTTCAGAAAGACAAGGATATTATCAGAGATATTTGTAAACAATATGAACAGGTTAAAATTGATATTGCATTCTTTGAAGAGCTTTCAGATTATGCACCACCGAGATATAGTTTAGAAATCAGATACATTTATCCGCATGGTTACTACTCGGATAATTCAGTAAAAATGAAAACTGATAAACTATATTTTTCTTGGTGGTATAATACGGATGAAGATCGGAAGTTTTCATTCACAGAATTACCAGACGAAAGTGTAATTCTTGAACAGCAAAAACGTCATGCGGCTTTACGAAAACAGATGGATGATCTTAGAAGCGAAATCAACGCTATTCAGCGAGATTTCGGTATCAGTGAGTATAGTGAATTTATCGGGAAATAATTAGTTGACTTTTCGGTGTCAGTAGATGTATACTGACACTCATAAAGTGAATTAACCAACAAACCGGAGTATCCGAGATATGAAGAAACACAACTTAAGTAAAGACCAGAAGAAAGCAAGCCGTGAACTGCGCAATCTGCGCCGTAACAAAAAGAATCTGTGGAGCTAAGTTTATGTATGAAGAAATTGAAGAAGTAGTGGCAACTATCTGTGAAAGCTGGATTAACGGACAGAGAAAGCAAGCAGCAAACCAGATGTTAGGTGCTGATGATTATAATGAGATAGTTCGCGGTGTAGCTCAGAGCGACTTGCTATCGGAACAAGAGAAAATTGATTTCTTTGCTTATGTTCTGATGCACTCATAAATTAGTTGACTTTTCAGTACCATTCCAGTAGAATGGTACTTATAAAGTGGATTGGCCAACAAACAGAAACAAGGGGATGAAATGAAAAAGCCAAAGAAAGATGATTTACATTTTGCATTGATTCTGGTGATAGTTTTCATTGCAGTACCAACAGTTGATTACGTTTTAAGTTTATTTGGATTATAGGAGAAAAATAATGGAAAAATATCGTTTTGACCAATATGGCTCTGTTTATAAATTGAACGGAGATCATTATATTTTCATTGGTAAGTTGAATGGAAGAACAGAAGCTGAATTTATTAGCGAATATGAACAGCGAGATTTATTTGATGGTGGTGAGGACGAATAAATGCATATTCTAACAATCCGATCTAAAAAGCTGAAACAAGATTTTGAGTTCGTACAAAAAGGACTCTATCTTTACTGTAATGACTATCAGATCTGTCATGGCGGCGGATACCAAGGTTCGACTATGTGGTGTGCAAAAGGTGACACTCAGATGGCAGAAAAGATGTGTAGAAGCTGGTATAAACAGATGATGATCCGTCAAATTACAATTGGTTTATAGGAGAAATTTATGAAATCTTACAAATTGCCAGAATTCAAAACTCGTGAACAGGCTCGGAAATTCCTGAAACGTGCAAAAGCGTTTGATGTTGGCTCTACTTTGATTGTAGGTGATAAGCAGTCTGATGGCGTCTGGCCGATTAAGTTTAAAGGTGGTACACTTTCATTACCACAACAAGCACAATAAGGAGAATATCAATTGAGTCGATTTTTTAAAACAAATGGTGACACAATTTCAAACATGATCCGCAATCTTGCACCAAATGAAAGTATCGTTGTGGAGCTTGCAACAAATGAAGGGTTTGATAAACCAATGCGAACAATCACCTCACTCATTGTGCCAATGGGTATTAAGGTTGAGCAGAGTGCAATCAAAGCAGTAGAACATAAGCCAACCAGTGATGTTGTGGTGCGTTTAATCCGCATAACCAGAGTGGAGTAATGTATGGAAATTTTTAATATTATGCTGATGGTATCTGTGGCGGTTTACAGTATACTTGGTTTAAAAAACTGGATCACTCGATTGATAGTACTATTCACATCAAAAGCAAAATACATACAGAGTCCTGCTGGTAAGGTAATGGACATGGCTTGGCTACTATCAATTATCTATCTGTACTTTGTTTTAAAATATGGTACAGAAAATGTGGTTGCATTCTTAGTGGGGTTGGTGTAATATGGTGACAGTAACGATTACACATAAACAAGGCATCCTCTTACGAACGCCACGAGTCATTCAGCATCGAAGTCCAGCATTAGCCAGACAAGAAGCAGAGAATAACAACTGGGATGGCAAAATGTCGTTCAGCGGGAGGGCGCTACCACTACGGATTAAGCGATGAAGTCTTGGCAACCAAACCATGTAGTTTTATCTGATGAACCCGTTTTACTCGATACTGATGTAGCGGAAGTCGATCCAGAAATGTTTAAAGCCTGTAACACTGCAAATTTCTGGATTGAAAAAATAGTTGAAAATAAAGATTGTAGAGACGACCCAGACGTGCTAGAATTCTTCTAGTGAATTGGAGGAATCTATGCTGACAATCTTAGGATTTATTTTAATGAGAGTGACTGGTGATGGTGAATTGGTTACTGGAATGCTACTCTTTTTGGGATTTATTGATTTTTGTTTAATCGGTGTGTTGGAAGAATATTTAACAGCAAAGGTGGAGAAAAAGAATGAGTAATGGTAGTAATAAACAACCAGCCAATAAAGATTGGTCGAATGATCGTAAAGGTGCGTTTGAATTTGTGTTTAACTCCCATTTTTGGGGCAATCGCTCAAATGCTGGTAAGAATTACAGTCGCAGCAGCAAGAAAACTGTCTCTGAATAAGAGAATAAGGAGAACGAAATGAGTTTACAACAATTAGCACGTAATGACTGTCGTAACCATGTAGAAGTTGTCTACGCTTCTGGCGAGACATACAAGATGCGGAATGTGGCATCTGTTTTATACAGTCAACAGGATGGTAAAGTTTCAATTCAGAAGATTACGACTTCTGGTGGCGTTGAAGCGAAAGGTGTGGTAAAATCTCAAATTGAGATGGAAACTGTTGAACTGGATGTTGGTGTACTTGCTGGTCTTGTAGTAAGTCACTGTTCAAATGAGGCTATGAACCGATACACCATGAATACGTTTTTGACATTTGTTGACCGTGGTGAGTTGTTTGGTGGTGTTATGCCAAAAGAAAACTTCATTGAAGTTGGTGAGTTGGTTGAGCAGTTGGAATCTGGTGAGTACCTGAATACAGGTGCAGTAATGCACGTAAGTGTTTAATGGGCAGAGATACCATTGAGCAGCCATCTGAACAAGAGATACAGAATTGTTTAAATGGTATAAAGATTCAGGCTGAGTTTTATCTAGGTAAGACTCAGTTCACTGAACAAGAAGAAAAATTCATGATTCATATGGCAAAGGTTTTTGCTAACAAGAATAAGTGGATTGATTTTTATCAAAATATTTTACATAGTCATATTGAAAGTGAGTAAATAAAGCTATATAATGAAAGACATAAGCACAATATCCGTTTGACGGTGTACTAAGAAGTAACTTAGCTCTATGTGTTTATAATGTTGCGGGTGGGAGGTAAGGTATCTCGCTGGTCTCATAAGCCAGAAGAACGTGATTCGATTTCACGACCCGCATCCAAATTTGCCTGTATAGTGTCAGTGGTAACACGCCGTCCTTCCAAGTCGGAATGATCGATTACAGGCTCCAATCTAAAGATGAAGGGCACATGGGATAATGTTTGATACAGAACCACCAATTTTAGACATGAAATGACGAAACTTAGTCTGACGTAAGCTGAACTCATAGACCCTTTCTTTGACTGGGTAGACCGGAGATAGGCACCGGCCAGCTTACAAGTTTAAAAGATGTCAGAGCGAAGGTGTATCGCACCCGTCTTCTAAACGGGCGTTAATCGCGTAAGTGGAGTATGTGGGTTCGAGTCCCTCCACCTTCGCTCTGATATTTTAATGAGTTCTGTCCCTTTAGCTCAGTGGTAGAGCGTACCCCTCATAAGGGTAGGGTCGGTGGATCGTAACCACCAAGGGACACCAATCAATAAAAGCCAAGAATATACAAATTCTTGGCTTTTTCTTTTTCTAAATCTATGTCATAATACAATCTCAAACAGGAGAATTTTATGAAATACTTTCTAGCAATTATCATTTCTGTACTAACCGTAATTTTATTACTTAGCTGTCAACCACCACAATCAGACTTCCAGCCAGAGTGGGATAGAAATCACTCTACGCTAATAATCACCATCAATCTATACCAGACTGAGGATGAGATGATTAAAGCACTGGAGGCTCGTCTACAGCGTTCTGTATCGCCCAATCAGCTGGGGATGGCAATCATGTCTCCAGATGATAATGTATGTGAGATCTATTCAACCAAACCACGCAGGGTAGATGATAAGCGCACAATGACTCTAGGCCATGAATTTTTGCACTGTGTCTACGGAAGATACCATAAGGAGTAACAAAATGTTTACCCCAGACTACATCAAAAAATGTATGAAGATGGTGTTTGAAAATCTGAATAGGAATTTATCAGGTACTGGTTTTTCAGTAGAAATTACTCAGCATTGTTTAGATAGACTGCATGAGAGACTAGAATCAGACCAAGATCTCTCAAACACGATTGTTCTAATCAAGAAATCTATCAATGAATACCTGTGCCAGATCTTATTCAGCTTTCACATTCCCTATCAAAATGTTTGGGTGTTTCATAAAGATCTAAAAATTGTATGGACTTTTAATGAGAAAACGAATAAGATAACACTAAGAACTTTCGTTAAAAACTTTTCTTCTGGAGACGAGTGTGCGCTCTCCAGATACACGATATTCATGGAGTAAGCAATGAGTAAACTGATTTGTAAAATTTTGCATGGTTCGCATTTATATGGCACCAATACCGAAAACTCAGACACGGATTATAAATCAATTTTCTTGCCGGATTTTGATGATGTATTGTTGTGCAATGTCAAACACGCAAAGAATGAGTCTACTGGAACCAGTTTTTCTAAAAACGGAAAAAATGATGTGGATAATGGTGAGTTTTCTATTCATAAGTTTGTTCAATTGTTGACTGTTGGCGACATCATGGCGTTTGATATGCTGTACGCATCAGACACCTTTATTGTTGAACGTGGTGAATATTTTTGGATGTTTGAAGAGCTGAGAAAGAATCATCAATTATTCATTTCCAAAAATATCTCAGGCTACATTGGGTATGTACGTAAGCAGACTGCGAAATACTCAGCTAAAGGTAGTCGTCTTGCAGTTGTGCGAGAGGTGATTAAGATCTTAGAAACCATTGAAGACGAAAATGGTTATTTCTCTACATTGCGGATTGAAGATGTAAAGAATAAATTACCAACAACCGAGTACTCTTTTTATGATGAGAAGGGATACAATATCATTGGCAAGTGCTTCCAGCACCGAGACTACCCAGAGAATATGTTAGTCGTGTTGAGAAAATATTTTGATGAATATGGTGAGAGAGCAAAACAGGCCGAGAGAAACGAAGGTATTGATTTTAAAGCTATCTCTCATGCAGTTAGAGCCTGTTACCAACTAATCGATCTATACAAACATGGACAAATGTTTCTTCCGCTGCCAGAACATAGCAGACAGATTGTTCTGGACATAAAACAAAGTAAGATGAATTACAAAGCAGAAGTAGAACCGCTGATCGAAAATTTACACTTAACAGTGGAGAGCTTGGCTAAAAATTCATCATATCCAGAGCAAGTAGATGTACAGAAAATCTCTACTTTACTTTCAGATTTATTAAAAAGGGCTTATCGAAATGACTTTTAAAACAAGACCAATCGCACTGATTGACTGTGATGAAGTTCTAGTTGAGGCCGCTATCGACTGGGTAGCCCATTTAAACAAATTGGCTGGTACAAATTATTCGTTGGAAGACTTGAACTACGACTACAACCTTGGTAAATTCTTCAAAGACAACCATGGTATTAAAGATCCGATGGAATTCTGGTACTGTGATAATCTGTATGAATCGCGGGTTCCTAAACCATTTGCAGTAGATGGTCTAAAGTTCTTGCGAGATGCTGGTTTTGACATTTACGTTGTTACGTACTGTGTTGGCAATCACTACCGATCTAAACAGGAATTTATTGAACGTTGGTTTGGAGACTATGTTATTGACATGATTGCAACTGGTTCTAAGCATATGGTGCATGGTGATTTGATTGTTGATGATAGAGACGATCATTTGGCAAAATTTGATGATTTTGTTTTTACAGTGAGAATGGACACACCTTATAAACAAAAGGTTGTCTACGAGCCGAAACACATCTTGAACAGTTGGAAAGATGTTGATAAGATGGTAGAAGAATTTGATAAACATCGTGAGGAACTGATTTATGGAAAATAAAGCTCAAATTATCTACAACGCTATTCGTTGTCCAGATGGCACTGTAATCGAATCTAAGCATCGTTGGGACTATGTTGAACATCTACAAGAAGATGGTCGTAGATACGCCGTAGACGGTGGTGATGCGTATTTAAGACGTGCCGTGTCTGATGATAAGTATGAAGAAATTTCTTTAACAACATCAGCACCACATGAGGAGATCCGTGAGGTATTTTCTTGGACATCAATCAAGGGTAAAGATGGCGAAGAACTGCCAGAGCCAGTAACCAGAAAACTGAAAGATTTGGATGATGGTCATGTTCTCGCGTTAGTGGAATTTACAGAGTCTGGCTATCCGAAATACATCCAACAGATCTTTATCAACGAGAGTAAATTCAGAGGTTTAACTTCATGAGTAAAGTTATTATTGGAGATGCGGTAAAAGCAGTTATTGATGGAGACATTGATTTTCTCCTACATGTGACGAACAATGTCGGAATTATGGGCAGTGGTATAGCTGCCCAGATTAAACGAGAGGTGCCAGATGCGTTTAAAGAATACTCTATGTTTCATGAACTTGGTGATGTAACTTATGGCGAAACAGAGAATGGTAAAGGTGTGGTGATCAATCTGACCAGCCAAACACTTTCCAATCCAGTGAATGGAAGATTCTTGAACTATGGTGCATTTGCAAAGTGCCTGATGGATGCTGTGGAGTTAATCCATAATTTCTGTGAGACTGACCAAGTAGAACTAGAAACAGTCAAAGTCGGATTGCCTGTTAGACTTGGTGCTTGTAGGGCGGGTGGTGACTGGGATATTGTTGTTGAGATGGTTGAATTTATTGTAGGATCTCATTTCCATCTGGTTTATTATGATTTTGACAAGGGGTAATGTATGACAATTTTAGAGAAAATTTCTGCTGATATTACAGCAGCCAGACGCAATCAGAATAAAGTAGAAGTCATTTTGCTGACTACTCTACTTGGTGAGTTGCAGCGTAATCCAAAGAAACTGAACACTGACGATGACGTGATTAAGGCTCTTTCTTCTTATGTAAAAGGGCTTAACGAACGTGCCAGACACTTCATTGAGAAAGATCTCCGTCAACCAATTCTTGATGAAATTGCGTTGATTAAAGAACGGTATTTGCCAAAACAGATGGAGTATGATGATCTTCTGAAGCTGATTACGGAAAACTCATTCTCTAACGTTAAAGAGATGATGGCGTTCTTGTCAAACCATCAGAAAGAAACAGGTCTGTTGATTGATCGAGCAGCAGCCAAGCAAATTTTTGAAGATACCCAAATTTAAGTGTTGATGATTTTATAGAGATGGGTTTATGGGTAAAAATAAATTAATTTTTGGGTGGGGATAAATGATGTTAATTATCCAGTATGCAAATACGAAGAGATGCCTACTGTTAATGGAAATAGAAAGCAAAAATGCGTTTGGGAATGTCCATACTATCGGAAATGGAGAAGTATTATTAAGCGGTGTTTTAGTACAAAACTCCAAGAAAAGTACCCAACTTACAAAGGTTGCTCAATAACAGAAGATTGGAAAAGATTGAGCAACTTTATAATATGGGTTGATAATCAGCCAAATAAAGATTGGAGAAATTCTAACTTAGATAAAGATTTTTTAGTTTCTGGGAATAAACATTATAGTCCAGAAACTTGTGTTTTTATCTCCAGTGTAGTTAATACTTTTATTATTGATAGTGGAAGGGCTAGGGGGAAATATATGATTGGGGTCAGTGCTGAGCAAAATAGTATAAAACCCATATAAGGCTAGTTGTAGTAACCCATTTAATAACAAGGGGGAGTATCTAGGATTATTCCCAACCGAATTGGAAGCGCATCTGGCTTGGAAAACCCGTAAACACGAATTAGCTTTACATTTGGCAAGTATTGAAGTAGACTCACGAGTAGCGTCTAGGTTGCGAGAAATGTATGCACTAGACAAAGATCTAACCAAAATATAGGAGCATATGATGCAACTCACTCAAACCTTAGCACCGGTAGCAACATCTGGACAATCACTACGTACATCGGAGTTCCAGATGAAAATGAACCAGAAGATGTTTGAGATTTTCTCATCATCAATCTACTCAAACAAGATTCGTGCCGTAGTTCGTGAACTGTGCACCAACGCATTCGACATCCATAAAACAACTGGTATTGGTAATGTGCCATTTGAAGTCAGTGTGCCTACCACAGACAATCCGATGTTTGTTGTGCGTGATTTTGGTACAGGCTTATCCGAAGAACAAGTATTTGACATTTACACTGTCTACTTTGAATCTACCAAAGATGGTGATGATGAGGCTCATGGCGGCTATGGTCTAGGTTCTAAATCACCACTGGCTTATGTAGACTCATTTCAGATCCGTTCTTACCAAGATGGTATTCTGAAGTGTTATACATGTTACCGGAAAAATGGTACACCAATGATCTCTCTGATTCTGGAAACGACCACAGACGAACCCAATGGTTTGGAAGTGTCTGTGGCTGTCAATGAGTCTGATTTTAAGCGATTTAACACCGAGATTGGATATGTTTTATCTACATTCCCAGTAAAACCAACCATCGTGAATGGTGAAGTATCTTATTTCAACTTCAAAGAAACAGAGAAAGAATTATTCTCAATCACAAACTTCCCAAACGTAGTGGATAGAGACAACCAGTTCTTTGTTTACATTGAACCAGTACTTTATCCTTTATTGAATGACATGAAACAGATCTTCAAGAACTCGAAGCTGTATAACATGTTTTTCCGTAATGACTCTGGTCGTTATGCATTTAAGTTCCCGATTGGTTCTATGATGATCCCACCCAGTCGTGAACAGATTGATAACACAAAATTTAACATTGATGCTTTCCAGAAATATATGGATAACATTGATCAACTTTATTCAGTGAAACTGAATGACATTTATGAGCGCACTAAAGATCTGCCGTACTGTGATGCATTGACTACTGTCTCAAAAGAAATTGAAGGGATTACTGGTGTTAAAAATTCTGGTCTTCTTGCAACATTCATGGAGAATAAGGATTATATCTATGCACATCCATTTGGTGACATGCAGCAGTATGATGAACGTGTAGCAATCAAAGAAGACAAAACTACTGGCATAATCGAGTACGGGATTGTTAAAAAATTCAGTCCATCAGAGAAAATTAGACTATCGCCTATTGAAAAGGTTATGTATCGCTCACTAAAATCAGGTGTACCATTATTTCAGGCACGATATTTCGATCCGAAGTCCAAAGTAAGCTTCGGGTATAATTCTGGTTGTGAAGAGTTTGTTCCTTATGTCATGGGGAAGAAGCTAGTGATCTTCACACTAGACCAGAAAAATTATCGGAAGTTCATTGAACATTTTGAAGAGCAAATGAAAAGTGATTACCAGCAAAACCAGTTTATTTATATGCTGAATAAGACAAAAGATGAGGTGATGGATGAACTAAACGATTGGAGTTTTTCTGGAAAAGTTACTGACATTTTTCCAAACATTGAAGTTGTTGAGTTTGCTGATATTCGTAAAAAATATCCGTTGTCACGCAACACATCTGGAATGACTGCATCTGTTAGAGGAACAAAACCACACGCACATCTTCTATTAGATGGTGGTAGTATTGTAAACGATGAAACATCAATTAATGATTTAATCAAATTGGTTGATGAGTCTACTGATACGGTAAAGTACATTCGGAGTGATGAGGCATCTGCTACATCATACACCAACATCATCAAGGCAGTTAAACGGTCATGGGCTTTGTCAAATGTTTGTGCTGATTTGTTTGCTGAGTTTGAAGGTACACTTATTTTTACAAATCAGAAATTTGATGTCACTATCGAGAAAATGACAAAGAACGGTGTAGATATTGAGAATGTGACTGATGTTTTCTTTGAGAAGATGAAAGAACACATCCGACAGTATTTTATGACGACTGAGAACTGGGTGTATAACAATTTATCAAATTCAGGATCAGGGAGAGAACTCTTTGGACGCATCTCTTACAATAATAAAATCACCAGTTATTTAGGTAAAAAATATGATGTTTTATGGCACCGGAGAGTGAAAAATAAGCGAGATGAACTATTCCCAAATGCACAAGCACCAGTAACATTCGATACCACTCATGAGTATCTGCGAATTATTAGAAATGCCGACAGCTTTAATAGTATTTTTTCTGTTCATGAGTATAGTGAACTTTTCGAGTACCATAGTGAAGTGGAGGAATTGATTCATTATAAAATGAAAGAAATCGAGAAAAAGATCCCGCTATTGGTTGCGCTATGCAAAAGTGTGGTATACAATAGTGATGAAACAACAGCAGATTTAATTCTGGAACACATGAAAGAAAAAGGGGTTTAAAGATGAGTACTAAAGTAGATCAAGCATTAAAACAGCGTATCTGGGAATTTATGCTGTCAGAAGCCAAACGTCAAAATATTGATGTTCTGGCTGTAAACAAAACAAAGACTGCCAATCAGTTTGGTGTGTCTCCTCGGACTGTTGGTCGTGTAGTAGATCAGTTCTATGGTAAAGATAACAGTGACCAAGAGTCTACAGTCACTGTAGAAGAAACACCAAAAGCAGTCACTGTAGAAGATGTAGTAAAAGTATCAGAGAAGAAATCTAAAGTCTCTGTAATCAACTGGACAATTACACAAAACAGTGTGCTGTTGACGTTATCTGATGGTAATAACGCATCAATCACCAAAGATAACACGAATTTTGGTGAAGTTTGTAAACAACTGCTTGCCGGAAATACTGATGTAATGGCACTGGTTAATCCAGCCAAAAACTTTGAGTATGAATATGGTAACATCAAAGTGGTCGAAGATGGTGTGTTATTTGCTGGTAATAAACTGCCGAAAGAGATCGCATTCTTTGTTATTGATGCAGTTCGTGCTGGTAAACAGGCAGATGTGGAACGATTCGCGAAGTTCCTGAATAATTTGTTAGAGAACCCAAGCTATCGAGCAGTACAGACTTTATATCCGTTCCTGAAACATAATGACATCCAAATCACTGATGATGGAATGATCTTGGCTTGGAAACGAATTACAGGTGATTTTAAAGACTGCTACACTAAAACCATTGATAACACTATTGGTACTGTGGTCAAGGTTCGCAGGAATGAAGTGGAAGAAGACCCAACTCGTACTTGTGCAAAGGGTCTACATTTGTGTGCTAAACATTACTTGTCTAGTTATAGAGGTGATGTTGTAGTACAATGTTTGCTGAATCCTCGTGATGTTGTGGCCGTACCACACGATTATAACGGTTCTAAACTTCGGTGCTCAGAATACAAAGTTTTAAAAGATGTAACTGTTGAATGGGAAGCTGGTAAGTTATAAATAAACTCCCTCCTCTACTCAGCCAGAATATCTCTGGCTGAGTTTTATAAATTTTCCTCAATCCCGCAATGGGAAGTTTTTCTTTTATAGGACAAAGAGAATAATGATTAGTGTAGTAAAAAACAACGGAAAAAGAGAGCCATTTGATGCAGAAAAAATTAATGAGATGTGTACCTTTATCGCAGAAGGTTTAGCTGTATCCCCATCAGCAATCGCTATGAAAGCACAGATTTCTATCTTTGATGGTATTCATACTAGACAAATACAAAAAGAATTAGTTGACGCTGCACGAGATTTGGCGACAATTGATGAACCAGATTACCTAATTGCGGCAGGTCGTTTGATGATGAGTGATCTTCGTAAGCAGGTTTATGGGCAATTCGATCCTCTGCCATTATACGACATCATTTATGAGAATACTTCTCTAGGCCGTTACGATAAAGAGGTGTTGGAGCTTTATACTAAGGAAGAGATTGATTTCTTAGACTCTCATATTGTCCATGAGCGTGATATGTTTATTCCTCAAGCAGCCGCGCTTACATACCTTGAGAAATATTTAATTAAAGATAAAATTACAGGCACTGTGTTTGAAACCCCACAGGTCGCTTTGATGATGATCCCAATGTGTCTATTGGCAAAGCGACTTGACCGTTTGAATCGGATTATTAAATTCTACGAGGCGGTTTCCACGAATAAATTTTCATTACCTAGTCCGATAATGGCAGGTGTACGTAGTCCAACAAGACAATTCAGTTCATGTTGTTTGATAGATAGTGATGATGATTTGGATGCAATTAACGCTACTGCAAACTCAATCGTCAAATACGCATCAAAACGGGCTGGTATTGGTGTGAATGGTGGTCGTATTCGTGCACAGGGAAGTCCAGTTCGTGGCGGTGAGATATCCCACACAGGTTGCATTAACTTCTATAAGATGTGGCAAGCAGCACTTCACAGTTGCTCTCAGGGGGGATTGCGTAACGCATCTGCGACATTATTCTATCCATGGTGGCATTATGAGGTTGAAGATTTATTAGTGCTTAAGAATAATAAAGGAACAGAATCAAATCGGGTTCGCCATATAGACTACGGCTTCCAGATGAATAAGTTACTAATGGAACGAGTCAAAAACAATGAAATGGTATCTTTATTTTCTCCTCATGAGAATAAAGAGTTATATGAAGCATTTTTCACCAATCAGGATAAGTTTGATGAGATTTACTATCAGATGGAAAACAACCCTCTAATACGACAAAAGCGTGTTAAGGCGTTGGACTTGTTTACATTATTTATTAACGAGAGGGCAGCAACTGGTAGAATATACGCAAACTTTGTAGATCATATGAATGACTACAGTGGGTTTGATTGTAAAAATTCTGTCATTTATATGTCAAATCTTTGTGTTGCCCCAGAAACACAAATTTTAACAGATAATGGTTATATCCCAATTGCTGAGCTAGAAGATCAGAATGTCAGTGTATGGAACGGGGAGGAATTTACAGAGACTGTTGTTAGAAAAACTGGCTCAAATCAGAAATTACTTAAAGTAATCACCGACTCAGGCCAAGAACTCTACTGCACGCCATATCATAAGTTTTATGTGTTTGATGGATATGGCAAAGATTATGTCGAAAAAAGGGCACATGAGCTAACTTCCGGCATGAAGCTTGCAAAATTTGACTTACCTGTTTTATACAATGGGACAAAAGAGCTTCCGTTGGCATATCAGAATGGGTTTTATAGTGGGGACGGATGTGCTGTACAAAATACCCAAAGAGTTTATTTATATGGAGAAAAGAGAAAGTTGGCGCACATGTTTGATGTTAAGTGGTCGATACAGGAAGAGCAAAACAGACAATATGGGCACTATCATGGTGAGTTAAAAGAAAAATATTTCGTGCCGATGAGTGAGTATACTCTGCGCTCCCGCATCAACTGGTTGGCTGGTTGGTTGGATGCAGATGGTTGTGTGTATAGAAATGGAGACAATCAGCAATTAGTGGGCACATCAGTTGAGCTGTCGTTTTTGAAAGACGTACAATTAATGTTACAAACGTTGGGTGTTTCGGCAAAAATAAAAAAAATAGCAGAGGAAGGATACAGGAAACTACCACTTAACAACGGCACTGGGGAGTATGGTGATTTCTGGTGCCAAACATCATATAGACTGATCATAACAAGTAACGATGTTTATCGACTATTATGCAATGGACTGAAACTTCATAGATTACAATTAGAAAAGCGTCTACCTCAGAGAGATGCAAGACGGTTTGTTGTGGTGGAGAGTGTAGTTGATAACGGAAGAGTTGACGATACATTCTGCTTTACTGAATCAAAGCGCGGCATGGCGATGTTTAACGGCATCTTGACTGGTCAATGTTTAGAAATAGGACTTCCAACTTCACCAATTTTTAACATTCACTCTCCCGCTGAGGATGAGGACGGTGAGATTGCACTTTGTACATTAGCCGCATACAATTTAGGTGCAGTTGAACCAGAAGAGTTTGAAGAGATTGCTTACATCATAGTGGAGGCATTAGATGAGCTATTAGACTATCAAGACTATCCGGTAAATGCAGCTAAACATGCACTGAAACGCAGATCGTTAGGAATTGGAGTTACAAATTATCAATACTGGTTGGCTAAGAATGGTTTTAAATATAGTACCCGTGATGGAAACAACGCTACCCATGAGTTGTTTGAACGACTGCGTTATAGTTTAATGAAAGCATCAGTAGAGTTAGCTAAAGAAAAAGGTCAATGTGAGTGGTTCTATAAAACCAAACTAGCAAAAGGGATCATGCCAGTTGATAACTATAAAAAAGACGTTGACGCTTTACACACAGCTGAACTGAAAATGGATTGGACATCACTCCGGCAAGACATTTTGAAGTATGGTATGCGAAATAGTACACTGATGGCTCTTATGCCAAGTGAAACAAGTGCAATTATTGCTAACGCCACTAATGGCATTGAACCACAGCGAGGACCAATTGCAATTAAAGCTGGTAAAGATGGCAATATGAAGATTATTGTACCAGAGTACCATAATCTTAAACATATGTATGAGTTTGTGTGGGATATTCCAGATAACACAGGCTACATCGAGAAAGTTGCAATTATGCAAAAATTTACTTGTCAGGCGATTAGTAGTAATTTAAACTATGATCCATTCAAATACAATGATAGGAAAGTCCCGCTAAAAATTATGATGCAGGATATTTTCAGAGCGTACAAGTACGGGTTCAAGACTATCTACTATCACAATACTCGTGATAAACGAGGTCAGGACATTGATGATGTTATGCCTGTTGTTACTGACGTAGTGGATGAATCTACTCCAGAAGTATGTGACGGTTGTGCTATTTAATAGTTCTGGAGCATGGACGCTCCATATTTTAGAGGTTTAAAAATGACGCGAAGTATATTCCCACTGGAAAACAAAGACTACACCAAAGAATTTATGTTCTTTGGTACTGAACCAAACATCAACAGAAACGATGTTATGCGGTTCCCAAAATTTAATGACTTTATAGAACAACAACAAGGATATTTCTGGCGTCCGAGTGAAATTGATTGTACGAAAGATCGTGTTGACTATATGAATATGGAAGAGCACGAAAAGCACATTTTTATTAGCAACATAAAGTACCAGAGTCTGTTGGACTCTGTTCAAGGTCGAGCACCATTGATGGTGCTAGGGCAAATTGTATCACTACCTGAGTTGGAAACATGGTTAACAACGTGGCAATTCTCAGAAACCATACATGAACAGAGCTACACTCACATTCTCAGAAATGTGTTTCGCGATCCATCTCACGTTTTTGATACAGTACTTGAGATCCCAGAAATTATCCAGCGAGCAAAGGATGTGACTCGATATTATGACGAGTTGTATGAAGATGTGGTGCGATATAATGCTGGTCTTGCAGTTGATATGTACCAGATGAAAACTAAATTGTTTAAATGTATTGTGGTGGTTTACTTCTTAGAAGCAATCAGATTCTACGGTTCATTTGTATCCACATTTAGTTTTGCTAAGCGTGGAGTGATGGAGGGACAAGGTAAGATCATGCAACTTATCGCACGAGACGAGTTCCTCCATCAAGGTTCAACACATTATATGCTCACTCGATGGTATGCTGGTCTGGACGATCCCGAAATGACAAAAATTGCAAAAGAGAACGTTCATTTCGTATTAGATACTGGTAAAGAGGTTGGAGATCAAGAAAAACTATGGGCAAATTATTTGTTTCAACTTGGTAGTATTATCGGCCTGAATGCTCAAATTTTGCAGCAATATCAGATGTGGTTAACTAACAAACGAATAGAGGATTTGTTAAAACCAAAAATTCAGGGAAGAGAGTTTGACTTTGGTTATGTTCCGGTGTATCCTGATGTTAAAACTAACCCTATTCCATGGGTAAATGAGTTTTTAGAATCTGATAACGTACAAGTAGCGCCGCAGGAAACTGAGATTAGTACTTATATGGTAGGACAAATTAATGCAGATGTTGATGATGAATTTTTAGGAGAACTTGAACTGTGACAAAACCAAAATTTGTACTTGAAAATGTATCTGATTTGACTGATGATACAGAAGTTAGTCTTATACAAATAATCTATAAAAACGGGGAGACCATGTTTTTATGGACAGTGAAGAGTTACTTTTCATTAAAACACGATGGGATTTATTGGAGAGCATTTACATATCCACAACCACTCAAAATTAACCTTGAAGAGATTATGAGTGTGTGGGTGTGCGAAAATACTACACTCGGTGAACTGAAACAGCAATACACTGAAGAGGGGTATGAAATTGTTATTAAATGAAAAAACTTATCGAGTTTACGGTAAACCAGCCTGCACATTCTGCACACAAGCAATCGACTTATTGACGGCTCGTGGTTTGAAGTATCAGTATATTAATGTAATGGAAGATCCAGCATCATTAGAGATGTTACGTGCAAGAAATTTCCGCACAGTGCCACAGATCTATGAGTTTGATGGGGTATCTGAGGTACATATCGGTGGGTTTACCGAGTTACGAAATCATCTGAACAACGCATAACTTTATGTTTCTAGTCATGATAAATAATTTCATGGCTAGAAATTATCAACAAGGTTATTACGAAGTTCAGAATAAAGACAAGTACTGTGGCACAAAAACCACAATCAGATACTTGTCTTCCTATGAGCTACACTTCTTTAAATGGGCAGATAGATGCCCATCAGTCCTCTCGTGGTCAGCAGAAAATACCATAGTCCCATACTTCAATCCTATAAAAAATAGACAAGCTCGATACATAGTAGACATATATCTGAAATATAAAGATAAAAATGGAAATATCAGAGAAGAGTTGGTTGAAATTAAGCCTGAGCAGCAGGCTAAGAAACCTCAGAAGGGCAGAAAATCTCAGAAAACATATGAAACTGAGATGATGACTTGGATTGTAAATGAGTCTAAATGGAAAGCAGCTCAACAATACGCCAAAGAACGTGGATGGGGATTCCGAGTTATAACCGAGAACTCCATTTTCAGGGGTTGACGTCTTAGTAAAATTCTGCAATAATGTCTCTAACTTCTTAAAAATGAGGATGGAGAAAATGTCTAAATCTGTACCAATTCTAAATCATTTTGTCATCGTTTCTTTTGATAATGGTGAAATTTCGAACGTAGACTATTATTCGTGTGGAGATGAAGCTACTCTACTTGGGTATATTAGCGAACACTACTCAATTAATGAGATGCGAACCATTCAAGTACATAGGCTGTCAAGAGTTTCAAAGGTTAATATCTCAATTACTGTTGGCGATTTAGTGGGGGGAAATTTAATATGAATCAGTACAATTTAAATGTGAAAGATTTAACATTGTTGGCTAACTATTTAGAGAAGCTGCCGATACATTATAGTCATTTTAATATGGTAAGATTTAATAGTGCTTTCGGTACGATACCTGCTGAAATAGAGGAACACTCCTGCGGAACATCTGGATGTGCAGTTGGTCATGCTCCGTTTGTTGAAGGTATACCTAAGCCAGAAAAAGAAGAACTTTGGAGCGATTATTCAGTCAGAATTGCGTTTTTAAACGATGGATTTTTATGCGAAGACCAAGAAAGTTTGTGGGATTTTATGTTTGGTCCTATCTGGTTTGAATACGACAACACTCCACACGGTGCAGCTAAACGCATTAAATTAGCACTATCAAATCCAGATGCCTGTTTAGAAGTTATGAAAATACGGTATCGTGGCGACAGTATTACAGAAAGCTATAACAATCTTTTATTAGAATTGGAGAAATAAAATGAAGATTTTGATTCTATTCTTTTTAGTTTTGTTAACTGGATGTTCACGAGAACATTTCGGAGTTGTTCCGAACAACAACTCATTTAATAAAAGCGATTTTAGTATTCAGGGCTTACAAGGCGTTCAGTATTACGTAAGGGCTGCTGGATATAAAGGTTATATGGCGGTTGTAATCGATTCAGAAACTTTACAACCAAAACGTTGTCAACAATTTTAAGGAGATATCATATGTCAAACTATTCAGCTTTTATTGCAAAAATTGATCGTGTAGAACCAATCGAGAAAGCAGATAAAATCCATGTCGCATACGTTCTGGGCGAACCTGTAATCGTCTCCAAAGAATGGGGAGTAGGTAAGGTGGGTGTTTTCTTTGCACCTGATACACAGCTTTCTGTTGAGTTCTGTGCGAACAACAATCTATATCGAGATGCAGAGAAAAACTCAGACAAAACCAAAAAAGGTTTCTTTGAGAATAATCGCCGTGTACGTGCACAACCATTCTTAGGCATTAAATCGTGCGGCTTCTTTGCTGATCTTTCTTGTTTAGATTGGACGGGTCACTCAATTGAGTTTAAAGTGGGTGACAAGTACGAAGAGATTAATGGCCAGAAGATCTGTCAGAAATATGTCAGTGAGAAGACTCTGAAAGCGATGGGTGCTGGTACTAAGAAAGCAAAAATTACCTTCGCCCCAGAGTTTAAAGAACACGTTGATACTGACCAGTTTAAGTACTATGTTGATCATATTCAAAAAGGTAGTCTGATCTCTATTCAGGCTAAACAACATGGATGCTTTCCTCCGTCTCAGAAGATAAAATTGTGGGGTGGGCAGATAAAGAAAATTGGTGAAATTGTAGCTGGTGATGTAGTTATTGGTTTAGATAGTAACAATAAACCAGCACCAGCCACAGTAACCAATGTTTTTGATAATGGATGTACTGATGAGTGGGTTAGACTAACTTACACTCGTGGAGGCATAAAGGGAAACTGTACTGGAAAAATAATCTGTACTCCAAATCACCAGATTCTTACAGGTAGAGGTTACATCGATGCAAAAGACGTCATTGATGGCGATATGGTTTATAGTGCAAAAACAACCAAAGTACCATCAAAACAAATGATAGGAACATTCCTTGGTATGTTACTCGGTGATGGGTATTTGTCAGAACACAACAATCTTCAATTCTGTCATAAATTAGATCATCTAGACTACTTGAATTATAAGTTGAGTATATTTTCAGAATTTGGTGATAGGACGAAAAGAACAACTAATAAAATTTCTGGTTATGGTTCTAAGACAGTCTTTAATCTTCTTCCAGCAATCTCAACCATGACACAATTATTCTCTAAAAATCAAGTGAAGGGGATTGGTAAAGTTCTTACTGGCGATTTAGTTGAACTTGCAACAGTGGAGACTTTGGCATTTTTATATATGGATGATGGGAATCTCCAACACACTGAGGTGCAACAAGATCGAGCAGGTATTGCCATTTGTGGTATTCGTGATGAAGATGTACATACAATCATCAAAATTTTTAATAAGTTTGATATTTATCCTGTACACTATAAACGAGACTATAACAGATTGAGGTTTAATACGAAAGATGCATACAAGCTATTTGAGCTTATTAAGAACATCGTGCCCGTTTGTATGCAATATAAATTACCCCCAGAACTAAGAACGGGGGTTGAACCGAGCTGGGATTTTGGTAAAGTAGAAGATGGAGTAGTGATGACTCCACAAACTATTATCTCAAACACTATTGAAGTTATGCAGTCAACAAAGAAAGTGGACATCGAAACAACCACCCATAATTATGTGGCTGGTGAAATTTTCGTACATAATTCTTCATTTCGGGTAGCTCATACAAAAGTAGTGGTTGAGTTGCCGAAATGGAAACAGTTAGTCAATAAAATCTACCCAATCTTCCCTGAGTTTGAATGGAAGTGCATTGCTGGCACTCGGCGTGTGGTGTTAAAACCAGAAGAAACAGACAAGGAGGGTTGGCATGGCTCGGAATCTTATAGATTTGAGGTTTTAGAGGCATTAAAACCATATCTAACCAAAGGTATGACCATGTACGGTGAGATCGTTGGCTTTGTCAATGGCAAACCTATCATGGGAACACATGATGTTTCTAAGCTTAAAGACGAACGCTTTACTAAGAAATATGGTAAAACAATCACATATTCTTACGGCTGTAATGAAGGCCAGTACAAGTTTTTTGTGTACCGGATTACATTAACAACTGAGGGTGGTGATGTGATCGACTTCACTCAAGATCAGTTATTGGATTTCTGCCATAACCGTGGAATTCCGCACACGTTTGATCTTGTTGAGCCATTTGTTTATGATGGTGATAAAGAGAAACTGATGGAACTTGTAGAACGTCTTACTGAACGCGAAGATGTCTTGACTGAGGACTATATTGATCCGAGAAGTGTGAGCGAGGGGGTTATCATTAGGTGTGATTATAAAGGTCTTACGCCTAAGTTTTACAAGAGCAAATCTAAGGTCTTCCGCATCCTCGAAGGGATTTACAAAGAAGACAATGTGGATGTAGAAGACGCCTCGTAAGAGGCTTCTTTTATAAATAACTCATACATCTTAAGGAGTTTTTATGAGTTTTATTAATTTACTTGAACAAGAGCTTAAAGCTCTGGAGGAATCAAGTCTTTCTCGTTTACAGAGCAAAGTTTCTGCATTTGAGTCTGGTGCGATTACTGCGTTCCGTGGAGAACGAGATCTTGCGACTAACAAAGCAAACAACCGCAAACTGAAAGCATATCTGATGCAACGTGGTTACTCAGTGACTGCGGTGAAAGGTTCGTACATTGAGAACTTTGGCTCTGAGAATCAGCGTGAAGTTTCTGAACCATCATTCTTTGTTTCTGACCATCAAGGTATTGGTAACTTAGAGCAGACATTGACTGCACTGGGCAGAATGTTTGATCAAGACTCTGTGCTTATTGTACCAAAAGGTGGTAAGGACGCATATCTGATTGGTACTTCTCAACGTCCAGATGCGTGGCCTTCTTATGGCAAACGTGAGATTGTCGGCAGCTCTAAGTTTGGTAAGGTTGCCGGTCAGTTCTTATCTCGTGTTAAGAATCGTGAGTTTGCATTTGAGTCTGTTAAATTTCCAGATACCATCAATGGTAAACGTGGATGGCACATGCTTGCAGAATCAGTGCAGAAATAGCTTGACCAGTTAGGATAAAGTAGTTAAAATGGCTCTATAGAATTCACTATGGAGCCATTCATGTTATACACAAACTCTCCACTTAAGTGGGCTGGCGATAAAATGAAGTTACTACCACACTTACTCCCGATTTTAGAAAAACACCGAAAAGGTACATTTGTCGAACCTTTATGGGTTCGTGTACTGTATCTTTAAACTTTGAATCAGACAACTATTTCCTGTGCGATGCGAACGCAGATCTGGTTAATTTCTTTTCAACCATCACTACCAACGACAAAGATTATTTGCTGACGTTAGCCAATGGATACTTTACTGCTGAGTATGAATCTTATTACACCATACGAGATTTGTTTAACAATGAACCAGTATGGAGCGTTAAACGTGCAGCAATGTTTCTTTACCTGAATAAATTTGGGTTTAATGGTCTGTGTCGTTATAACAAATCAGGTAAGTTTAATGTACCTATTGGAAAATCAGCTTCACCTGTCAGATTACCAAAACAGTTGATTCATACATGTAGTGACAAGCTGAAATTTGCATCTTTCAACAACTATGATTTTAGACAAACATTTAAACTGACTGAATCAATAAACGATGATTTGGGTGTCTTGATTTATTGTGATTCTCCGTATGTTCCACTGACTACAGAGTTTAACTACACTGCGGATTGGTTTAAAGAGCAAGACCATGTTGATTTGAAAGATTTGTCAAAAAGTTCTAAGCATACTGTTATTTTGTCTAATCATCTGACTGATTTTACAAAAGAGTTGTACAAAGATGCTGATGAAGTGTATACTGTTGATGTACAGCGAACGATTTCTTGTTCTGGTTCTGAGAGAAAGAAAGTACAAGAGATGATTGTGGTTTATAAAGGGGAGAAATAATATGTTTGGATTTTTAAAAAATTTATTCTATGAGAAGCAGGAAGAAGTACTACAGACAGATCTATCAAAAACTTCCGAAACGATAGCAAAAATCGGACAGGACGGATTTGTTACAAAATTTGTAGAAGAAAATTTACCAGAAAATTACAACTCCCCGATGATAGATTCTATTTGGGAGAGATTAAAAACTCACAAAGAAATGGAATTTGAGTTTTATCATAAAGAAACTAGGTTAGATAAGTACTACAACTTTGTGTACACTAAAATCCCAATTTCTAATGGAAAAATAAGATTAAATATGTCCTTACATTTCAATCTGGATGGAGAGCCGGTTGGTACTCGTTTAGCATATGATATCTCTGAAAAAAGAAATCCAAATTTGAGTTCAGCTCTTCAGATGGTTGAGACTATTTGTACAACTAATGACCATCTATATCTTCTCTCTTTGTACTTGCGAGATCGTGATGAACTGGTTAGAATGTATAAAGAGAAAGAAATGGAACGGTTTAATGAATATTTGAAACTTTCTGAAAAAGAACCAATTGAGGGAGAATAGACATGAAGATTAACAAAAATGCTTGGCACTTTAAATTTTTAATGGGACTTGATAACAGAACTGCTGAGCGATTGGATTATGGCGGCAAAGTATCTTTCTGTGATTATATGCGAGCATTGGTGTGGAATATGTTGTGGGTATCTTTGGTGTCTATCGCTTTACTGGTACTTGTTTTTTACGCAGTTATTGTACCTTTATTCTACACACTTTTCGGAGTTGGCGAATCACTTATTAGTGAAGGCGTATTTGCAACATATTTTATTATATTGATGGTTTTGGGGATTAGTGGTCTATTTCTAACTACTAAGTGGATCTCATATGAGCTAAACCGAGTTGAAGATTATGAGATTGGTGTAGATGAGTTCAATGACTCTTTTGTACCAAAATATCTACAAAAATATATTTCTTTTAAGTGGCTGTACAACTGGAAAGTTAAGCAGATGAATAAGCCGATTAAACAGACAGTGTACAAACAAAAAGAACCATCTGTGTTTTATGAATGGTATAAATCATTCAAAAATAAAGTATGTCCGATTGTTGAATTAGATGAAGGAGAGAAATAATGGAGAGCTTCTTTCCAACAGCATTGGTAGTTTGTGTTGCTCTATTTATAGTGTTTGTTGTAGCTTTATTATCAACTACACCGAAACAAACCCAAGAACGAAGTTATGTCCATCACACTAGCTGCCTTGATGTGGAAAAGCTAATAGAAGAAACGCCGGAAATAATTCTGTGTGCAAAATCATTCAAAAATTTAGAAAACAGAGAGCAGTTATTAAACTCAGCAAAACACCTAGCAGAACGGGTACTAATAACTGATATACAACTACATGTCAAGTATGTAGTTACACAAAAAGACTTTATTGAATTTGATTTAGAAATAAATGATTTTTCATACACCAAAAAACCAGACAGATATAGTGAGTTGACTATTAATTTTCTAAAGTCTGGATTGATGTCCAAAGCAGACAGATCATTCATTTTAGCGAACGCTTATTTAATGAGTTTAGCTGAAATCAAAGAAAGTTACACCACAGAAAATTTCTTAAAAACTGTGGAAGAGGAAACAAAAATTGAGAGAGGTGAAAAATGTTTGAAGTGATTAATCTTGGTGGAATCAAAACCACCACATCAAAAGCAGCATGTAATCATTGTTACTGCGTAGATGTATCTGGTTCAATGTCATACGATCTACCAAAGATCCGACAGCACCTTAAGAACATCATTTCAGTAGTTACTCAACCTGAAGATACTATGACGGTGATTTGGTTCAGTGGTAAGGGTCAGTGTGGTGTAGTTTTTGAAAACTTACCAGTTTCTGACGTCTCCACTGTACAGATGATGCATACTGCCATTGACAAATGGTTGAAGCCCGTGGGTCTGACTGGTTTTGTCGATCCAATCAACTTGGCAAAAACAATTGCATTCGCACCAAACAAGATGAACAACTTTGTTTTCTTGTCTGACGGCTATGACAATCAATCAACACACAAAGACATATTAGAACGTGTTTCTGAGTTACAAACGGTATTCCATAGTATTACTTTCATTGAGTACGGATTCTATGCTGACCGCGAACTATTGTCTAAGATGGCTCAACAGGTCGGTGGTTTGCATATCTTTGCTGAAGGATATAATCAGTATGATCGTGTGTTTACTGATGCTATCTCTGGTGCTGTACGAGTAAACAACATCACTGTATCAGTCAACAAACGTGCAAAACATTGTGTTTTCATCTATAATGATGACCAAATCCGCATTGTTCCGGTTATTGATGGGCAGGTAACAGTACCGGAAGATACACAGAAGATCTATTCTGTTGTACCTAAAGATGTGCTGAGCAAGCAGCTGAGTGCAGAGCATTTGTACTTAATCGTGTACTATGCATCAAAAACAGATAACTCCGATTTGGTTTGGAAATGTCTGGAAGCTCTTGGTGACGTTGCACTTGTTAAAGCATATTCCAACGCATTCACCAAACAAGAACTTTCTCAGTTTGAGGCTCTGGTTGAACTAGCAGTTTTGGATGAATCGAAAAGATTCATCGAGGGACGGGATCTCAATGCGGTTCCAAACAAAAACACACCAACTGTACTTGATTTGCTGAATACGCTATCAGAAGTTGATGCTGAGTTAAGAATTACATCTAGTTACTGGGAGTACAATAAAACAAGTCGCAGTCGTGAAAGTGCAGATGGAGATAAGACACTCCCACGGTTTGAGTACTCTGAATTGGATAACTCAGTACCATTACATGGTCTGGTATTTAACTCATCAAGACCGAATGTCAGCATTCAGACAACACGTTCTGGTCGGGTAGTATTGCCTGAGAATGATTTTGGTTTGGAATCAGTGCCATCTTTTGTTACACGGAATTACACAATCATCCGTGATGGGATTAAGAATGTGAAAGTTCTCCCTATTGTAGTAACTCCAGAGGGTTATGAGTCTTTAAAATCATTTCCACATGAGGTGATTGAGTCAAATGGTAGCAAGAAGTTTGTCATCTTCAACATAGAGAGTTTGCCAGTTGTCAATCGTTCATCGGTTGAAAGTGTTTCTAGTAAAGAGATGATTGATGCTATTCGTGCGATTGAGATTCTTGCTGTGCGGAATAAAGTCATCAAATATCGACTTGATTCAATGGAAGTTGCCAATGTTAAGACAGCAAAAATGGCAGAGAAGTACGGACAAGAAGCAGCAGATTGGTTAAGCTCAATTGGTGTGCGAGACTATGGGTTTTCTCCTGTAGGGACTACCGGATCTGAAGTGTCTGACGTGTATGAGGCTATCTCCGTCTCTTACAAGATCAAAGGTATGTCATCTATTCCAGCAGTTGGCGCAGTGATCAAGAAAGCTGATGAGATTAAACAGGCTATTGAGTTTGGTAAACCGTCTAAGAAGTCTTTAAACCTACCAGAGTCTTTGATAATTGAAGTTCTGGATGAATTAAAAGACTTTAAAGAGAAAGACCTGCTGGCTTTGCGAGAATCTTCCACAAAACGCAAACGCATGTTAGAAGTGATCTTGGCGAAGAAGGTTTTTGCACTGATTCTTGGTCGCAAGTGGTTTGCTGATACAGATGAGTTTGAGAGTGAAATTGATTTTGGTGAAAGAAAAACGCAAATCACCTTGATCAAATCACGGGAAACTGTTAAGATCTAAACTAGATGGGGACTCCATTGTCCCCTTATTTTTGAGGAAATATCTAATGGGAAATACATATTATCCAGACGGCTGGTGCATCATCAGGTTATTAAACAACGACTATCGAGTCTTTGCCTCATGGGGTGGTGGTTATCTCCACGGTGATAGTTGGAGAATCAACTCAGGGGTTGCATCTTTTACAGAAACTGAAACTCATATTAACTTTATCGGTGACAGTGGTTCTGTGTATGTGTGCGCCAAGTCAACTGAAAATAGACTAACTGGGTATAATATGAGTGTTCTTGATGGGGTTCTGAAAAGGAACGTTGCTGTAATAGTCCAATTTGAAAAATTTAAAGAAGACTTTGAACTTCCTGTTGCGAAGTCTGACGAATGATAGTACAATAAAAGCACAGATATGAGTAGATTGGAGATATAAAATGATCAGTAACAAAGATTTCAAAACAATGGTAGTTAATGCAATCCTTGCGCTTGAACAACAAGGGGAACCGTCTCATAATTCTGAAACTGGTGGTTGTTTTTATCTAATGCATAAAAATGACGGCAAAAAACTTTGCTGCATCGTAGGACATATGATGCCAGATAATGATGTACGAGTCAGAGCAGACTCAAACAGATACACATCAGTCGATGATTTATATAGTATTAATTTCGAGTGGGTTAAACAATTTTCAGAAGAGCAGCTTAATCTGTTGGTTAGTTTACAAGAAGAGCATGATAATTGGACTGATAATCACAGCATCAAGCAAATGAAAATTCTAGCAGAAGAATTTTTTGACGAAAATTTATTTGGAGAAGTATAATGGAATTTTTTGTTTGGTTGTTATCTCTGATTGCATTATTTTCATACATCGTCCCTATGATTGCTTACTATGGTCTACTCTATCTGAACATAGAACTCTATCGGAGAAAGTATAAAGATTTTAATAACGAGTTGATTTTAATAGTCTCGGTTGGTGTTATTCCATTCTTCAATGCGTTATTTCTTCCAGAGATGTACAAGGACTATGTTTTGAAGGATGCTGGTGATGACTCGTAACCTTTTTATTGGCGATCTTCATATTGGTCATAGAGGTGTGTCTGAGAAATTCAGAACGCAATTTTCGTCTGATGAAGAACATGATGAAATTATTTTAGATAATGTTGCGTCTTCTCTGAGAAAAAGAGATACACTCTGGCTACTTGGTGATATTTGCTTCAAGGTAGAGAAGTTTAAACTGTTTGACAAAATCTTCAAAAGCTGTCAAACTACAAACATTATACTAGGGAACCATTGTCATCAGGCTTTTCCTAGATTTTGTTTGGATAACTACACATCCGTTAATGTTTTTGGTTTACAGAAGAAATTTGGTTGTTGGATAACTCACGCACCAATTCACGAAGATGAGTTATATAGGGCGCATTGTGTATACGGTCACACACATAACAAAGTGATTGACAACCCAAGATATCTTTGTGTATCATGTGAACAAGTTGATTTTAAACCTGTGACATTAGAGTTCATACGAGAGACGTTTACATCTCGTGGTGTGCCACTAAAATAGAGGGATATTATGATTTTTCAGAAACTTACCTTAGATGAAGCGGATATGATCTTTCGTGCTGCTAAAAGGAATTCGTCACTTCATAGTCTGCGTCTAGGTCAAGCATTGATGAATGAAATGCCAAAGGACATTTATGAGGCGGTAACTGGTACTGAGTTAGATATGTTTCATTTTTCGGATGATGAGGTTGCAGAACAGTTCTTCTGGAATAAATTTATTTAAGGAGGACTGTTGATGAAACATCTTCTCATTGGTGCTGTTCTAAGTCTATCTTCTTTCTTCTCTCATGGAGTAGTATCGTGTGAAAGGTGGGATAACCTAGACCTAGAACAGAAAGCAAATCTTCATGTTGCTTATTTTCTTGGTAGTGAACATGATTTAGGGTGGACATTATCTGCCATAGCTTTGGCTGAGTCGAACGCTGGTAAATGGAGACTGAACTACCAATCAAATGATTTTGGTTTGTTTCAGATAAACATGGCTACAGCAAGTAGCATTCTTTCAATCACAAATCGTTATAAATTGTTTGAATTGGCTGAAAGATTGCTGTATGATGATGTTCTTGGTGCTGATTTGGCGATAGATGTACTAGAACACTTCCGCAGAGGAAGAATTTTAACAAACAGTGTTTACAAAGAAATGATAATGAGCTACAATCGTGGTTATAGATGGAAACACGATAAAGCAGAGAGAAAGAATGCAGAAGCGTATTATCATCGTGTGCAAACAAACGTCAGAATGTTGAAGAAATGTTCAGACATTAACAATCAAAGTTAAAAGGGGAATAAACCATGGCTACAAAAATGACATTGACTCGTGCACTTGCTAAACTGAAAACCTTAGATGCACGTATCGCTTCTGCGGAAGTAGGTAAACTGTTTGCATACAAAATTGGTGCTCGATTGGCTAATACCAATCTATCTGAGCAAGATTTTTCAAAAACAGTCCAATCAACTTGGGATGAGGTTAATGACTTGGTTCAGCAACGAGTCAAGATCAAATCTGCTATCATGAAGGCAAACTCAGAGACTTATCTGACTGTTAATGGTGAATCTATGACTATTGCTGATGCAGTTGCTCGTAAAGAGTTCTCGACAGTCCATCGTACACTGTTGACTAAGACGATTACAACTCACAATACAATGCTACGAGATGTCACCAAACACAACCAAGGCGTTTCTGAGCGTCTTGATAAGATGTTGGAGTCTTTGGTTGGTAAAGATAAGAAAATGGCTGAGGGTGAGTTTGAGGCTGTTTCTAAGCCATTCTTAGCTCAAAATGAGGCTACCTTGTTAGATCCTCATGCAGTGTACAAGAAAGCTGGAACACAGCTAGAAGAGTTAGAGAAGTTTTTGGCTGAAGTTGATTTCTGCTTGTCGGAGGTTAATGCTAAAACTGAGATTGAAGTTGCCATTTAATCTCAGGTAAATAAATTTGCAATTGTTTTGGTGAATTTCCTAAACAACTGAGCGTTAAGGGGAAGCTGCTCTTGAAGAAACCCCAAACCAACTATTTAATGGTATTTAAATAAAGATAGTGGTGTCAGTGAGTGTATCTCACGACATCACCCAACTCTTAAAGTTTAAATTTTAACCATGAAAGTTGATAAGTTCAAATCTGAAACATTAACCTTTAAAACGGCAAAATGGTAAAGATGAAAACTCATAAAATCCGGTGGTTATGCAAATGAGGTGTAGGTTATGACCTTGGAAGGCTATCCGGCAACCAAACTGATTGCAACCTTTTCAAATCAAAAGCCTGAGAAATATCTCAGGCTTTTGTCTATCTAAACAGTCAAAAATTAATTTCTTCATAAAATCTGCATTCTATACTAGACACAAGTCGGAATTTCGTGTACTATGTTATTAAAGAAACGAAAGATAACATGGAGATAAAATGTCATACATTGTCGGGCAAACATATAATGTAGTTGATGGTAAGAAACCAGATGATCTTGGTGATTTGGATTACATCTGTGCTGTTACTCAAGGAAAATATCATACTGTATCTTATCCAGAGGTGGCAACTTCTATTGCGTTTAACTGGGAAGATATGGATGCATTTTTGTATAAGGGACGGCTTGAGTTGTTTAAACCGCATCCAGTGGATAGAACAGTCGTATTCACTCCAGATAGTTTAGAAAAACGTCAAGTGGTGACTGCTGCAAATAACTACAATGGTGTGATTGTGTTGGGAGTTCGTCATTTCTGTCCATTGATGCGCTATACACTGCATAGATTCGGGATCAAAGGAAGTAGTCCACATGAACAGGGCTTTGTTGACCAGTGGGGCAACTTCATGGATCGGAAAGAAGCACTCGTGGTTTTAAAAACAAATGGTAAGTTCATTCGTGATGATGATTACCTAGATGAACTTTACTCAGAAAACTTACATTAAGGGGAAGCGTTTATGCAAAACGAAATTTTACAACTGAAAGGTAATGAGATTTTAATGTACGACTCAATGAAGAAGAGCAAAGTCGTTGCTTATCTTCTGGGTGCATTATTTGGAGGTTTAGGCATTCACCGCCTATATCTAAAAGAGTACGTTGGGTTCTGGTGTTACTTGACATGCACATTAGCCAGTTTTATTGTGTCTCCATTGGTTGTGGTGTTAGTGTTCTTCCTTTTGGTTGATGTCATTTATACTTGGATTCTATGTGACCAGTACAACAAAGATGTCATTAAGAAAATCGTACATTCTCGTACTCCAGAGAAATCTGAGCGCGAGGTGGTACATGTTCACCACTACAATGATTCTACAGTCACACAACAAGAAGAGAAATAAGATGATTGGGCATCTGCTAGTAAATTGTTTCAAAGTTTTTGGTGTGTTCTTTATTGCACACTACTTTGAGATTTATTGGTTGTTCTGGATATTTTTGTTACTGATGGTGTTTAATTTGCACAAACAACTTGAGCTGGCAAAGAATAATAAGATACCAACAGATTATCTGATAAAAATCGACTTTACTGGCTCTAACTATGCAATACTGGTTGGTAGTGTCTTGACTACATTGGTGATTGTGCAGTATGATGTAGTGAGTGCAGTGTGGGTGTTTTTGGCACACATGGCATCATCTGTCTCGTTGGTTGAACTTAGAGAAGTGACTAAGAGAAGAATCAAGAGAGGTCAGAAGTGAAACATAGTATGAATTTGGAGAAAGTAAATGATTAAGTTATTGCTCAATGGTGAAGTAATTGATGTGAAGTGGTACAAATTTAGTGATGGTGCTATTACTTGTAAAGTTCCTCAATTCAAAGATCCTGTGTTTCAAACTGGTGTGGTGGTGGGTGCTGATGTTTCTACTCCCGACACTCGCAATATAGACACATTGCGCAGACAAGCTGAGCGTTTAGTAAAACGTGCATCTAGTGAACCAGATTACGTAAAATTCGTTGCACAGAATATGGTTCGCATTGCGGATGAGTTTGCAGAAACTCTGAACCGCCTGCAAAATAAATCATCAGCATTAGAGGATGAACTTATAGAACTACGCCAAGCAGTTAAAGATTGTCGTCTTTCGGCTGTAGACGAAAAATTCAAAAGACTATTACAGTTGACTGATGAGGCGAACGATGTCTAATAATAACGGATTCAACGTCTACTTAGGTAAAGACAAAAACGGTAAAGTTGTCTATGTTGGCACAACAATTCAAAAACCTTCAGATCGATGGCGGTGGCATAAACACAACGGTAAAGATCTAGACTTCTGTATGTTTAGAGTATGCGAGTCTACTGAAGAAATGCTTGCATTAGAAAAGCGTTTAATTGATGAGTTCAAACCAAAATTAAACAAGATTGCTCATCGGAAACAAAACCTTAATGTAAAACTATCAGAAGCAGTTCTGTTTGCACGTAAAGGTGATTCAGAGTGGTGTCAGTGTTGTTTAAAACGTAGAGTGAATAAGGGCTACTCTATGTGTCTTAGTTGTGAACGTGAAACTAGAACTAATTTTCGAGGTATGTGATGACCGCTGGTTATTTTGAAATTATTTTAATGTGGTATGTAATACTCAGTGTGGTTGTAGGATTTATGGTTTCTATATTTGCAGGCGTTAAAGAGATACAAGCAGGCAGAAAATATGAGAATGAGATTTATGCTGCTCTAACATCCTTTGTCTGGGGTCCAATGCTTGGGCTTGCTGCATTGGGTGTAATTGTATGTGCTCCGTTTTATCTGTTGATTTGTGGGTTAATGAAAGGCTTAGCCAAGGTATTGGGGTGATTTATGGGAATTAAAGTTATAACAAAGGCAGTCATTGATGGTAAGCCATGTAGTAAAGTATTTCAAAAAGGTGATTTATCTGTATATCAAGTGGACATCAATGATTGTAGTGAAGGTCGAAGGTTACTGTACTTTGCTAAAGGCGAAAATGTCCTTTTCAAGCAAGATATAAGTGCCGGTTGCGGTCAGAATGTCGGTTATATCTCTGGTATCCTGTTTCAAGGAGTTGACTAGAAAGTGACAATACCTACACTGGATCTTCTTTTAAAACTGATCTTGATTAGTGGTAGTATAGCGCTTATGCTGTGTTATATCTTTATTAAAATTTTTGAATGGATGGAATAATGAAAACAGAAGCTGAATTACTTCAAGAGTACATTGACACGTATGCTACGACCAAGACGGGGACAGAACCAACATTCGATGAGTGGTTAAAGGTATTGCATCCATATTTATATGTGATTAGACATAAAGACAATCTTGCTGTTGACGTATTTACTAAACAGATGAAAAAGAAACTAACAAATGCTCGTGATAAAGGTTGGGGAGGTTGGGAAGATCATTATCGTTGTTCTGGTGTTGAGTTAGCACAAATGCTCATCAATCAAATCCATAAAGCCAATGACGGTTGCTTTGTGGATATTGCTAACTTTGCTATGATGCTCCATATGCGAGGGGAGCATGAGACTGTTCTGATAGATGCGCTAAACTCTAAAGAAGGCTCGGATAATGGACGTTAGTAAATTTCTAGAAATTGTCAAACTTAAGCGGTTTGACAATGCGCCTAAAGAAGCCGTATACTATGCAAACGGGCTGTTCTACAATAAAACTTTCATGTGGTACTATGAAACCCACAGTTATCGAGCTTGGGTTCAAAGCGGTTATAGATCAGTATCACAATTAAAACATTTTCCAGACTTTCAGGAGCGTGAAATAAAATGAAAAAGTTCTTAGTTAAAATTTCTTACACTACCGATGGGTCTTACGGCGACTACGACAAGAAAGTAGAAGAAGATGTCGTTGCTTTCGATGAAGACGACTTAGAGAATATACACACTATCCGTCAACGAATTGAAGGTTGGTTTAACTGCTCACCTCGTTTTTCTATTGATAACTTCTTTTATTTAGGTGAAGATAATGGGCAAAATTAAACTACCTGACCTTAGTCCTTATGAAATTGAGGGTATGATTAAGTACGGCATCAACACTGATTCTCCTAGTATAACAGCCCACTGTTTCAGGTTGGGGTATCTCCATGCAAAACAGGAGCCAAACGACACTAAACAAGCGTTACTAGACGCTGGTACTGAAATCGCCATACTCAAAGATAGGATGCGCCGCCTAAAGAAAGAAGTTAGAAACGCAGTTGACAGCGTGGAGGAAAAAGAGTATTGGAATTGTGGTATGGGATTTAGTGTCTATAGCGAATTAAAACATCCATCGACAATTAAAGCCGAAATTCTAAAGAAATTAGAGGAGCTGTTAGATGAAACCAAGTGAAGCGTTACGTCAAATTAGACGAAAAAAGTTTAAATCTTTGAATCCGTTTATGCATGGAATATGCAAATTGTATGCAGTTATAAAAGGTTATTACTTAAGTTCTGATATGAGAGACGCTGGTATTTCTTTTAAAGATTGGCCGGAATTTGGTTTACTCGGAAATACGGGAATTGTACCCAATACACACTGACACAAAATTCATAGACGGGGAATATGAATATTATAATAACTCCCCATACAAATGGTCACGTTTCACAAAACATGGCAGAGCAAGACGAAGATTGCTGGATTTCTGGCAGGACTAGAAGCCGGACAGAGAGAAAATTTACCTACAATTCCACAACAACCAAAAACTCATAGAGATTGTAATTTTATTGGAGACCCTAAAAATGAATAAACTTGAGCTTGGTGATATTTGGGCAGACAAGGATTGCATGGTCTCAATTTTAGGTATGAGCAGTATAATTGAAGAGCCTATTGTCTATGTCATCTATCTGATTAGCGGTGGTTTGATGGAGTGGCCTTTAGAATACTTCAATGATATGGGGCTTGTCTTTAGACGAAATTTTGTAAACAAACTAGACACTCATTTCAGACTCGTATACAATGAATATGTACCGCAAGAGTGGGGTCTATAGGAGAACATAATCATGAACCGAAGGAGAAGACGTAAATGTCTAACGAATTGACTTGTCCTAATTGTAAATCAGATAAATTGTTAGTATACTCTGATACTGCATCATGGATTAATACTGACGAGCATTTCTGTCACTCTATCAAGACACATGATGATTGTGCTAAAGTCTCTTGTTTTGATTGTGGATGGGAAGGAACACGTAAAGATGTAATAACTCATTACGAGAGGAATCGTTAATATGGGACTATATGTTATCGTATACAAGGATAAAGATGCTTCTCAACTTGTCCTAACAAATGAACAAACTAAAACCGCTTGTATATTTTCTGAGTACGCAAAAGCAGCTAGTATTATTTCAGAAGTGTCGGAACGATTAAAGTTTCTTTTGGATGGTGAACCAAAGACATACTCAAGTTTTCTATATTGGGCTAAACCCTATAGAAAAACTGTTAGAGACCAAGACAAAGAAAACTGGGAAAGAATACTAAGCACACTAGAGATTAAGAAAATATCTGAACTTAGTTTCGCAGACGGTACAGCAATAAACAAGGAAAAATGAATGCCATCATATAACGTAAAATGTCAAAACGAATCTTGTAAGAACAGTGAACAAGTATTTGAAATTAAGAAAAAGATGATGGATGACTATCCTCCATGTCCTGAGTGTGGCTTTACCATCGAGGCTGTATTTCAACCAGTTGGATTTGTCCTTAAAGGGAGAGGATGGTGTGGAACTACTCGCCGTTAAAAAATAACAGTAACAAACCTCCGTTAAAATGTGTTGTGCGCCTTGAAACGGAGGCATTCTTCCGAGGGAAGAAGTATTACTACTGCAAGACACTTTCCTACCTCAAGCGAAAATCTACAGCACATGACTATTTGAATGATCAGTTTAAAGAAGAGATGTACATAATAGACTACCCAGAATTTATTCCAGAAATTGAAGGTTTGCAAACTTTACCTGATGGTTTGTATGTGTTAGAATGTCATTATCACCCATACGATGAAACATGTTCATTCAATCTAGAGCCATATAATGACGAGAATCAATCTAGTTGACCCAAAGACTCTCTGTGACCAGCATCTACTGGCAGAACATAGAGAGTTGACCAGAATTCCAAACACAATCAAATCAGGAAAAGCCAAAGTAGATCCAAAGAAAATCCCATGTTCATATACACTAGGTAAGGGACATGTTACGTTTTTCTATGACAAGTTGTATTTTCTGTACAATCGCTATGAGAAATTACATAAAGAATGTCTGGTTCGTGGGTTTAATGTAGAGTGGAAATTTCCTGAACTTGATGAATTGCCAGAGAATTTGCTTGGTGATTATTTTCCATCAGAAATCTCAATCTCAACCAATGTAGAACGAATTTTAGAACGAGCATCAGAGATGAAAGTGATTAGACTTTTGAAAGATGAAATCTCTCTTTCGGACTATGATGCTTTATTACATGGGAGACACCACAATGTATTTATATAAAGGGTACATCATCTATACTGAGTCTTTAGGAAACTTCAGAACCTTTAACTTTAATTTCTCTTACCCAACAAAGCTAGAGAAAAATAAGATCGCACGTCATGTTGAGTCTGCATATGGTGTTGACTTGGGTAATGTTTCAGAGGATAATGTCTTTATTGAAAGTGAAGAAAATATCCCATTTCTGAGGTGACTATGGCTCGTAAACCTAAAGTAGTACCAACCCCAATAATTGAGCAAACTCCATGTACCGAGTTTGCTGTAGGCTCTCAGGTGCTATGTAATCTGAAGTTGTCTTTTCAGGACATGTTCAATCCATGGACAGCAAAGGGAACAATCATCTCCATGTTCAATACAGAAGATAAGCAATTTGCCAAGGTTGACTGGAGTAATGGATGTTTGGCTTATTACCGTCTTGATAAAGACGAGTTGATAGAGTACTCAGATGCTGTACTCAAACAGAGAAAATTAGATGCTAAATCCCAAAAGAGTAAGAGTGTATCGGAATCTACATAACGGAAAACTATCTTTACGTGTTGGTAAACTCGTTGTAGGACACTGTGATTATGTGGAGCTAATCAATCCTAAGTTTATTGTACTTGCTGCCGGAAAACTGAGAGCAGTAGAAACAAAGGTAAGAAATGTTCACGCATTTGTTGAGGGTGAAGTTATTGATATGACTGGTTTTGTCCCTTACAAAGGGAGAACACTCAATTTCACTGAGCAAAAATACGACATATCTAAGACTAAGGGTTATGGCACAATTTGTTACAAGCCTTTTGAGTTGGAAGGCTTCTATCACCAAGGCAGAGAATACGATCTTTCTGCGTTTAATGTAGTGACAATCGACACCATATTCGGTATCATGGGCAAATATATTCAATTTGACGAGGAATAAAATAATGCAATTGATTCTTACAGTAGGTGCACCACGTTCAGGTAAAGATACTTGGGCTGACAATTTTATCAAATCTCAACCAGTACCATCTCAATGGATTAAGGTTAACCGAGATGAGCTGCGGCGAGAATTATATGGGTTCTCAAAGTGGTCTGAGTACAAGTTCTCCAAAGAGAAAGAAAAGACTATTTCTGAGTGTCAATTTGCTCAAATGGAAGCAGCTGCTGAAGATGGTCTAAACATTATTTGTTCTGATACCAACATCAATCCGACCACTCGTGCTAAGTTTGAACAATGGGCGAAAGAAAATGGCTATGAAATTTCATATCAGTACTTTGATGTACCTCTACACATCTTAGAACAACGCAATGCAGACGCGCCATACGGTGTCTCTCCGCAGGTTTTGGTTGATATGTGGATGCGATATAATGACCAGTTTGGTGAGAAGTATGTGCTAAATCCAGAAAATCCACCAGCTATTATTGTGGATGTAGATGGAACATTGGCAGACCATACAGGCATTCGTAAGCCATTTGAGTGGCATAAAGTTGGTTTAGATAAGCCTAGAATGAATGTGGTCAATTTCACCAAGATCATGTCAGAGCATCTACATGTGATCATTCTATCTGGTCGGGATGGGTGTTGCCGCCAAGAGACTGCTGATTGGTTGATGGAGCAAGGTATTTTCTATGATGAGTTGTTGATGCGTACTGCTGGCGATAGTAGATCAGACTACATCATCAAAAAAGAACTGTTTGATCAGGTTAAAGACAAGTACAATATCCAGTATGCAGTTGATGATAGAGATCAGGTTGTAAACTTATGGCGGTCTATTGGGTTAGAGTGTTTTCAAGTGAACTATGGGAAGTTCTAAGGAGAATGTTATGAGAATCAAACTTCGAGAAATTGGTGATTTTGCATCATTAAGTGTTGGTAGTATCATCTATGATGCTGAGTGTGAAGAAGATTTATGTCTGACGTCTTTACCAAAACTGAGATGCACTAACGGCAAGATTGATTATGTTCAACTTTCTCTGGCAGATAGTGCTGGTGTATTTTATACCTACAGCATTACTCCATACGATTGTAATGAGTTTTATTTGGTAGTACCAGACAGTGTGACGTGTGGTAAGACCAGAATGATATCAGACACATTGACTTATTTTGCTGGAGACTATGCAGTATAAAGAAAAGGAGCATTAAGCTCCTTTTCTCTTTTTCCAATCCAAATCTAACTCTTGGTGATACTCCCCGATGAATCTCAGATACGCAGGCAGCACCCCTTTAGTTAAATTTATTTTCTCTGGATTTGGTACATCATACGCCAATGTAACATGAGGTTTATATGGATTATATGTGTGTCTCAGTCCGTAGAATGTCCCAATTTCTAAGTGTCTAGCCTTCAACTCAGGACAATCAAAAGCCAATACAAGTGTTTTCTTATCTTCTCCAAACCAGTCCAACTTAGCACTTGTACCAATCTCACTCTTGATTGATTTCATTTCTGGAACGAATGGAAATCTTGGCTGATCAAAGCTGTACATCATTGTGATATGGAGATCTTCTTCTTTCACAGAATTCTGTCCCAGTCCCAATTCTTTTTGTAAAATCATGATCAATTGTCTTGAGACAGAATCTAACTTTCTTCCAACATACGTACCAGCACTACCACTAACAGAAATAGATAGACTCTCGTAAATTTCATCAAAACGCATTAGGTTCCCTTAGTCAGTGTGATGTACTGATCGAATACTTTTATATTTATGTTGTCAAATTCTACAGTTACAGAAATATCTGCCAAGTCATCATCACCAGTGGTTGGTTCTGAGTGCGTGATGTTTGTTATGAAACAGTCTTGTAGATCATAAGACTCTGTAACTTTATCCATGGCATCTAAGAAGTCTACCTTGATACCAAACTTATACTGCATCCCCTTCTCAATCTTACCAAAGACATCAACATGCTTGCTCTGCTGTCTCATGATCTGAGCATAGAGGAACATAGAAACTATACTCTGCTCATCATCTTTGAATGTGATATTGATTGGTTGCAGCTCTACTTTACCAAAGTCGTTATAGGTGTTTCTTCTGTGTGAAATTTTAATCACATCAAAGGAGATATCTGGTCTGGTGATAATAGATACTTGTCTACCAAGAACATTAGAAATATTTTCTGGTAGATTATAGAATGTTACATAGAACCTGTCTATTCGCTTAGATTTTGTACCTAAATTTTGAAAGTTAATATTCTGCATGATTATGTAATCCATTTCTCAGAAATAAGCTGTTCTGGAGTTGGTATAGCCTCCTCAGTCTTATTGAAAATTCTCATTCTGATGTCTTGAATGAATTTATCATTCTCACCTACTGGATAGCGTAAAGTCACGGGAACATCAAAACTCAATGTCATTAGCACAACTTGTTTATTTTGACCCATTGGATACTGGATCTCTGGTTGAATGCCAGCCAGTGTAATCTCAGTGATATAATCACCATTCAGAATGCTAGAGTCTATTTGCAACGCTACTCTTGGATGAAATATTAGCAAAATCTGCTCAAGTATCTCCATCAATTGAGTTTGAGAGTCTGCATAAATCGACAGTTCCATTTGCATCTGAAATGGGATACCAACCAGACGAGAGTAAAATTTATCATCTATTACCAGTTCATCTACATGAGTGTTTGGTAATTTACGTGTTGGATCTGGAGTCAGTGCAGTCATGTTGACCGCCATAATGGGTACACGTTCATTGGTAAAGGATTCATTCTTCTTCAATAAAGCAGCAACCACACGATCCATGTTGCCGTAAACAACTGGTACTGTTTTCAATGTCGTCTCTGTATTGTCTTTTGGTACTTGAAATCCTTTAAACACTCTGATAAACTGACCTATGTACCGTTCAATTTGTTTGGACTTTCTATAAGGATAAAGCATTCATTGCTCCTAATAACGTACTCAAGAAGCTACCAGCTCTTAGTTTCTTCCTGTTTCTAAATCGTCTCTTGGCTATTCTGTTTCTTGATGTAGACATCTTGGCCACACTTCTATCTACATTGTTAATGACTCTTCGTCTTTCGTCTTTTCTATTCTTCTGGATGGGTACAATATCAATCACACCAGGTTCTATAAAAAATATAGACACTGGATGTTTCTTTCTACCACCAGTCAATATACCTGTTCCATGTGGATCTGAGATCCCATAGTACCCAAGAAAGAGGAACAGTTCTCGCCAAACAACTCCAGAGTTTGCCCTATTCTGGGTCATTGCGATTTCTCGTGTCATATCCCAAAGTTTTTGAAATGGGCTACGTAAGATAGATTTTGATAACGAGGTTTGAACAATCTCTGCAATTACTTCTTCATCCAGACCTTGATAGTTAACCAGTTTGAGAATGTCAGATTTCAGATCAGTTGTGTTATACGTTTTAATGTTCTGAATGAAATTTGCTCTGGTGTTAAATCTGAATACATGAGCATAGAATGCAGCATCCTTTACCTTTCTACCAACAACATCAAACACACTATGACCTGTCACGCCAGATGGGACTCTGACGGTTGGACGTTCATTTGTTTTTAATCTATCATCATTTGAGAAACTAACAAACATATCCAGACGACCATAATATAGTCGCCTAAGCTCATTCACGTCCATCACTGAAGAAGTACCAAAGCCTTCTTCTAACATTTCGTTCATTTTCTCTTCAAACATAACATTCCTCTACAGCTTATTTATCGTGTAAATATACAGTAATATAGGTGAGGTAACAATGCTTCCAATAAGAAGAATCGGAAAAATTGGTGTGTATGGCACCAAGACCAGATTACTACAAAGACGGCTATCATACGAGGTGTATGGATTGACGTTTAAAACCGCAGTAGTGTGGAGATATCTAGGGTCAAAAGCATCCCTATCCCCAGAATTAACAGATGTTCAGACTAAGGTGTTCTGGGAAGTTCCAGATCGTGCATATCATGAAGAAGCAGTTCAGATTCCCATCGGTATGGAACTTCTACCGGAGGTTAAGGCAGATTTCAGTAGATTTGGTTACATAGACCCGTTGCAGAATGAAAACTTGTTCAGAGTGCATATAGACGACTTTGAGCCATTGGGTAGGTACATGGTTGTTGGTGATGTATTCGAGATGCCTTTCTTTGAGAAGAATGATCAGAAGGTGTACTGGGAAGTAACTGATGTGGACATCAAGTCAGAATACGAGAAGTTTATCGCAATCGTCCATGCTTCTCCACTCGGTGACTCTCGTAAGACAAACTCAATTTCTGTTGATCAGTCTAATGACTCATTGTTGACTGACTTAATGAATGAAGCGGACGAAGAGTATCAAGATCAAGTTCCTGTACAAGATTTAGTACTTGATACTGATATTGAGCCAGTTGATTTTGACCAGAGAAGTGATTTAGTGTCAGGGTTCTTAGATGACCCAGACAAGATTTTATAAGGAATAAAGAATGTACCAGATGTATGATACTTTTGAAGAATTTAAAGAAGATTTATTGCTTGCCTTGGGTGGTAACTTGGTTGATGTTGAGCTAGAAGACAAAGACTATGCCTATGCGTTCAGACGGGCTATTGCTAAGTTTGTTCAACATGGTAATAACAGCTACAGAAAAGCATTTCTCCCCATTGAAGTGGATAAGAACACAATCTTATATCCACTACCGGAAGCTACTGTAGATAATGGTCGTATTGATACCATTGTAAAAATTATCAAAGCTAGTGGTGGTTGGAACATTGATGATCCTTTCTCCATCGTTGCCTACAATGATATGTTTAACGGCGTAGGAACGTCTACAGGGGGTTGCAGAGGTTGCTCGACTAACTTCCTTCAGTATGAGCTTACAATGCAGCAGATTGAGAATGCGAAGCGATATATGGTGTATGATACTCAGTTCATTCATGACAAGTTTAAAAACACCATCATGTTTCTAAAAAAACCTGACTTGAAGACAGTATGGCTACTTGAGTGTTACTTGAATCTTACTGAAAAAGAATACATGAATATTGATTGGGTATTCAGATGGACGTTGGCTGAGCTGAAACATACTTTAGGCATTGCGTATCGTAAGTTCCAGAGTTTACCTTCGCCAACTGGTGAGACTACGTTGAGTGGTTCTGAGTATATTCAGGAAGCCAAGGAAGACAAAGAACGACTGATGGAGGATATTCAAAATGGCGTAGATGGAGAAGCATCATACGTTGAGATCCGGTTTGGATAAAAAGAAAGGGAGCTAGATGCTCCCTTTTTCATTACTTGTTACGATTCTTTGCTAATCGTTCGCGCAGTGCTTGTGCACGAGACTTAGCAGAATTTTCTGGCTCTGGCTCAGATTCTGTTTCTTCCGGTTCAGAAGTTTCTTTCTCTTCTTCCTCTGGAGCTTCGTCAGTAGCAGCTCGGCGTTCTTTTAAACGTTCGGCAGCAGATTTCAGTTTCTTGGGTTCTCCACTACCAGCAGCGTCATCGTCATCTCGACTAGATGAAGAACCAGACTTACGCTGTTTCTGCTTCTCATCTTTCTTGATGGCTTCCTCCAACCACTCTTCTGCATCTTCCAACGACACAGAATCAGGTACTAAATCTAAATTCTCGTAGTTATAAGGCTCAACCACTGAATCTTCAAAAGCAGCCAATTCATCATCAGATACTTGTGACCGGTAGTCAAAGTAAGAAGACGAGTAGTCTGGAGTGTCTTTTGTACCTTTCTTGATTGATTTCTTAACCCACAGCGGTGTGGTTAAGATAGAGTCTTCATCAATCTGACCTTCAGCCAGAGCATTTTTGATTAATGCTTCAATGGCATATGGTACATACATCAGTTTCACTTCATTACCATCATCAGCAATAGGCACTTCAAACGGAGCTTCCAGAACAATCACAGACATGATTGTGGTGTCTTTCGGGAACCAACGTTTTGCTTCTTCTTTCAGAGCTGGATCATTGCGGTCTTTTGATTCCTGTAACAGATCAAAGCCACGCTGACAGATTGGGCACTCTTCATGGTCGTTGTTGCGGCGACAGCTAATCGCAGACAGACCAGAGATCTTCATGTTTGGACCATGAGATGAATAACGATGCCATAAGTTACCATTCTCATCTGGTACGATCAGAACTTTCACTTTCTCACCAAACTTCATGTCGTAGTATGGTAAGATGCGAGCATCTTTCTTACGACCACCACTGCGCGATTCTTCTTCTTTTTCCAGTTTTTGTTTCAGGTCTTGACGGATTTTAAATTTGTTCAATACAGACATAGTGTTTTCCTTTTTCAACAGTTATTACATTAATGGACAGGTGCTACGATAACAGATAGTGGTTGTGCTGTCAATACAGCAGTACCAATATTTGTGATGAAGAATGAAACTTTCTTATCAACATCACACTCAGAAGACCGCTTAAGTGCTAACTTAAAGGATTCTAAATCCCACTGGGTAGTGGGAATATCACTCTCAGAAACATCGGATGGGAATGTTTCAACAAACGAATCACTTTCACCATCTGATACAGTAACAATCAACTCACCATTGCCTGATTTAATGGAGATGCGGCGATTCTCGCGCTTACCAGTAAATGAGATGGAGTTGAATACTTCAGTCAGATAATCGATAAAATCTTTACTAAATTCAATCACATCGCCATAAATCTCATACTCAGGCATCACTTTTGGAGCTAAGATGATGTTTGGATGTGACATGGTATAGGTTGCTTTACGCTTGCCTTCTTTGATCTCAATGGAAGAAACAAAGGTACTGCCATTTGATACGGTAACGGATGCTTTGTCTTCGTTAAAAAGAGCAAGACGACTCTGTAAGCCCTTGGTTGATGAGATTGCCATGGCTTTCTCTGACAGCTTACCTTCAACTTGGTCAAAGATCAAGATTGAGTGGTCTTTATTACCAGCTCGAACTTGTGTATGATCTTTTCCATCCAAAGTCACAGGCTCAATGATGGCCTCAGAGATGCCAAGTGTGGTTAATTGTTCAAGAATGTCTTTCAACATTCGCAGATCAATATTTGATTGTACGACTGGTTTAGTCATGTTCTACTTCTTCCTCTCTTTTGTGTTTATCTTTGCGCTTGTACACTTTACCAGACTCTTCAACTTTTGGTTTGTTGAACTGGTAGAGATGTTTATGCACCAGATTCTTCGGTTTCTTTTTCTTCTTTAGTGCTTTGTTCACCATCGAGATACACCCTCTTATAAGTCTCTAACATTACTTCTGCGATTGGAAGATACTTGGTGTCTCCAACAACATCAGCATAGGTTTCATCCCATACTGTATAGATCCCAGTAGTTTTGTCAAGTGTTATCTCGCCATTCTTGGTGATGAATACAATATCATCACCATTTTGGTTGTCTAGGAACATTATGCTGCCTCGTCTACTGCATTTTCAATACTGACGTGGGTGATGTTATGCTTTTTCATAAGATCCATAAAGATATCAAAAGCGGCAGCAGAACTCCATACAGCAGGAACACCCTCGTGTGTGCCTTCTTTCATACCAGTCAGAACACAACCATCAGAATTACGTGGATAGTTACCTATATGGAACATAATGAATGTCCGGTTTGGTACATTACAGATTTCATATCCTTCCTTGTACTTCCCCTTTGATGTACGCTCTACTACTGGAGACTGCCGAAGTTTAACCTCATATAAACCAACAGGAACACATGATTGACCTCGTGCATTATCTAGCCAAGGTAGTTCTAATGATTTTAATACAGTACCACATGGGAAAATAATGTCTCCAACGGTTGCTGCACTATGATGATTGTAACGGATGATTCTAAGAAGACTCATGATGGTTTCTTCCTCTGGTTCTTCTAATAACTCACCATGAATGGTGGTTTGATTTTCTGATGTTTGCCCAAAAAGAGACAAGATGTATCGAAAAAGTTCTTTCATGTAATTTCCTTATGCAACCATTGGTGGTCTTGGTGTTTTAAATGGAGTTTTATCTACCTCATGACCAGAGATGATAATGTCTTTCCACTCTAATGATAACAGATCGTCCAAAGATTGCAAGTCTTTATTGATGGATATGTTAGCTTTTACATTCAAAGCACTTCGATCTAAAATCTCATCAACATACTCAAACTGATTATCATAAATGTGTGCGTTTGTAATATCAGCAGACAATGCACCAAGCGCAAAACCAAGCATCTTGCATAACATCATCTGAAATAGACGGTATTGTTGAATGGCAAACAACATACCAAATGTAACATCGAGACTTCGATTAATGAGTTTTACGTGTAGAGTTAAGTTGCCCTGATCATTTGGTAGAACTACATACTGACTTGTATGCCAACATGGAGTTAGTGGCATGAGATGTTCTTGTACTGGATTCCATAAGGTAACAATATGGCGTCTACCAGTCGGGTCTGCTCTCAAACCACCAATCAGTCTACGCAATTGATCGATACCAGATGAATCCAGTTTATCATAGTCACTTCTTACATCCCAGTTACCACCAGCATTTCGCCACTGCATTGAGTACGCATGACCTAGATTTCCTTCTGGGAGGTGTGATAAACCACGTCTATCTAAAAACTCACGAGTAGTGTTACCACGCCAGAAATTACATCCTTTCTCTTCCAGTTTCTTAGTTTCAGTCTCACCACGCAAGAAAAACATAAACTCTTCAAATGCCAGACGCATTGGTAAGGGACGATGTGTTACAACGAAATGTTCTCCCTCTGGGATAATGAATTTTGCATCAAAGATAGTTTTGCACACATGACCTGTGCGCTCATTTTTAACATCAACACCAAAAAGTAAAATATCTTGCAGAAGATCTAAGTAACCGTCTTCTCCATAATAGACAAAATCTTTCATTTCTTTGTTCCTTTTAATAATCGACTTTCACCAAAGCTACCCACAACCTCAAGCGGATGATCTTCAAAAAATCCACTATTCGGCTCGATGCTTTTCATTTCTGTGTCATTGGATGGGAATATACTGAGTTGATGAATATAAATCTCATCAACAAAGCCAGACATCAACCACTCATGGTATGTTCTAGCACCACCGAGCACCACAATATTTTTTAATTGAGCTAGTGCATGAAAGTATACTGATGCTACACTTCCACCAACCATCATTAGATTAAAGCTAGATGCAAGATTTTTTCCAATATCTTCTTTTACCTGTGGACCACAAGCAGCAATAGATCCACCCTTCTCCATCAAGAAATTTCTAAAAATTGTTCTATCCAGAGTCCTAACACTTGTATCTACAAGTGGATGGTCTACAATATTTTTGAAAGTATCACCATCCTTGTAGCAGTAGTTAAAGTTCATGTCAGTACATGCAATCAGTCTAACTTTTGGAAGCCACATAATTACCTCTTCGTATTTTTAAGAATTTGACGCATCTTATCTTTCCCAGTAGAGTTCATCTTACCAGAATCATCAGACTTGTCAACTTTTTTCACCAACGGAGATTGACCTAAGAATGGTTGATCTGACACTCTCAATGATTTTGGGCACCGATACATGATGATTGGTTTCTTACTCTTAGCACCGTTTCGAATTTTTAGTTGCTTGAGTTGAAACTGATTATTCTCAATGTCTTGATCAGTAGCTACCAAACCAAGTGACCAATCACTGCCGTTTACTGCTGATAGACCACCTGCAACGTGTTTTGGTGATAAGTCAACAATACCATCTGCATCTCGGTTTAACTGACCCGCTGTGAGACAATATAAATCCCATTCATCTGCAATACGTTGGAGTTCAAAGATCTTCAACTCATCCAAGTCAAACTTGTTCATTGAAGATTGATTGACACCAGTTAGTCCCATCAGTGCAAGATAGTCAACAATCAAATAGTCTGGTTTGATACCATACTTTAACTCATATTCAAGTAATACGGTTTCAATATCAGTCTGAGTTGAACCAGTTTTAAGGCGCTTAATGACCACGATGCCTAGATTTTCTTCATGCTCTCGGTAAAATTCTTCAAAGCTATCTGCATTGTCACTGTGTTTAGCTATATCACCACCAGTGAAAATACAGTCCATCCGTTTGGCATAGAGAACATCTTTCAACTCTAGTGAGACGATAAGGCCATTATGTTGTTTCTTTGATAGCCAGTAAGACATGTTTGCAAGCATGACCGACTTACCAGCTCCAGTAGAACCATAAACAATGCCCACTTCTTTCTTGCGGATACCGTTTAGAAGGTCATCTAACTCTTTGACACCGAAATAAATCTCACCACTCATCTCATCAGTGGTTTTGATACGTTCTGCTGCTGAGTCAAATAGTTCTACACCAACCGAGTCATCAATTTTCACCATGAGAGCTTTTCTGACTAAATCAGAAACATCAGCAAGTTTACCTTCTTTAATCAAATCAACTGAGTCAAAAACAGCATTAGTCATTGCAGAAACTTGACAAAATTCTTCAAGTTCTTCAATCACATAAGAGATTTGATCCTTGTCTATTGAACGTTCGTCCAATTCGATTGATGTTTCTGCTTCAATGATGTCTACGGTCGGAATACCTTTATGTTTCTGGTAGTATTTTTTAATAACCTCACATACCCGATCAAGAGGCTTTTCAAAGTATAACGGATCAATAATCTTGACTACCTTTGCAAACACCTCTTTATCAGCGATTGCATACTCCAACATCAGTTTTTGTTTTTTGTTGATTGTGCTCACATCTACTCCTCATTCATCCATAGTCGCAATTTTATCTTTGCTTCTTGATAGTTGTCAACCAGAGAATTTTTTATTATCTTAGCAACCTCAATAATCCCCAAATTGCAGACAGCTTCATTCAAATCTTTGTATTTCCAGTTCGGAATAATCATTTTGCAGTTTGGGTAATCTTGCATTATCTGTAAAAAGTTGTCAGTGTTTCTGTCAGGGAGAATCCACCACTCTGGACAGTCTTTCAACATATAAGCCTGTTTCTTTGATAGTTTGGAGTGCATTGTTGCCACTGTATTAGGAAAACACTTAGCATCAACAAACCCCTCTACGATGATTGGGATTCTGGGTACTGTTCTTTCTGGAAAGTACAAAACACCATCGTTTATGGTCTCTATGATATATTTTGGACCATTTGTACTTCTGGTGAAGATCTGAAACCCAATGACCTTATCATAGTAGTACATAGCGCCAGCAATCAGATTTTTGTAAATTCCTGACTTAATGAAGTAAAAATCATTTAACTCTACGTGGCGGTTTGTTAGCGTTTCTCTCCAGCTCTTTGCAAAGTTGGATGAATCATCTACCAGTGGAACCCAATCTTCTGGTACGAGTATTTCTTGATAGCTGTTCTTCTCATAAAGTTCAAGATCAAGAGTGCGCTTAATTGCATCTGCCAATACATTTCGTTTTGCGTTGAGTGTCATTGGGATTTTAACACCTATTGCATCCATGAGATTGCGAAATTTTCTACTAATCGGTGTGTCTATCTCGTATACAGTAGATGAACCACAAGACGCTCTGAAGCAGTTATAGATGATTTTGTCTTGTTCAAACTTGAAGCCACCAGTCTTCCTATCGCTTTTACACATAGGACAAATCATGGTATGGAATCCAGTCGCTTCTTGTCTGGACATACCAATCGCACCAACTATGTCAGATTGTAGTCTTTGAAAATCTTTACTCATAGCATTACCATTGAGATTATTTGATTTACAGAAGTATACTTGTGCTGAGCTAGTATTGAAAGATTTTGTTTTAATCTTATAACCAGAAGTTGGTTATCCTCATCAAGAATGTTCCCATTCATCAGTGCGATCTTAAGAACATTTTTCGGTGTGCGATACATAACACCTCTCAAATTTGGCGACAATAAGACCGCAAAACCAATCTCACGAATTAGTTTTTCATCATTCTCTTTACTCATTGCGTTTAGTACTGTTACACGCAAATCCCTATCAAAACATAGACATTCTGATGTTGCTATATCAACAGACTCTTCACCAATCCTACAAAAATGTATTACAACACGCATCTCCAATGGAGAAAGTAAGTGATTTTCAGATTGTTTTGCCATTTTTGACCTCAATAAATAAATGGTATGTGAGAGAAGAGGACTTCCATGAGTGGTAATTTATTAGACATTATAGAGACAGAAGACAAAGTTTACAACTGTGTTATTGATTATATTTCAAAGCGCCAGATCATAATTTATGACCTGACTGGGATTAATGATGCGACTGTTAGATTATTGTTAATAAAATGGAAGATGAACTTCCCCAATCTTAGATTTTCTATTTTTAAATCAATATATTATCCAAACGTACCACTTAACAAACCAGTCATTCTATCACTAAAATCAGTAAAATATTGCAATCGTTGTCTTAAACCCACCAAGCCAAAACGCTCGGTGGTTAAGATTGTTGCTTCACCAGACAATGCCTGATGGATTTTTAAGTTTGTTCATTACAGCCACAATCATAATAGCATACGCTATAGCGTGAGATTTTTTAAAATACGCTGTACCGTCTAATGGCCTACTGTATAACCTCTTCCTTACTGCAACTTGATTCTTTCTGTACTGGGGTATTAACCCAATCTTTGCAGGACGAATCAGAGCAATCATATCTGCAAGCTCTTCCACATTAGTCGGTTGGATTTTAACCACAGTCTCATAGTGATTAGCTATGTGTGGTAGTCTCTGTACAAACAATTCATCCATCAACCAGTTCCAATCTGGCTCTGCTTCTGCTGCCCTAAGAACCTCGGTCTTTGTTTTGAAAATGTCATATGCTTTGTTGGTTAGAATATCCACCTTAGAAAATCCAACCTCATCCCCATACTTGTAGTCAAACGCACATAACCCAGTCACCGGATCAATTGGCACTGGCTCCAAATAAACGCCAGATGGATGTGGTAGGATTCTATGGGTCTCTTCGTTATAGACCATAGCACGAGTGCCATAGTCTTCTCTATTACACTGAGTGTTTACGTCTATGTCTACGTCAAAACTACGTCTCGCTAAGGACATACTCAATCATTTCCTCAATTTCTTCTTCAACAAAATTATCATCAAAGAACCCAACTTTCAACTCTTCAAAAATATCTTCACCATCTAACCACCGGAAGTACTGTTCTAACTCCCAATCCTCTAGGTTATGGTAGCGTTTATTTCCCATAGCTGCCTTTATACCATCTTTTGATGCAACTTGACAATCTTTGTAAAGATATTCTGTAACGGAGAATAACGCATTGATAAATTCTTCATAGAAGTGCATGTACTCACTAGAGATGTATCGAGCCACTTTGAAAGAGTACTTTGTTTTGTCTAGTGTACTGAGATTACTTTTGATGAATGCTTCTCGTACTTCATTTAAAATAATTTTTCGTTCGTCTGGTGTTAATGTGATTGAGATTTGCGACATCCTAAACTCCTGATAAGAATTCTTGTAACAGTAAGAAATTTCCAGTACTCATATTTTCGAAAATATCTGGTCTGATTCTGGAAATGTATTCAAACGCCACCTTACCTTTAATTATAGCGGATTTCACAAACTCCTCATCTTCAAACTGTTCTTTGTGTTTCTGATAAAATTCTTTGGAACTGTTACCGATCATGATTACATGATGCTTTTGTAACCAAATCCGGTAACTATTTTTGTTGACACTATCGACCACAGAAACAGCTTTCACAAAGTTGTCAATGTTTTTCTCCGCATAAATGTAGCATAAAAGAGAGTCAGGCGGGGTTTCAATTTCATAAGAGAAAATAATAAACCGCATGACCACATTATAAATCACACTCTTCCTAAACGCAGCTCTCGATAAATTGTACTCATTATCTTTCATGAATGATAAAGCAGCATCTTCATATACAGTGTCTGCACAAATTTCTTTCAAAGAAAAACACGTCATTTCGCTCATGTGGTTTTCTATGGTAGTCTTTTTCACTGCCTGTTTTCCACACACCGGACAGATGAACTTGTTTGTGATTGGATCTTGGATGATAGGTTTTTTAAAATATTGTTCTACATCGTTAAAAATGGAAAGTGACATCTTTTCTACTCCCTGTTTTCAAAGAACTTGGTTATTTGTGCTACTTCTTCTTTGGTTAAAACTTCTTTATACTCAGCAGCATCAGAATGTGTTACATTGTAAAACTTTGCAATCATGTCGATTTCTGGCGTCTTTTCTGCTTTACCTTGTTTCTTAAACGCATAACGAGTGCGACTAATGCCCCCATTTGCTGCTATAAACAACTTTAGAAGTAACCGTGGGTGTTTGGATAGACTAAACACTTTATCAGGCACAGTATGCGCTACAGATAGCGTATGGATAGGTCTAACCGCTTTGTCTGTTGGTTGCCACATGAGAAGAACATATGGTGACAGTTTCTTTACCTCTTCGTCAGACATATCATCAACATGACTAAGATCACCAGCATTCATTTTATTAAAAAAATCGAAAAGGTCTGAGTTGTTTGACATAATATTATCCTAAAACCGATTCAGAATCTCTTGCTTGATTCTATCATCAGTGTGCAATTCTGCAACTTTTTTAGCGTGTTTCTGTTTTCTTTCAATCCAAGCAGCAACAGCCTTTTCTTCTGTATCAAAATACCCAACATGTTCTTGGACTACTGTAAACGGGTTTGAGCATCTGACATGAAACTTCTCTGATTGTTTTTGTTTCGTAAGACCAAGATGATTGCAGACTCCGATCTTAAACTCGGTGTTCTTGATGAAATGGTGAGTCGTTTTATCAAGAAATACCACAGTTTCTTCTGAATAATGAGTACCATCACCAAACAATACATTGTTTAGAACAAAATCTTCTTGGTAGTTTTCATCAAACCATTTCTTAAAATTTGAGAATATCAGCCAATCAGGACTCATTGTATAGCCTGCATCTGGTTTGTGGTAGCACCGCTTCAGGATATTGCACCATGCTTTGTATGCTTTGCAGTATACAATCTTACCACGTTCTATCCATTGTGTTGGTGTTGGGATATCTTTCACACCAACACCATAAAATCTAACACGCTTCGTCATTTACTCTTCCATAAAAAAAAGTTCATAGATACATGCATCCAAAATAATTTGTTGGTTTGCAGTTCGAGTACCCATGTCCAAATACTTTGCAATTTTGATGATTGCCATAGCTGGATCTGAGTATAGTTGGTGATTCTGGTAGAGTTGCGTATAGAACCAATCATAATTGGCATCGTCTACCAGATGAGTTAACTCAAGTAATTCTACAGGATCTACACTGTCTTTACTACATAATTGTTCCCACCTATCTAAGTCTTCAGATGCTTTTGTTTCGCCCATAGGTGCGTAAAGAGTTCTGAACCCGTTTCCATTATCATCAAATGGAGATGATTGTTCAATAGAGTTTAAGATCTTGCGGAAATCTGGATAATACAGGTCAATGTGTGCCATGATGAAATCTGGATTATCATCTAATGGGAAAATCTCTTCTTTATCCAGAATCTCAATGACGCGATTAATCACATCATCAACATTGATACCATTTAAGTCCAACATTGTGAATCGACTCATCAGTGGTGCGGGAATGCGAGATATTGTGTTAGCCGTGGCAATGAATCGGATATAGTCTGAGAACTCTTCTGTGAGTTGTTTGAGTGCGTCAAATGCGTGTTTGGATAAACGATCCATTTCTTCTAGGTGGACAATCTTGAATTTTCCAAGTGGTGCTTTCTTCATCCATGGAGCTAACTCTTCACGGATTGCAGCAATCCCAGTATCTGCTGAGCAGGCCATAACCTTAAAATCAGCATCAGTTACACCTAATTCTTCTTTCAGTAGACGAGCCAATGTTGTTTTACCAAGTCCCTGTGAACCTACCATCATCACATTGGGGATTGATTTCTCTTTCACCCACGACATGACAGTTTTCTTAATCTTTGGATTTTGAAAGATGTAATCTTCAATTTTCTTTGGACGATATTTTTCTGCTAGTAGCTCTCTCATTTTGTTCTCCTTAAATATGCAGCATGGATAATGTTAGCATGAATTCTTCTTTGGCGCTATAATATTCTTCTTTTCTTGTTAGACATGAAACTTCGCAAATGAAATTTTCTTCACCACATTTTTCGAATACATTGTTTTCATAAAAGTATTTTATATGCTGAATGTCGGATACATTGAAAATATTTGTTTCTTTTTCTGAAATTATGTAGAACGATGCTTCTTGTTCTTGTTCCCATCCATCTGTTCTATCCAAGCTCTCCCCTGTTTCAGTGATCATTACTGATGAAACTTTTGGGATGATTTTATGATATTTTGCCAGTTTGTACTGGAGCAATCTCATAACTTTTGGGATGTCTTTTTGTTGAATTTTTTGTGCTAAAGAAAGGTAATCCATCTCTGCCTCCAATGTAAATTTTCTACAGTGTACCAGAGATGGATTTTTAGATCAACTTAAACAGTTGAAGTGAAGAAGCGATTTCTTACGTTTTTGGTGAGTCGTGCTAACGACATAGTGTTATCTGATAAGAAGTTTTCGACCAGATCTTTCAGCTTCTGATTGTCTTCCACGCCATCTTGTACTTTTACATAAGTACCATCTTTGTAGCCAGATGATTGACGGATCTGGTTCAGTGTCATTTTTGCTGTATAGATTGCTGAAATCTCAAGAGATGTCAGACCAACACTTGCAACTAACTGGAGTAGAGCAGCATAAGACAGTCGGAACAGGTCTAAGTATGTGAAGTCTTCTCCACTTGTAAAAATACCTAAATCTCGCACAATGTCAACAAATGTTGTATAATTAATCCAACCGTCATTAGTGATCAGGTTCATGTCAAATGATTGGCCAGCTAGTTCTAATACATCAACACCTACATACATGGTTTTGCCAAGTTCTGTTAGCTGTTGTTCTGCTTCCAAGCGATGATCACCACCCATGTGCTCCATTGCATTGCGTACTGCCAAGATTTGAGCAGAGATGATGAAGTGAATAGCATCAATAACTTCGATTTTGACATTCCATGTATCTATTTGATTTGTATCAGATTTCTTCCACCATTTATAAGAAACGCCTGATTCTGTAACCAGCTCAGCAAGCTCTAAGATTGCTTGTGCTACATAATGACTCGGAGTCATACTGGATTTCCACTTTGGTACAGTGATTTCGTTCAAATAATCTTGTGCTACCACAAGATCAGTAAAATTCATAATTCGTTCATTTAGCTGCATCTTCATACACCTCTTTAAGTTGTGCTTGTAATTCTTGATATTCTTCAATAGCTTGGTTTAAATCCTTCGTGGTCTTGTTGATGTAGTCACCAAGGATAGCTATCTTCGCATTCAGTTCTTGTATCACTCGTTTATGACTCATTGTTAATCCCCATCTGGTTCTGAGAATTCATTGAGAATTTTATGGTACACGTATGATGCGAAATCGTCAATACCATAATCATCATTATCAAGTAGTCGTATTGTCATGTCTGGATGACAAGTAACCCATCCGCGAGAGTCATTAGACCAGTTACTCCCAAAACGGGACCATTGTAGAATGAGTACATTACTTCCACCAAACTCGTTTATAACTGCAATGGTTTCTTCATCAAACCCACCGTCAGTCACCAAGAAAAACTTATCAGTGATTCCGGTTTTTTTGATATTGTCGCACAGTGCTTTTCCAAAATAATCTTTTCCGTGTACTGGTTTTACCCATTCCTCAGAAATCTTAATCAGGTACTGGCGTTGGGATAATCCACCTAACTTATCCCATGGTTCTTCTTTCATAGAAGACTCATATCGTTCATCCCATTCTTGCTTAGGTATCATAGATACACATAAAGCTATCTCAATCAACTTCTCCTTGAAAGAAGCAATCTCGACAGGCAATCCAACGTCTTTGAGATAGGACGCAACAGCGTCCTTTCCAGAGCGTTTTGGACAGTTGAAAATAATAATCTTAGGCATACTCTCTTCTCCATTTTCCATTTTTCATTGTAACCATTGTGCGTTTGAAGTTTTTATAGGTAATAATATGACTGTGACTCCATGAGGATGGCGATCCATCATTATACCCAAGTCGAAGTTTACTACATGTACCTGCCTGAAACACTCCATCATCAATACAAGCACTATGGCTATGGTTCAGGTTAACACGAGTGCCAATGTGTTTAAAACCTTTTGCAGAGCCTCTAGCGCCATTTGGACCTAAATGTCCATGATACCCACACTCGATATTACCAATAGTAAAACTTTCACCCTCGGACAAGAACTGTACGTCTTTTCTTGAAATGTCTGGTTGTAATAACTCCAACACATACTTGAACAGATGGAAGTCTTTATCTTGCCGTTCAATCGCTTTGTAAGTAGCAAGCTGACATTCTAGGAAGAATACGGCATTTGCTGGATCGTGTTTATAATCGGCAGTTTTTATCCACTTCATCAAAGCTAAGTCATGGTTTGCTTCCACTACCACAATTTTTGAGAATGGTCTTGACATCATGTTAAGAAAGTCTGCAACAAACTTGATCGAATCTCTGACAGAATCATCCTGTTTAATAAACTGGCTGAATCTGAAGTGTGGATCGTTAATGTTGTGATGATTCCTGACTTTAAAATCAGCAGTATCAGAAGCAAACTGAATTTTAGGTCTCAGGACATCCAACATATTATTTTTGTTTGCATACATGATTGATTTTGATGGATAATCATACTTCAAGCCAAAAGCATTCAATGCTACGACCGGATCAACTACTTCTAAATGCAGGTCTCCCCAGTTGATCGCTGCAACATTATCTGTTGCTTTTGCATATCCGTGTGGCGCATAGAAGTAATCTAGGTCATAAAATGTTCCGTCTTCCTCAGAAGCGTTGATCTGTCTGACAAATGAATCACCGTCTTCATCTACCTCAACAATCAATGCACCAAAAATGTGATGGTATGCTGCTTTCTGACCTGCTTTCTGCTCGATATAGTTCAATCTAGTTACTGCACCAGATGTGTACAAATGTCGTGCACCTGATGATATTGGTGCTGCAAGTGGCTTCATGCGCTGCTTAGTGTGTGGGATGATACCAGAGCGATTCCCGCAATAACTCTCGAACCCAGATTCTGGACAGCCTGCGGTGGGTAGAATATTCATCTCACCACAGAAGATCAAATCATCCGCTAAAAGCAAACGCTCGTTGCAAATGTAGGGTTTAATCTTCGGATCGTACCAAATATCTTTACCCCCCTCACCGTTCTGAAACCCATTTTTGTTATAAATGAATGTAGAGATCAATAGCTCAGCACCTCTATGTTCACATAACCTCAGTAATGAATCGAAGAACTGCTTATGGATTGCAGTATTATTCTGAGCAGATGTGATGACAAATGTTTTATTCTTGCCATACAGTCTGGTGGATGGTTCATAAGGTTTTTTATGACCAGCACTAAACGTTGGTTTTTCGTCATACACTAACCAGAAATCTTTATAAGAACGCCTCATATAGAAATCACGGATGGTTGTGTCTGGAATGCCCAACTCTGCTGAGATCTTGCGGAATGCATACTTCTCTACATCCCGCAAGCGAATTATTTCATGCATATCGTGGTCGTTTAAAACTCTCTTCACGATAACTCCCTTTTAGATTGCTACAGTAAGATGTGTCATCGCTCGACTACATCCTGTGTAACGATATCTTCTTTGATCAATGAAGTATGAAACATCTTCATCAATAAAGAGTACTTTTTCGAAAGAAGAACCTTGGCATCGGTGCGAGCTAAGAGCATACCCAAAACCAAATTGATTCATTCCAGAATCACGAGAATATTTCTCTGGTACTCTTTCGGTAATCCAAGTCTCATTGGCAACAGTTACCCATACATTAACATCTCTGTCTAAGGATTGCAAGTTATATCTGTTCTCATCGTTTGAAAGTTTCATTATTCCAGAGATCTTGAATCTTTCCCCGTTTGAGATCTTTGTATTACTGACCACATCATTTCTAAGACAAACTACAACCTCACCAATCTCTGGAGTATCTTCATAGAATCCCTTTGCCGAACGAATGAGTTCATTGAGTTTTTTTCTTGTCTTGTTTGTACCACAAATCACAACATCAAACTCATTTTCTTGGTGGAATTTTAGTGTCATGGGTTCAGATTTTCTGATCATTGTCAGACCTTCTTTTTTTACCCTTGGAAAAGAATTTGCTTTTCTTAAATGAGCACAAATAAATCCAATACCAGAATTCTCATCAAATCGCCGGATTTTTGTTAGTGAAACTACTGGAGCAGAAAGACTTACCATTGGGTTGAAGTCTTTTAAATCACCCTTTGATTCATCATTAATCGGTTCTAGTTGATCATAGTCGCCACAGATAATCACTGGTCTTCCGATAGTCATAATATCGTTGTACATGGTGTAATTAACCATTGAACCTTCGTCCACTGCGATGATATCGCCAACATCATCTTGGATTTCTTGTGCAGTTCTTTTATCCCAGCGAATAAGATTGCCCTTTAAGTCAAGAACAGGTTTATATAGATAAGAGTGACATGTACCAGCGACTAATCCGGTTTTAGCCAACTGCCCAGCAGCACGTCCAGCTAAAGCCATACAAGACAACGAAAGACCTGCATCACTTAAAAACTTTCCAAGTGCTCTAAGTACAGTCGTTTTACCAGTACCCCCAGCTGCACGAAATACGACTACATTGTTCTTTTTATTGATGATAAGATCCATGATCTTATGAAAAGCCTGTTTCTGGTCATCAAATAAATCGTTGTACATTTTTCCTCCCAATGGGAAGAAAGAGGATTACTCCTCTTCTTCACTCACAGTTGTTTGCGTTTGGATGTTTGTCGGGTTAGATACTTTGTGCTTACGAGATACATCAAGCAATTCTTCATTAAGCTGAACAAGGCGTTCTGCTTTCTCCAACACCTTACTTTGCTTGTCCCCAAATCGCTCAGCAACCAGTGCATTAAAGTCTGCTGATGGAAATGCTAACTCTTCTTTTGCACGTTCTGCGACATCTTTCATGAAAGACTTCAAGTCTTTGATTTTCTCAAGTGCAACTACACACTCGCGCACCATGCCATCTAACTTCAGCTTATCAGCTGGATTTGAAAAAGTTGGAATATCGCTCATTTATGTCTCCTTAAATTTGGCCGTTGTTGTGTTTGTTTAAAATACCTTCCAGCTCATTCAGGCGCTCCCATTGATAGTGATTTGGGAAGAAGTTGAAGCCGTAGTCTTTTATTTCTTTAAACAACCAAGAAACTTGAACTTGAGTTTGTTTTGACAAATCTTTTAACTGACGAAATTTACGAGTCAGATAGTTGTAACGCAACTCTGCCGATGAAGTGTGTGGTTGATTCTTTTTGAACTTGTTGTTTGCTTTCATAGGTTATACCTCTATTCTTACTGTTTTAGTGTTGTCTTGTCTGAACATTGTTCCAGACGGTGTTATTAAGAAAATTGTTTCACATAAAATTGGTGCTTTTATTTTTGGGATGTCGCCGTCTGTATAAATCACACATACATCAATACCTTCATCTAAGAATAATCTGTTTGCTTCATCAACGATTGCCGTCATGTCTGTACCACCGCCACCTATAAACGTCTTATTGATGTTTTCAAAGGTATCACCATTTTCCGATTTATAGTGGCCTAATGTATGTGCTTTTACATCACACGTAATTAAAATCAACTCCCACTCTTCATACTGGTTCAGAATTTCATATATACCACCTAATGCTATCCTAAGTTCTTCTTCACTCATAGACCCAGATGTGTCTACCCCAAAAACAACTCTAACAAACTCACCAACACGCTTAGGAAAAAGAATCGTTCCGCTTAACTTGTTGTATTTGTTATAAGTATACCGCTGAAAAGAATTTCTGTCTACCTCTGTTTTCAAAAAATCTTTCCAATTGATCTTAGGTTTAACAATATCAGCCAGCGTTCGTAAAATACCAGCCTCTGTATCACCTATACCACTACCCATAGAGCCACCGACAACTACAGCAGAAGTAATGTCTCTACGTAATTGAGATTCTTGCTCTTCAGTGCTCCAACTATCTCCGATTTCATCAAAAAGGTCATCTTCTGAGTAAGAATCAGCATCTTTCAACAGTTCATCATAAATCTCATCAGCAGACATCCCAATGAATTTAGACTCATATAAACCAATTCTTGGCATAGAGAGATATTTTACGATACGCTGATCTTGCATTTGTCTTTTTGTATTCACATCGACACTGTACCCTTTGAGAGTATAGTTGATGAAGTAGTCTGTTGCAATATTCCAAAGAATTGGATTGTAGTTGCAATCCTTCATCCTACCGAAGTGAAGTAGAAAGATATGCATGACCTCATGAAATAGAAGAAATGCTCGCTCACTGTGATTCAGAGAGTTCCAAAATTTCTCCCCAATCTCAATCTTATACTGGTTGTTAATCATAGTTGCTCTGGCAGTTTGACACTCACCATAAGAAACATCAAATTTAAACAACAAGTATGCAAGCATTGGCATTGCAATTGCACAGGTTGCTCTTACACTGGCCAGATCTTCTACTTCTCTCATCATTTAACTCTCGAAGCAATTGGTTGATAGAGTTTCATCAGTTCTGGATAAGACAGTACTTTTAACAAGTACCCCAACCCAATACTCTTGATAAGTTTAAACAAAACCACCCGATGGTCAATCTCTAAATTCGAAATAATTGCAGAAAGATGCCCCACGTATTCAGAATCTTGATCATCCATAGCCACTACAACTTCTCGACTTAGTGCAGTCATAACGTAATAACGTTCTGCAATTCCAGTAGGAAGTGTATAGGTCATACCAGCACGAACATCGTCCCATTTCGGGAGAATTGACTCAAACTCCATGAAAGCCATAAATTCACTACCAATTGCTGAACCGACTGTACCAGCAATCATAGCAGTCTTTAGTTCAGTAGGGAGATTTGCACCATCAACCAGATTCTCATGCAACATTTCCCATGTACGGGATGTAGCGAATGCTGGCTCGTTCGCGTAAGAAACGTTCAATGCATCTCGCTTGTATGAGATGAATGAAATGATGCGCATATCCAGATTCTTTGCATAAGCATATCGAATAAAATCATCAACACAGCGATCTTTGTCAATTTGTAAGTGTACGCTAAACCGGTTTGCCAATGCTGGCAACACATCACGAGCACCAGTGTTGTCTGATTTTAAGTTACCTGCTGCAACAATCCAGACATTATCACCCAATTTCTTACCGTTGTTGATGCTGCGATCAAGCACCAGTCGATATGCAGCTTGTTGAATTGATGGATGTGCGTTCGGTAGTTCATCTAAGAACAAAATATAAAACACATCTGGATTGTTATCAGGAAACCAAGAGGGAGTAGAGAAGTACATCTCAGTCTGATCATCTTTCTTCTCTGTAGGTAAAAATGGAATGCCCATCAGAGAAGCAGGATCATCAAATGCACTCAGACGAAGATCAATCAGCACGACCTTCTTGTACTTAGTTTTTGACTTGATGTCTTCTACTGTGTCTTGAATAATAGTTGATTTACCAAGACCCATTGAGCCATGTATGAAAGTGTTTCGAGGGACACGGCCTGAGTTGATTGCTGAGATTGTCAACTCTCGCAAAATATCATAAGCTTCAGTAATAGAAACTGAGTAGAGTGGCTTATTCATTTAAAAACTTCCTTAGATTTTAATCATGGAGTTAAAGGTGTCTCGATCAATCTTGTTAATCGAGGATTCTTTTTCATTATAAATGAAATAATAAGAAGATGAAAGTAAAATATCACCATCTTTGATTGGTGGTTGGGTATCTTCGTCAATGACGATCTTGAGTGATTCGGAAGTCATAATAGCTTCTGACTGTTTGGTGAAATTGCTTTCACCAGCATCTAAGATTGCAAAGACTTTATCTCCAATACCGTTCACTCTATTCTCATCAAAGCGAAACCAGATGCTGGGTAAAAAATTTGACATGAGTTTATTCCTCAATTATTGCTGAAAGTTCTTTTTCGGATGTGATTGCTACTTTTACAATTTTACCATTCTCGTCACGTAAGTCAAATGGTTGTGTAATTTTTCTCCAATCTCCAACTACGATATCACCTTCTTTAACATACTTACACTGTTCACCAGCTTTTAAAATGATGTAATGGTGATGTGTATCAGAATCAGCAGTGTCTTTTACAAAGATAACACCTTTCTGTTCTTCTGGACGGCGGATCAGTAATACATCATCGCGTAGTGGTTTAAAATTCTCAATTGTTGACGTCATTGTTTAATGTCTCCCATAAATTTTTCTCGTTTCGCTTGTTGTAGTTCAGGAAATTCAGACCAACCATATGTGTTGTCTGGATTTTTCCATAGATAAACCTTTTCCATCTCCATACCAGAAGATACATAAACAATCTCATACTCTTCTCGGTTGGTATTATTGGGTACAACGTTAATTCCTAGAATACGCACCTTTTCAGAAAAACGCAAGATGCATTCTTGAATGTTCTCGTCTAAATCAGATAATTGCATTACATCTCCTTAGATAATTCGTGGAACTTAATTCCATATTTTAATGGGTTAACATCAGTTATCTCAAGAAGATAGAACACCAATGATGCACATGATGACCCGCGACCTACTCCCCACACTATACCACGTTCTTTGAATTTTTCAATAAGATCCATGCAATAAAAAACAAAAAAGATATTTTTTGTCCTAGAAAAGAACTCAATCTCTTCTTCTATGCGTTTATTCATAGACTCTGAGTCAACATAGCGAGGTGATGTTAGAATTATATACATCAACACATCAAGATCTGCTGGTTCATGGTCGTGTGATTCAGATGGTTCTGGTCTCTCGTCAACCACTTCAACAGAAATGTTTGTCTGGTTTAGATAATCATATGTCTGACTATGGAAGTCAGAAATGACAGCATCTGCAACTTCTTCACCTAACAGAATTTTTCTTGCCAAAGAAAAAGAGTCTACCATTGAGACTCCATTTCTTAACAATATTCTACCGTTGTTCCGGTCTTTGTACATTTATACCTCTATACAAAATCGTATGCATTCATCTCTTTAGTTGTTTTCCACTGATCCGTTCGAGAAAGTAACACAACACGCTTCTTACACTCAGACAAAATTGGGATGATATTATTTGTGTTCGGCCAGAAATGCTTCTTCATTCTAGCATCAATCACCGTTATCGAGTCATTATCCGGTGTTGATAGATTTTTGTCAAATGATAATGCATCTACATCCCTACCAATAATCTCATCTACCAACATTGAGTCTACAGTACCATACTCGTCTGCCAGTACAATATAAAGACCAGATGGGATCTGAAACATTGCGTTACCAATCTTCAAAAAATAAATCATTGAATAAACTTCTTCCCACGAAAACGTTCTTAATAGAAAGAAATCGCTCTGGTCAGTCTTGAATTCAAACATTTCTTTTGCAACACACGAAATATCATCTAAACGATTGTGGTTGTCCTCTGTACCTAAAAAATAACTCATTACACACTTATCCTTACTTCTTGCTTGGAGAAGACGAACTTCTCTCGCTTATAAATCTTCTGTCTTGCTTTCCTATGTTCTACAGCATACAGAGTGTTTGCAGAAATATCAACTACATGACACTTATTTTCTTCACCATCCAGACGGATACCACGGCCAATTCCTTGTAGTACGTTGGTTTCATCCTTACCTGAGTCTACTAGAATAACACGATGGATCATGTTCTGTGAGATACCAGTTGCAGATGTATCAAAAGATGCAACAACTATCTCAGTACCTTTCTTAGCAAACTTAGAAAAAAGTTCGTCCCGTGTCTCATTTGGAACGTCTTTATTGATGCAAATTGTCCCAAAGATTTTTGCTATATGCTGGCCTAGTTCTGGTCTACATAAAACGAGTGTATTCATTGGCTCAAGCGTAGAGATGTAGTCACAAATAGGTTTGGCACGTTTCTCCATACCGTAATAGCGTTCTTCCTTAGCCCAGTTCCATGCATTGACTCTCACCATGTCTTTTGTGGCAAATTCATCAACAGCCTGATCTTCTAAGACGACAAAATCTATCTGGAAGTTTGATGCGTAACCCTTTTCCTGTAACTCTTTAACGGAAACTTTCATCAACTCCCCACCGCCAAGTGAACCGAAAATCTTTGCACATTTCAACTTGTCCTTTGGTACTGTACCAGTCATACCGATACGAATTGGAGCAGTTGTGAGATTGTATTTGAAAGCGTCAAACATTGTCTCGCCAAAAATATGCACTTCATCATACAGAATCATCAATGAAATTTCGTTAAAGAAGTCTGGATTCCCTTCATCTTCAACGTACTTGATCAGGTTGTTTAATAAACTAGACGTAATAATGATATTTTTGCTCTTAGAGAACATTTTAAGACGGTCTGCATTAGTCTTGATATTTGTACCAACGACAGCAGCTTGTATCCCACAATCAACATAAGACTGTAGCGTCTGCTTTGCAAGTTTAACATTAGGGACGATAATAAGACCCGTAAGTCCATGTTCGTTAAAGTATTTTGATAGTGCTACACATATTAGACTCTTGCCAGCGTTAGTCGCCAAGTTAAGAACACCACATTTTTTAACAATCACTCGATTAATTGCATCCGTCTGGTGGGTTCTAAATTTAACAGGTGCCAAATAATTCTCATCAACCAACACTGGTTCATACTCAAAAACATATTCTCGTTCATCTACAAACTCTACGTCTTCCTCACCATAGCCCAACTCAGCCAACATATCCATTATGTCGTCTAAAAAGTATGCATAGGTGAATCCGTCTGGAGTCATGAGAGGTTCCATACCATCATCCATCTTCATCTGGTATGCAACAGTCATAAAAGCGCCAGCACGAGGCAATTTTAAACTCTCATAAATCATCTTAAAATGTTTTTTTGGAAGTCCTGCTACATGAGCATTCACTTCATCCAACAATGTGATGGTTATCATACCAACGAAATACCCTTTTTGCCTGCATCAGGATCGTATCCCTCTTTCATTTCTTTTCTTCTCAGTCTTTGAATTGATCTCAACGCCATTACGTTTCTTGCAACCATCAGATAGTCTTTGATTGATTGTCTGGCAGAGTGAGAATGTTTCAGCAATGGGGCTTCTAATTCAGCAGTACGTTTATCCATCAACTCCATCAACTTCTCATCAGTACAGGTATGGAAGAATTCTATCAGATACGGGTCTGCACTGTCTAATCTTTCTTGAATGAGTTGTTCATGCATGTCCATAGGTAGTTCCTTATAAAATTGTATCGTCAACAGAAGCAACGATGGAGTTGGTCATGTTATTGAGAAGATATTTTCTACTGTTGATAGTGTCTAAAACGCCCCTAGATTCATCCCTAAGACGTTTTACATCTACATAGAGCCTACGTATCTCTTTGTACTCTTTATTCGTCTTAGCGAACTCCTTGGCCTCTGAAATTGATGAGGAACGATATGAGTCTTTAAGTTCTTTGCTGATTGCTTCTGCATAGATAGACTCCATCTCATTCTCAACAGTGTCATGGAGATGTGCAATCTGTTTGGTGATAATTTCCCAGTCCATTTGAAGCTGTAGCTGAGATTTTAGTGCATTCTTAAGTGTAACCCCATCAAGTAAGATAGACTCTTCGCATTTTTGCAGAAGCTCATTGTATGTGTCTTCTAAAGACTCAAGACGTTTAGTCAGTGTTGGTAGTATTGACATAGTTTACCTTAAATTATAAATAAAACTGTAATTAACTTTTTTCACAAATATCCCCAATATATTTTATTTATAAGGAAGAAATTTATGACAACAAGTACAGAAGCAAATTTTTACGTTTATGTCTATAAAGACCCAGATACGTTAATTCCATTTTACGTTGGAAAGGGTAAAGAGTCAAGATACAAGTCGCACATTAATGAAGCTATGAAGTCTGAAAATCCGAGAACTCACAAATTAAGAAAAATAAAAAAGATTTTAAATGAAGGGAAGACCCCAATAATAGAAAAATTTCAAGAAGGGATGACCGAAGATGAGGCGTATGATTTAGAAAAACACTTGATTAGTTATTATGGAAGAGTTGAGGATGGAGGTTCTCTTACAAACGTTGCAGAAGGCGGTTTACGTAGTGCTGGTGGTGGTAATAAATTTAATGACGAAATGATAACCCTCTATCATTTTGATGGTTCAGAAATTACAGCAACGAGAGGAGAATTAGTTAACAATTACAAATTTTACGCTAGTTCAGTTACTAGGCTGTTTCAAGGAAAGTTAAACATCATTAATGGTTGGTCTAGGGACAAGAATATTAAATCAAAACATAGGATTTATCATTTCAGAAACAACAAAACTAACGAACAGGTATTGATGCGACCAAGTGAGTTTGCTAGGTATATTAACATCAGCACGTCATACGTGTCCAAGCTGATTAACGGAGAAAATAAACATATAAGACACTGGTGCATTGATTACAATGGTGAAACTGAAACTAAAGACCTCAACGTTTATGAGTTCAAGAACATCAATACTGGTGAGGTTGTTAATTGTACAATACAACAACTTAGTGATGAATTAGGAATAAAATACTCAATGGTTGATAGAGTTGTTAATACTTCTGATCACAATAGAAACATAGTACGTGGTTGGGGACTAGCCACAAAAATTGATGCTTTGCCAACAAAGATGTCATGTCAAGTTGATAGAAAAATTTATAATTTTTATCATAAAGATGGGATGACTTTTTCTGGTTTACAGAGAGAATTTAGAAAAAAATACAACATACCTGCCCCACAGGTATCTTCTCTGATTAACTCAAAAATAAAGAGTACGTTTGGGTGGAGGTTAAGAAGTGAGGATTAATCCTCACTTCTTTTCATTCTAGAATCTACTACTCAACATCAACATCAACATCACTAGAGTCAGTTTCTTCAACAATGTCCTCAATGAGTTCTTTTTTGTTATAAAGATTCATAATGTCGTCAAAATGTTCATCAAATTTTCCGCCTTGAAATTTTCGTGTTTCTCCATTGAACTCATATGAATACCATGCCCCATTTTTTGTAACGATTTCTGCCTCTAAAAGAGCATCCAACATCCCTTCAGTGAAATCGATCCCTTTGTCATACGGCACTTTTAATTCAAATCTCTGCATTGGAGCAGTGAATCGTGTTTTATTGACTTCACCTCGTATGAGAACTCCGTTAATTCGTTCCCCAGCCTCTTTCAGTTTTCTCTTCTCTAACATCACTGCCATTGATGGAAAAAATTGGAATCCCTTACCGCCGGTACAGATCCACGGACCTGCCCCGTTTAGTATGTCTTGGTTTTGGTATGCATGTGTGATTAATATACAAAACGCATCAAACTTTGCAATCTGTTTATTAATATTTTTGACCAAAAGTTTAGTCTTCTTGGCCAGCTGTCCGAGATCGCCCTTAGTGTCACCATCTTTGAATTCTTTCAGCTCCTTTTCAGAAAGCATACCGGCAACAGAGTCAATAACTAAGATAAACTTATCATCTTTATCAAATGCCGCCCATAATTCAGCTAATGCAGCAGTACACTGCTCAATTGTATCCACTAGGATTGGCATAAATTTATCAGGTGATAAATCAATACCAATTTTTTCCATATAATCTTCAGAAATTGACTCTTCACTATCAACATATACAATCATGTAACCTTGATCTTGCGCTTCTTTACATGCAGTAGACGCTAAAAATGTTTTTCCGGTTCCACTCTCGCCCCAATACAAGAAAGTTCTTCTATTTGGGATGCCTACATCAAATCTCCCAGTCAGTCGATAGTTTAATAGAGCATTTCCAGTACTAATCCAGTTATCAGGATCGTTCATCTTCGTTGTAAAGTTTTTCTTTTCCAGCTGTTTGCGCAGTTTAGCTAAATTACTCATTGTTTCCCCTTTTGAGTTTTTGTCATACAATAGACATCATAATACATTCTGTTTTTAACGCAGTCAACGCAGAACTAATGTCTGTGTGCAGTTTACAATTATACCGATTACATGTTATAGCAACATTACCATACCGATAAAACTCTTTGTCACACATGACGATAATTTTCTTTTTACCACCAGCCATTAATCCAAGCTCAAGAAGTGATATTGGTGCTTTGGAGTCTTTAGGTAGACACAGAAACACCAAGTCGGAGTTCTCTAGTCCAGAAATCTCCCAATTGACTTGTTCACTAAACTGTTTATCCTCCGGTACTTGTTTCCAAGAACTATCCCAGTCATCTCTTCTTGGATTTAGAAATAAGATTTCCTTTCGTCTATTCCAATCCTTAAAATACTCTACTACTTGTTTTTGCCAGTCAATTGCTGCACCCATATCAATAGCACCTGCCAAAAATATTTTTATTTTATTTTCGCCATTGTATGGATTTGGTGCTTTTACTTCAGTTACTCTCGTCATTTAAAAATCCTCATACTATTTGACAGCTTTCAGTTTCCGTTGAGCTTCAAGTTGTTCTCTGGTGAAGAGCGTACCACTCTCTTGTGTTTCTGTCAACCCAGTTTGTGCAGTAATAGCATTTGGTTGTTTAGGTGCTTGCTTCTTAGCTAATTCTTCTCTCTTCAGAATCAGCATATCTCTCTTGTACATGGCATCTTTAGCTAAATCCAGAAAGTCTCTACTCATTTCGAAGTAACGAAGTCTATTCTTAGGCTCCACTAGCTGAATGACTTCCTTGATCTCTTTGTAGTCAGTCAATGCCCTCTCAATGGTAAATTCTAACTCTTTGATCTCTGGGATGTCAAATGACTCGTAGTTCTGATCATCAATAAACGTATCGTCCTCGATGTCAAACGCATCTGATAGAGGGTCGCTGTACTTGTTGCTCATAAATTTCTCCTATCTCTCTGACTATTATTTACTCAGAAAAACTCAAAATTTTAAAATTATTTTTCACTCCACAGACCTCATTCTTACTGGATTTCTAGCCTATTTGGTAATTAGATTAAACTGTTTATATAATTGGGTTGAAGTGAGAATGGTATATTTCAGTTTGATGAATACTCTAAATAGAGTTACATAGACCATGACAGAAGTTGGAGTATGTTTTGGATATGTAAACAAATTGGAGAATTTTATGTCTAAGAAACATAACAAGTTTGATACATCTCAAGAGACACCAGAGAACATCTCTTATCTAGCCAAGAAAAAATTTACCACTCACGACCTCGTTACCATCCACCCCAAAAATCCCCGTCAGCAACAATTTTTCGATGAAGTACAAAAAGACACACCAATGATTAGTTTAGAAGGTCATGCTGGCACAGGTAAAAGCTTCTGTGCGTTATACGCAGCACTCCATGAGGTTTTTGATCCAGACACCGAATATCAACATGTCGTTATCATAAGAAGTGCAGTCGAGTCAAGAAAAATCGGATTTTTGCCGGGATCTGAAGAAGAAAAAGCAGCTGCATACGAGAAACCCTATAAACAAGTTATTGGAGAACTGATTAGATTTAAGACTGCTTATGATAATTTAAAGGCACTTGGGTACTTATCTTTTGAGTTGACATCTCACCTGCGTGGTGTAACATATAACAATACTATTATTATTTTAGACGAATCACAAAATTTGGATGCGTCAGAATTGAGAACAGTTATCACCAGATTAGGGACAAACTCAAAAATCTTCTTGTGTGGAGATTCTAAACAAAATGATCTAGAGCGTTATAGAGAAAAATCTGGTTTGAAATATCTGAACGATGTTATGAAAATGATGCCATATGGTTCTACCGCAACAATTAACTTTAAACTTGATGATATTGTTCGTTCTGGTCTTGTAAGAGAATTTTTGATTGCAGATTCGAAAGTGAGTGAAGGGTAATCAGATTATCCAGATGGATTACAAATTAAAAAGGGGACTAATATCCCCTCTTATCTTTGATACAGCTTCATTGTGTTTTCAGTAAACCCAAGATCAATAATTACAGGCTTGCCTTTGTATAGTCCCCAGTTGGCCTGACGCCCAAGATCGCCGATACCGATTTGAGTGTAGTTCAACAACAAATCTCTCAACTTGTCATAGTTCTCGTTTTCATGTACAGATTCAGGCAGTTCTTTGTATCTCCAATTTTTCCTACCAGTTCTCTCATACTCAATAGACGCCATAATAGTATCTATGTCAACACCACCAAAGAATCGCTCCAGTTGCTTCTTGGTTATCTTATCGGCATACTCCGTGTGTATCCATACTGGTCTGGAGTTCTGCTCGTCATAATCAATCATAGGAATCGTAATCCCTATCCCCGTTACATACCAATCTGATAATAAGTCAGCTTCTTCTTGGTTTTGACTTAGACCCTTACCCTGCGAAAGTGCCACCTTGATTATTGTCCTACGCCCTTGATATGGTACTTCAAATGCAACACGAGACGATCCTTTGCCCACTTGCTGTGCTCTTGCCTTAGCGTATTCAATCATTTGTTTGTACGTACCCTGTCTACCTGAGAACATAGATTGATCCCAGTCTGGTGGAAGTGGTGCTTCTTGAATGAGCGTCCTGTATAAATTATCTAATTTCATCTCAAAATCCCGTATGTAATATTTCCAGCTTCTTCAATCTTAATAGAGTCGTAACCCATGGCTTTTAGGAGAGTGGCAGTTTCTCTTTTATTATTTTCTGACTCCCAGAACGTTATGATTGGTCTGGACTCTTCACCAAAATATTCTCTGAACCTATTTAGATAAGGAATGACATCTTTAGACTTGTTCTTAGCATTTCTGCTCACAACTGCAATGAACCTACTAGCATTGAGTCTCAATCTGTCGTGGCCTAAATCGGCTGTATGTTTTGGATTGAACTCTAACTCAACCATACGACCACCAGCAACACCACCTCTTGACATTGCGTACTGTGCTGCTATGTTTTTACTAGGTGTAACCCATCTAATCGTTCTTGAGTTACTACCAGCACCTACTCCGCGATAGACTAGAGACTCATACAAACTATCAATATTCATCATTAAACCTCTATCACAATTGCCATATAATACGGAAGACCTAGCTGAAACACCACATCAGCACGAGTGTTACCAGAGAAGATCCTCATTCTGCTACCTTGTTTAAGGATGATAGGCATCTCCATTGGTTTATTCTTAGCAAACCAATCATACAAAGCATCAACCGTTTTCTCGTTTCTGTACATAGGCCACGACTGATAAGTTTTGAGTGCATTGATCAACTGTTCCTTAGATGCTGACACACCAGACCGATACGAGACTTGATTGTCTATTGCTCTGGTTATTTTTACTCTAGGTGCCATATTAGCAGCAATGATAAAATCCTGAGCAGTAGGGAATGGATTGCCATACATACGTCCAAGACCCTTTAACTCATACTAGACTTTGTATTCACGAGCCAATACATCATTCTTTGGCATCACCCAGTTATTAAATGATGCATTCTCTAACAGTAAACTTTCGTACAATTGATCTAATTTCATAATTTGCTCACTTCTCTTGCAGCCACAATCTTTACATTTCTTGGATCAAAAACAACCAACGAGTAGTCGAACATGTCCATGAACATGTAACTATCATATCCAGATCCAACATAGGTTTCTGTTTTTACACTACCGTCTAAATCATTCTTCAATCTATTCAACTCACGCAAATCAGGAATTAATGCATTTTCAATCCAATCTGGTTTGTAAACTGTATGTTTAATCAATGCATTTTTATAAGACCTCTCAAGCTCGCTTGTTATTTTTGTCTTCTTATCAAGAAATGTTTTTCTTACTTTTGGCTGAACCTTATAAACGTATCCATCTCTACCAGCATATTGTTTAGCTAATTCTAAATTTTTTGTAAGATAAATTCCAGATGGGTTACTGCCTCTATTCAGACGTGCAGCATTTAGATCAAATTTAGTAAACAGACGAGGACTCCCGTGATACCAAACATCACGGTCACTTCCCAGTAAACTCTCGTACAACTGATCTATCTTCATCTAATCCCCCACTTCTGCTCTAACATAGGAATAGCATCCTTCCAGTTTGTTACATTATACTTACGCAGCATTTTACTCACTTCAAACATCATATTTCTGTGGTCTGGGGAATTTTGTGACATGTGAAGATCCGCACCTATGCCACTCAGATTCTTGTATCTAAGTTTCGTAAGAAACTCGTTAAGTTGCTTCTCCATACCAGATGACAATTTGTGTCTATCCTCTGGCGAGAATTTCAGTGCAGCAAACAGACCAATCAGCCCCTCAGTGTATCCTTCTGGGGTAGGACGTCTAATGTTCCTATAGTATCCTGCTGGCTTAGACACATCAGGTTCATTGATGATAGATTCTAGATCAACTTCATTTTGTTGAGCAACCATATCTCTTGGAGTTCTAAAAACTCTAAATGGAATATTTCTGGTCTTGCAGAAGAGAAGATGGCTAATTTTCTGATGTTCCTTGGGTCTTTTAAATCATCAACCAAATCAATACCCAGAATGAACTTAGTAATGTCTTTGATGGTGTCATGATTGCTGAAAATTCTGTCTTCTTCCTCATACGCACCATTACTAAATCCTCGGTAATCTGCTCCCCAGTAGTCAACCGCAGTACCCTTTAGGTTATAAGCAAGTGCACGTCCATCTAACTTGATTAAAGCACTATGGTGTCTGTCTTGATGGTACTTTCCTGTGCGTGTACGAGCCGTAGACAAGAAATACATCGTAGGTGTTGGCATTGATGCTTCTGATGGTTTGGCGAACACTGGAGCCAATCTAAGCTCATTCTTAGACAGTATGTTCATCAACATTGGAGTTTGTGTGGAGTGGAGTGGTATACTATGGGGGAGATCCCCTCTGTCAACAAACTCTCATATAAAAATTCAATCTTCATCTCATTCCCTTACATTACAAACATTGACAATTTTTTGACGAGATTCATCAGTGTTACAAAATCTACATTGTATAGTTTAGCAATCGTTCTCACTTGACTCTCAGAATTTACAATCACAGTACTAAACCCAGCTTTACCAGCTAAGTTGATCAAGGCCAGCATTGGGCGCTTATACTTCTCTGGGACGTTTTCAGCAATCCACCTGCGTGTTGCAATTGATGCCTCAGTTAAATGTTCTTCTGATTCACCAAGCAATCTGAGGTCTAGAGCCTTTCTGAAATTACCAACCATGAAAGATTGCTCGTCTTTGTAGAAATAAATTGGCACTCGTCCTTTGGTGTACTTAATAAAATCATCAATATCATCTTCATCCGGTGCAATTTTTCTTGATGAGAACAGCTCTATTTTTGTTATATAACTCAGGGCATTTGGAATTTCAGATTTATCTGACATGATGCGATCTTCTTGTTCATAGTCAGTCAGTTTTCTACTTATATCTTCTCTGCCATAAAAATCCACAGCATCTCCCTTGTATCTTTGAGCTAATTTACTACCATCCAGTGTAATAAAAGCAGAAATTCCGCTTAGACCTTGAAGTGAATTTTTTCTATATGATGCGGTACGAGTCCGAGAAGTGCTGAAATAGAATGCTCTCCCTTTGTTCAAGGAAGCATCAATTCTCGAGTCTACAACCGGAGAAAGTCTGAAGACGTTTGATTTTAAGATTGATATGAGCTTATACATATCTGTATGGTGATAGAGAATGGAAGATATACCTTCTTCTATGATCTCGTTATAAATTTGTTCGAATTTCATTTCATCTCCCATGGAATTACTAATACTTTATTTACTCCAGAAACGAAGAAGCCCCACAAGGCGAGAGAGGGAACCGTGTGGGGCTATTTGACAAAACAACAGGATAAAAGGGGGAAATCCTGTTATAGATATTTACAAAATTCCACTTAAAACAGTGAAAGATAATTAGCTTATGGACCAGTATTCTGTTTTGCTATAGGTACAACCATCAAAAGAAATTTCCAACTGGATTTCTGCTGATACAAATTCTGCCGGAATATTTGTAATAACATATCCATCTTCTGTTGATTGTGAACCTGTGTATACCATATCGTTACTGAGATTTGCAGTCCATGACCAGCTCGTAGGAGACATCACTCTTGTTTCAAATGATTGTTCTGGATCATCATCAAATGTAATAAAGAATTCATAAAACGCATTCCTTTCCATATTTGCGTTTATTTCTCTACATTCAGATGGTGGATTATCTCCCCTCCCTGAGTTTTTTTATTTAAAATAAAACGGTGCGATTCTGTCTTTATCAATAACAGTACCGCCCACTACAATTTGTTTTTTAATACCAACCATCTTCATTTTCCTTATAAGTAAACTCTAAACCCAAGACTCTTTGAGTATATTGGATTATCAAACAAAGTAAATTTAAACCCAAATCTACTTAACATTCTTTTGTACAGACCAACTCGACTTGACTCAGATTTATTGGCGTACATGATGAAGCCTTTATACTGTCTAATCATTGGAGAGACTTTTAAAATCTCTACCACAGAAGAAAATACACGGATTGGATTGATACCTTTCTCTACCAATCCACCAGTCATCGCAAAAATGTCATCTGGATTGTAATCAGTGGATGTGAACTCTACTTCTGGAAGATCATTCTCTTTCGTGTAGACAATGTTCACTGCAATCTCATGTCCGTCTGGTAAGTCTATGTAGTATAGTTCTTTTGTTGGTGCACGTCTTGAGACTGACCATGGGTATCCCTTGTCAAAAGACTCTGTTAGTGTGGTATAGAGCTGATCAATGTTCATAAAATATCCCAAATAATATATTTACCATACAATGCCCCAGTCTTCATCATCTAAATCCGAGTCAATCTCAGAAACAGCTTCATACACAGAATCTTCATAGTTGACAAGAATATCCATGAGCAGCATCATCAAGATACAGGCCATCACCAAGTCATCATTTGTACCAGACTCAGCTTTGAATGTGTTACCAGACTTGACAAAGAACTTCAACTGGACTTTCAATCTCTCTGAGTTTATCTTGATTTTATCCATCTCAACCAAGTCTTTAAAGAGTGCACATGCTTTCTCTTTAGACTTTTTAGACATTACAACACCAGATTTCTTACCATCAATATCAGAAACAAACATAGCACGTTGTAGATAAGGATCGTCAGTATTCTCTAGTAGGCGAATAACTCCAGAGCCTGTACCGTTATTTTCGACAGTGTAATAAATCTCAGCAGCACCTTGTTCAAACAGATACCTGATTGTTTTGATGATTTCTTTTGAGTAGTACGTCTGACTCATGATGTTATTCTGATACTCACCAATCTGTTCAAGTGTATCTACGTCAAATATCTGCATTGCGTGGTAGTCTTGTCCGATGCCATCTGACACGTCACATGCTATCATTATCTTTCTGTTGTTGAAATTGGATGTGAATAAGTTGAGATCGCCTAATGAAAGTTCTGGAGCCTTTGTTTGGATGGCTTCAATTTTTCTGGAGTTGATTAGTGTTCCTTTGTCACTCAGCATTATGCATCTATATTCTTGGTCGAATTTATTCCGAGACATCTTGGTCAACATGTCTTTTTCGAACTGTTCTCCTCGATTTGGGATCTCTTCATACTCTACCAATGTATATCCAAATCCATTTCTTCCAG